CTCCATTTCAAAATCATAAGGCGTATAAGTAAAGACAACTTTGATATTTTCTTTGTTTAATTCTGTTTTAATCCAGTTTGTAAATTTAAGCTCTGATTCAAAGTTTATTAGCTGATCATTATATCTAACCGCCCAAGCACCTAATTTTGTTAAGATATCTACCTTATTCATAATAATAGAAGTAACTCCGTTCATTCTTGCCGATCTTAACACAAGGCTCCAATCAAGCCAATTGACCTTTCTTTTTCTGTAGATAGTTACACCATATTCTTGTCCTTCTTCTACTATTCTTTCGAAGATTTCACCTTTTGGCTGAAAGTCTTTTTTACCATCATAAGTATCATAAGCCTTAATGACACCGTAAACATTTCGTAATTGTTTATAGTTAAATCCATTGAGAAGAACAGAACCAACACTACAATGGCTTGATGTTACATAAGGATAGTCTCCCCAATCAATATCAAGGCCAAAAGCTTGTGCTCCCTCTGCTAATACAGCAAAAGAACTATTATTTTGACTATAGAACTCCTCGTACATATCAATCAGATACGGTTTTAAAGCTTCTACACTTTCTGCGCGAATACCAATTCTTGAATATTTATCTTTATAACAAGGACCGTTACCTGTTTTTGTTGTACCAATATCCGTGTCTTTACCGTCTTCTTCTATGTGAGACGACTGAACTATGTGAGCATTTTTTGCAACATAAACAAGACCTTCCGTATCAATTCCGTTTTCTTTTAGATAGGAAAGTTCTTTAAAGAAGTTATTTATATCTACAACACAACCTGGTCCTACAATTGACTTAACTCCAAAGAAAACGCCAGAAGGGATAAGATGTGTAGCCATCTTTTTACCTTCATGGTAAATCGTATGACCCGCATTTCCTCCACCATTAAATCTAATAACGTGAGTATATAATCCGTTTTTTAATAAACTATGACAAATTTTTCCTTTACCTTCATCTCCATAAGATAAACCCAAAACAACATCTAACTTCATGCTTCTCCTTTAAATAAATTCTTTCTTTGCCACTAAAGCGAACTTTGGTAATTTATCACAACCAGCATAAGAAAGTCCACTCTTAATACCGCGAAGAATTACGTCTACTGTTTCTGAAAGTGATTGTTCTTTCAGAGGAACAAGGATCTCTTTTCCCTCTGAAACAGAAACCCATCCTCTCCAATCTTTTTGAGCACTAGCTGATGCCATTCCTCTAAACTTTTTATAATGCGCATTATTGTGATTAATGATTTCACCTGGTGATTCTTTGTGACCTGAAAGCATAGAGCCTAACATAACCATGTCAGCTCCACAGGCTAGAGCCTTAACAATATCTCCACTATCTCTGAACCCTCCGTCAGCAACCAAAATTGCATCTCTATCAGTTTTAGCACAACGAATTACAGATTCTAATGTTGGCAGACCAAACCCTGTTTTATTTCTTGTTTCACACACGGTTCCACCAGAAACACCAACACGAATCAAATCTGCACCAGCATCTGCCAAAAAATTAAAACCATTTAGGTCGGCAACATTACCAGCCATAATCAGTAAATTTTTGTCTTTGCGTTTTAGTAGTTTTATTGTTTCAGCTACATTTAGATGAAATCCGTGTGCAACATCAATACAAAACAACCTACATCCAGCTTCGTATAACGCTTCAAATCTATCATAGTAATCCCCTGCTGCACCAACTGCACAAAAGATTCCAGTTTTATCTTGTACTTTTAGATACTCTCTTACTTGATCATTTATTGACATGTATCTGTGAAGAACTGCAGAGCTGCCAGATTGTCTCATAATATCAGCAACCTCTGCAGAAACAACAGTATCCATACAAGATGCTATAATAGGGGTTTTAATAGCAGCTTTTTCCAAGACTCTTGGAGTTAAGTCAATAGAATGTCTTGTATTGATTTCACTATAACCAGGGACTAAATAAAGGTCATCAAAATTAACTACTTTTTTTTTCATTATTCCTCGTGAATTTGGCCGATTACTGCCGTTGATGGACAGATTTTAAACTTGTTCTTCTTGTATTCAAACTCTTGAATCATTGTAGAAATGACGATTACAGTATCGCCACTTACATATGTCTTTGTCTTCGGATCACTTGCAAGAACTTTTACAGCGGTTAAATCTCCACTTGTTTTTGCCCAAGCAAAGTTGCCATTAACTTCTTCTTCTTGCAATGTTTTAATATAAATGTATCCTTCTGCTGGTGTAAACTCCATTAGTCCTCCTCTGACGGCATCATGTCAAACATTTCATTTAGTGAATCAATATCTGTCTTATCTTTACGAAGACGATAGGCTTTAAGTGCAGTCTTAATCTCTTCCTTGGTAAGCCACTTATTCTCCAAGTAAGATTTACGCAATTCTGCTTTCTGCTCTTTGTACGGCTTCATTGCATCATCAAGTGCAGCGACAGACATAACATAATCAACAATCCGTTCTTCTTTTGATTTCTCGCTCATTTTTTCCTCTCTGCCCCGTAAATAAGAAGGGCTACAACGTTGAGACATTGTAGCCCGGTAGGTTTAACTTGTCAACCTGGTTTATTGACTGTCGTTAAGATGAAATACTTTTTTTTCTAATCTATCAATTCTTTTTTCTAGTTTATCAACTTCTTCAAACTTAGTAAGGAGCCTTTCAAGGATAACCTTTATAGATGAAATTTCTGTCTGCAGATTAACCTTGATAGATGAAATATCTGAATGTAGCTTCCAACTTGTTCCGACGAGGGTTATTAGGAATGCCGCTACGGCTACAATATCGCTAATACTCATTTATAGACTCCTTCCTTTACACAATAAATAGTTATTTAATTTCGCAAGCGCCACCAGCACAAGCTAATTCTGCTTGCAGGTTGGTTTCATCATCTGTCTCAAAAATCTGAGATAAATCAACGTTTTTGAGTGATTCAAATAATCTATCAAAGGTTTCTTTATCACAATCTTCAAATGGAGCTTGCTTATAACTACCACCATCGTAAGGAAGAACACTTAGACCTGTATAAGAATCTCTATTCTCCCACATCCATTCACCAACTTCTTGCCACTCTTCTTGACGAACTGAAACCGTTGCAGAAACATTGTGAGTATTTTGACCTTTAATGTGTCCTGGTTTTACCCAGCGACCATGAATGTCCTTAACTCTTTCAAGCATTTCTAGGGCTGTTTCCGTTCGCATGGTGGCACCTTCTGGAGCCTTCTGTGGCACAGAGATTACTGCTGTGTCATGTGGACGGAAGTATTCATCTTCAACAAGTTCAGGATGATTTTGGACAAGATATTTGTAGATTGCTTCATTCTTACCAACACGAATTCTACGAATGTAATAATCGTTATGCCAAGCATGAACACCACTAGAGGTTCCAAGGATTAAGCTTGTTGTGCCTGATGGCTTAACTGTTGTAACTCTTGCAGCCGGATTAACTCCAATTAGATTGGCAACTCTCTTATTCTCTTCAACGGCAACCTTTGCTGCTTTTTCCATGTCTAGCTTCTGAACTTTGTTAGAAGCAATACCTGTCATTCCGATGCCTAATAGAGCTTCTTTCTCTGTTGTACGACGCCATACATCACGAAGATAATGGAAGTCAGTGTAAGATGCTTGTAGAGTACCTACAAACGCTGCTGCCTTAACTCTTGCCTCATAATCCTCTTGATCCTCTAGGTCGCTTACGTTGACCTCACATAAATTACAGAACTGATTACTGCGCAAAGCAATTTCTGCGCATGGATTAGTTCCCCATTCCTTATCATTAGTAAAGAAAATTCCTGGTTCACCTGCACCAGAGGACTTAATCCTCTCCCATAGATCTAAGAAGTATTCTTTCGTAACTCTATGGCGTAAAATCACAGCAGAGTTATTCGCTCTACCGCGTTGAGGTTGTGATTCCCACCAAGCACCTGACTTGGCTGAAATCATTTCATCGTCATCTGCGCTAAACAGAGCGATAAGAGCAGAACGTCTAATTCCACCTGCCAATACGGCATCTGCGATATGGCAGATAATGTCGTGAACTTCAATCGGCTGTAGTTTATCTCCATCTTCTTTAGCCTCCAGAATACCTTCTACTTTAATTAAACATTCTTTAAGAGGTTGCGGACCAGGAGCTTTACCACCGGCAGTTACAAGGCGAGCACCCTTTGGACGAATATCGCTGAAGTCAAAGATTACTTTCGATCCACCTTCAAAGTAAGACCTCATTAATGCTTTGATTGAATCTGCCCATCCTTCAATGCTATCGCCTACTAAGAAACGACGAGTTCTCTTGGAGTTTGGCTTGCGAAGCTCTGGTAGTTTCTCAACGTGATGCTTTTGAACTGAATAGCCAACGCCTGTTCCGCCAAGAAGGAGGAACATGATTTCATTAAATGCTCTTACGTCATCAACTGCTACGAATGAGCAGTTAAAGATTCTTGTTGGATTAACATCAATTGCTCTACCACCAAATTGCATTGATCTCATTGAGGGGAGAACTTTGCGATCAAATACAAACTGATATGCTGCTCTAATTTCTTGTTCTAATTGCGGATGCTTTTTAATATGCATCTCCATATTTCTTTTAACTGTATCTTCGTATTGTTCTCTTCTAAACTCATCTTTCATAAAGCGAGCATATTTCATGTGATGAGTAATATCGCTTAGAATTTTTTGTGAAACATCCATTAAGACCTCTATTGTGTAGTGTCGGGTAAGTATAACAGGTTGTCAGTTGTTTGTAAAGTGTCTAGATATTTCTCAATAACTTTTTAACTTCTCTTGCTATTGATTCTTCTAGTCCACCAAGTTTAGGGTTAGGGGCTTCTTCTTCTTTTTTCTTGCCTAAATCCTTTACATCCTCAGCTTTTCTTACACCAAAACTTTTTGTTCCTACCGTTGGCTTTTGTACCGGAGCTGTAACTCCTGTGCTGCTTGGTTTTGCTGTTGGCTCTGCAGGTTGTGCTGATTGACGAGCCTGATCTCTAGCGTTTGCAGCAGCAAGTGCTTTTGCTGCGGGATCTGCTGCCATGCCTGCACGATACTTGGCTACAAGTTTTTGCATATCTTGCTTATTACCAGCATTTAATGCCGCAACCATTGTATTGATATCTGTTAGTGGCATTTTCTTAATATCATTAAGATTCAATGCGCCAGATCCAGATGCTCCTAAATAAGCATTAATAGCAGCCGTAGTTTTTGGACCAAATATTCCAATTACATCTTTTTTATCTAAAAAACCAACTTGAGCTAATTTAGATTGTAATTTTAATACGGCAGCTTTTCTTTGTTCCGGTGTCTCAGAAGCTTGATTTATTATGTTTGCAAGACCGCCAAGATTTTTTCCAGCCGCTATGTCAGCTACTGTATCTGTTGCTGGCTTTGCTCTACCGCCAATATTTAGCGGTCCACCAAGACTTTGTACATTACCTCTAGTATCGGCAACTGCGGCTTGCTCTTTTAATACTTTTTGTAATTCTTCTAAAATAATTTTTCTTAAAAACTCTGTGCCCATTTGAATCTCCTCAATGTACTAATAAATAGTCATTAATTACTTTGGAGTCCTAAACTTCTCAAAAATTTCTTGCTTCTTATTTCTTGGCTTCTTACTTTTTGTTTCTGTCACTTCCTCTTCCTTTATATCTTCTAGAACTTCCATCTTTACGACAGATGTATCCATGTAAAGTGGCATTACAATTCCGTCTGGGCCATTACGATTCTTAGCAATAAAGATACGACCTGAATTGGTTTTCTTATCATCTACAGTTCTTGAAACTGAGAAAATAAAGTCAGCTACGAAACACTTATTGAATGCTTCTGAGATTGATTCCATCGTAACAACTTCAGCATTTAAGCCAGAGCGATTAGTCTGAGAAGCAGTCCACACAGGACAAATAAATTCCATTGCAATTGCACGCAGCTCTTCGTAGATAGTTTCCAGCTCTGTTCTCTTTTCTTTGTAACGTACAGTTGGATTAAGCAAGTCGCCATAGTCAACAATAATCATATCTACCTTTTGACCAGATGATACAACTCTCTTTAAGTGATTCTTGATTACAGAAGTACTTGCTGATTTTGTTGGGTATTCTTTGATGATTAGCTTACCCTTGACATTCTTAACTTCATCAAGAATATACTCTTTCTGATCCATAAGACCAGTTAGAGGAACACCAGTTAAACACGAGTCATAACGACTTGCGACAACTGTATCGGAGAGTTCAAGAGTATAATGAACGACTTGCAAGCCAGCCTTAACTGCCATAGCTCCAAGATGAACCAAGGCCATAGACTTGCCAGCACCAGTTGGAGCAATAACAACACCAAGCTCTCCTCTTCCGAGTCCACCTTGTGTAATACCATCAACACGATTCCAGCCAGTAGAGACAGGGTTGCGTTCTTTAAGCATAAATCTTTTTTCGAAATCGAGCTTATAGTCATAACCATAATTATTATCAGTTCCGAGTTTAAGCGCAGAAGTTACAATAACGCCAATCTCATCAAGAGTATTCGACTTGTTCATAAGTCCAGCACTCTTGACAAGGGCTTCTTTGATTTTTTGACGACGACAGAAATCAAGAGAAGTATCCTTGATATAATCTTCGTCGTCAATTTCTGGTGATGCTGTGATTCTCGCAAAGTAATCTCTTACTTGCTTGTTTAATGCATCGTTGTCGTCTTCCAACTCTGTCCGCAAGATTGTGGACATGATGTTGGCTGACGGATACATGTCATACTTATCTCTGTAATCAAATAGCTTCTTGCAGAAGCTTTGCAAATATTTTAACTCAAAGAAGTTTAAATCAAGAACTTCTCTTAATTGATCAGCAAACTGCCGATCTGAAAACATCAATTGTGCGAGTTTCTCTTGGAAAGATTTACCAAACTTTGAGAAGTCTAATTGATTATTGTTGCTCATTCTTTACCTTCGATGTTATTGAAATCATATTTAGATCTGCGAATAATTCTGTCCAAGAGAAATTACCAGTTCCATCCTGCATCATCATCATACGAATGTTTGTTTTGTTGAACCCAACAGGATACTCATCAATGATGCCGCGAATTTTCTCTCTCACATCAATAGAAAGTGAGGGAGCATAAAGCTGCATCATATCATAATTGTCTTTAATAAGTTTCTCTGATTCCAAAATTGATTCGTGAATCTTTAATGGCTTGGACTCATTCTTGCACGCATCGAAGATTTCTGTCAACATCACAGATTTTTCTTCTTTAAGCTGAGGGAACTTCTTTGCCATTGTTTTTAGTCCAACACCCTTAGCACCAGGTAGGTTGTCAGAAGAATCACCAACGACGGCTCTTGCAAGGGCAAAGTTTGTGGGGTGAATATCAAACTCATTTACTACTTTCTCCACGTCATAATATTCTTCTTTACAAGGACGATATAGCAGCGTTGTTGGATCAAGAAGCTGCAAAAAGTCCTTGTCGTTAGAGATAATTGTCTTTTTATCTGTTGGCAGTTCTCTGCACAGAACAGAAATAGCGTCATCTGCTTCGACAAAATCGAGATAGATTTGTGCAACAGGCATCTCGTTTAGATATTCAACCACTCTACCATACTGCCAATACTTATTCTTCTTCTCTTCATCTTCTGTTAGGTTGCCAAAGTTTCGATTAAGCCTAACTGGCTTGCGACCTTCTTTATAGTTGCTGTTTACTGCTCGTCTACGGATTGCAGATTTAGGACCATCCCAGCAGAAATAGATCTTATCAGGATTATTCTCCCTAATAAGTTTCTGCATTATTTTAAATGTACCCTTGATGCCTCCAGTCGGTTGTCCATTGGGTCCGAGTGAAGGGTCCATCATATACGCACGAAAGAACAGGTTTAACCCGTCAATTATTAATACATTACTCATTGTTATCCTTTGGTTGTGACCACAGAAAATCAGGGTCTTGTTGTTTCTTTTTTTCTTGTTTATCAACAAGATCTTGCATTGCTTTAATGAGGGTTCCCTCAAAATGACTTTGATCCCATTCTGCTAAATGAAATAGCTGGTTATAATTTTTTATAAATCTCTGATCAACATCAAATACAACATTCGCACTACCATCTTCATTATCTTTGATTTCAACAACTTTTATGTTTCCAAGTTGTTCAAGTTGTTTTTTTGTATTATCAAATTCTTGATTCATAATGATCTCCTAATAGAAAACCCAAGGTTGAACCAGTGTAGCTCAACCTTGGGTTTCATGTCAAGGACAATTAATTATAGAACTTTCTTTTTTGAAACGTCTTGAACCAATCTCTCAAACAAGCTAGATGAAGATCCTTCTCTTGTTTTAGTTATCCAGTTTTTAGATTCTTTAAATACTCCGTATTTTTTACCAACTTGAACAACTTCTGGATCTCCAATCTTATCTGGAGTGATTCCTTTTGAAGCATACGCTCTCGCTGCGTTCAATTTATCCATCTCGTTGGATTTATCTTCTTGTCCTTGTGTTTGGACACTAGATAAACCAGGAACTGATCTACCTTTTGTTTTAATAGCTCCTTGAATAAACTGTACGACTTCCTCACAGCCTATAGAAGTACTTCTTTTTGTTGCTTGAGATACAGCATTTGCAACAGCAAAAATTAGACTATCATCTCCTTGCTGTGATGATTGTAAATAATTTGGAACATATTGTTGAATTTCTTCAAATGTATAAGGACCAGTTGGCTTAATAAATGATGGGCATTTTAACTTATCAACTGTTGATCCATATTTATTTGTTGGATCTATTTTTTGACCACTCTTTGTATCTAATTTTGCTCCGCTAATCCATGCTGCGCCTGTTTTAGCTAAGGCCTCACAAACAGATCTTTGATAAGTTTCTTTCATCTTGGGATCTTTGTTGCCAATTAATTCTGGTAACTTAATTCCTTTTGATGCAAAATCAACTCCACCAGATTTAATTGTTGGATCTAGGACTAGTTCTGCAAAGGTGCTTGATCCAATTTTTCCATCCGGCGTTAATCCTTTTGATTTTTGGAAATTTTTTGTTGCCTCAACTTCTGCTGGCATCTTGCAAACAAAATATTTCTTTGGTCCGCTTACAGCTTGCGGTCTTTTATTTTGACCAGTTCCTGTCCCTTGAGATGCGCGACCTTGAACAGCTCCAGCGGCTCCCGAAGATCTATAAGAAAAATTTGCAGGTTGATTACCGACCAATTTTGGATTATTTTTAGTAGAAGGATTATCCTTAATAAAATTTTGGTATATATTATCTGTGTCAGATCCATTCCTTAATGCAGAATCAAAGCTTGCTAAAAATTTTGAAAAAGGAGTGTTATTAGTATCATAAGGGCGTGTTGTATCCCATAGTTTTTTAATAAACGCTTTATGTTCTGACGGAATTCTGTTACCTACATTAGTTGTATCATCCGGCATTTGAAAAGATTGTTCATTTAATATTTTTTTAATTTCGTTTAAAACTTGTTGCCTAAGGGACATCTTTATTCTCCTATGAATAACTAAAAATAAATAGTCACTTAGGCAAGAAAAAGCTTATTCTTCCTCAAAATCTACATCAGACTCATCTTCACCATCGATATTGTAAAAGTTCTTTGCGTGCCCTTCTCTTGAGTCAAACTTTTGAATGACCTCTTTCTCCATCAAACGAAGGATCTGGTCCTTAAATGCTTGATCTTTTAACATGTCCAACCACTTTGTGGTCTGGAATTTAACTTCTTTACCATCATCAAAGACCAGTGTATACCAAGCTCCTGTCTGCTTGATTTGATCAGAGTTCTTGATCGCTTCAAACCACGATTCTTCATCTTGAACGGCAACATCATCACCGCCCCAAAGAATCTTAAAGGTACACTCTCTACCTTGTGTACCAAATCTAGACTTTTCAATCTTAGCTTTGACTTCATTACCAACTCTAAATCCAGCATCATTAAGTAGAAAGCTCGCCTTTCCTTTTCTTGCTGTTAGCCAAATTCTTAGTGAATAAGCATAAGCCAGTGCTTTACCGCCTGGAGTAAAATACGGGCTTAGGAGAGCCTCTTGCGGGCTTCTGGTGATGTTTGTTTTCAGCTGGTTGAGACACAGAAGAGTGCTACCACTATTTGCCAAAGGCTGAATAAGTTTAGAGAACGCTTTTGATAGAATTCTCGGTTTAACTGCCATTGATGACTGCGGATCGAAGTCTCCTTCAACATCTGTCTCAGTTGGAGTAAATGCGATTGAGTCCCAAATAAACATCATCTTGCTTGGATTGTTAGCAAGTAATTCTTCAATTGTTTCCAATACAAATTCTACCGAACGTGCTTGTACATAAAGCAGTCTTGATACATCAACTCCTGCCTTTACCATAAAGTCAGAAGCGATTGCAGATTCAGAGTCAAAGTAAATTACATCTATTCCTTTCTTCTGTGCATTAGCTGCAATTTGTGCAGCCATATAGCTTTTACCAGCAGATTCAAGACCAGCAAGCTCTACAATTTTACCCATTGGAATACCAGCCAACTTTCCTCGACAGATAATCGAGTCAAGCCAACGAGAACCAGTTGGAATCCAGTCTTCAACATCAGTTGGGTTTGTTTCTTCTAGCGAGTAGGCAACAATACTACCCGCTTTCTTATTGAGAATATCTCTCATTTGATCTATTGAGATTCTTCCCTTAACATCTTTGTCTTTCTTTTTAACGTTTGCCATTTATTTCTCCAAATAAAAAAGGATGGTAGATTTTACCCTACCATCCCCAATTAGTCAAGCACTATACGCCAAGATCTTTCAGGGCGGAATCTAGATCTTCCCCGCCATCGTCCGCAGCATTGGTGGAACCACCTCCTTCATCGCTCGGTCCATTAAGGAATTCATCAAGAATCTCGGCAACTTGACTTGCTGTTTTTCGCTCAAACAACGAGTCGAAATCAGTACCATGATTAACTAGTTCCGTCATCAGCTCTTTCTTCATGGAGAGAGGAGAAGATTTACGTTTTGGTGTTAAACTTGTTTCTGGATAGAGTTTACCAGACTTTTTGGACACAGACACAACTAGGTCCAAACCTTCATCAGTATCGGTAATGTCGCCATACTCAGGGTTAAGCATTAGTTTGAGAAGTTCTTCGTAGATGGTCTTAGAGAAGCCCCAAACTTGGGCACCCTTATCTTCTTCGCCACGAACGACGATCGGGGAGAAGAAACGCTGCTTGGCAGTCATGTCCTTAGCGAGCTTACGGCTTTCCTCATCACCTTCTTTGTAGAGTTTGGAAACCAGATCACACATTGGGCAGTTCTCGCCAAAGTTCTTCTTCGGACACAGAACACTTTGAAACTTTTTCTCTGTGCGAAGATAGTGGAAATAGAACTCTTTCAGAGGATCTCCGTCATCAGTTGGAAGAATACGGATGGTTGAATCCACGCCGTCAAGAGGCTTCCAGTATTGTGTGGTCTTACCTTTTGCGCCACTTTTGTTGTTGAGGTTGTTTAGTTTTTCACGCATTTTTTTGAGATCAATAGCCATTGTTTTTTCCTTTATTCTTGAATAATGTTGGTGTTTGAAATAATATAGACAAAGTTGGATTCGTAGTTTGTCGTTGTGATTTTGTACGAAATGTCCAACTCTGTACCAGAGTACGAATTTCTCGTCTGCTGTTGGATCAGTTTAATCAACTCTTTATTTGTTGTCAAGTCCTCTTGTTTAACTGCATAGAGAAAAACTTTCTGTCTTGCTGATGCCAAATTATAGAGGTAATTTTCTGTTCCATCTTCGACATTTAAAATGCCGACAGTAGAAATTCTGTCCACATCTCTTTCTGCTGACATCTTGCCAAAGACATCTTTTGCTGTCAACAGGTAGTTTACCATGTGAATTGTTGATACGATCACTTTGTTTAAACTATCATAGTATTCCATGATTGATAAACCGCCAAGCAAATTTTCTACTTGAGGATTTGAAATAAGAAGCATTTTTTTAAAGAGTCCGCTTCTTGTAAACTCTTGAAGGATACCAAAGATTGCTCTATCTTTTACTGCTATCTCTGTTGAAATTAAGTTTGGGTCTGGTCGAACATATAGAACAGTGATGTTTGTATGTTTTACTTGTTCAAGTATTCTAAGAGAAGCACCAGATATATTACCTCCACCGCATAAGACTAACAAGGTCTCGCCTTTTAGTTTTGTCAAAGGCTTAAATTCTGGTAGTTTTTCTTCATATTCTTCTATCGTTTTACAAGCTGGGATACTTAAACAGTTTTTACCTTTTAAACCAACATCAGCTTTAAAAACTTTATACTCTGGGTATTGAGAGAACAAGTCCGCTATTGCACAGCCACCTTTGCCAAGTCCTAGAATGTTCATAGTTTTTTCATGTCTCCATAATTCTTACCAACTTTTTTAGTAATCATAAATTTACCAAAGTCAGTGTTTGCAAATGTATTACAAATATCTTTAACCAGATCTTTATCTTCTGTTGCTATATCTAGCACAATTGAATCGTGAACCAAAAACTTAATAAAAGATTTTTTATCTTTTAACAATTTATTTACTTTAATTGCTTGTCTCAAAAAACAATCAGAAGCTGTGCTTTGTAGAATATAATTGATTGCGTGCTCATTATCTGCCCTTATCTCTCTTCCATAGCAATTTTTAACAACACAGCCGTCATAATATTTGTCACGAACAACATTCTTGTCATAGAAGATCTTCACCTTCTTATCCTGCTGAGGGGGTAGTGTAGTAGTCCCCTTCTCATCGTACATCCAAGCAAGGAATCTCTTCTTAGCTCCATCACGATTTGTACCAATAAAAATGTTATCTTTATTCCATTCGTGGAGATCTGTATTTGGTTGTTTTTTTCCGTTTAAAGCAAGTAAGACTCTTGGTTCAAATGCGTTAAAGTCTAATTCCAACAAGAAATCATTGGTCGGTTCGACAATACAGCGAAGGTTCTTATTCATCGTAAGAATCGAGAAACTGTCATGGTCGGCAGATAAACGACCAGTTACGGTTCCAAACATATTATATTTAACTTTTTTCTTCATCTTGCTGGCACTGCGAATTTCTCCAATAGCAGGAAGATTCTTCATCTCAACTTTTACATCATTTTGAGATATTTCGTGCAGCATTTTATTAAGATTATAAAGAAATTCATAATTTTCCGGTCTTTTCTTTGTTTGGAAGATTTCATTCATTATTGCAGAACGAACTGAAAATAATTCATGAATGAAAGAAACCGGTACAAGATCAAAAAAGCAGTTCTCATCAAGAGAGACTTGAGCTGTAATAAACGATTTCATGTACGCTCTTAGCTTTGAACGTATTAATAAATACCTTTCTCTCATTTCGTGAGAACAGGCATCTTCAATATTCTTTGTTCCAGCGTAAAGACAGGCAAGTTCATATTGCTTGTCACCCATGAGTGGGCTATAATCCCAGGAATGAGTCAAATTATCTACCGACGCAAACGGAACCACCTTTCCATCAACGTAGCAGGAATCGCAAATTTTCTTGGAATCAATTAGTTCAAAAATCATGACCACATCTTATGGCATCTTAGATTTCGTGTCAAGCTGGACCTTGAATTGGTCCTCCTTGTTTTATACTTCTTTCTCTGAAAGGTAATGTAGAAACATTATTATTGAATATAGAAATAGCTTCACATACTGCCTTTTTAGTGTTTTCTTTGTACAGATCATCAAATCTTGACAAAGCAATTGAAGTATAGTATTCTAAATTTTGATCATTTATATTATCTCTTATTTCTATTTTTCTCATCTCAAAAAATAGTTTAATATAAAACTTATGCATTTCAGAAGTTGAAGAGAACATAGTAATTTTTGATTTTTCATTATTAACAGCTTTTGCATTTTCACATCTATCAAATTCTAGTTTCTTAAAAGTAGGAAATTGAAATGTAAAACTTTTATAAAAAGTTTCTAATGCAACAATAAATTCTCTATAATAATCATAATCTTTTTCTTCTACCGGTATAACTCTTTCATAATAAACATCAAACAATTTTTGAAGATTATCTTTTAAATCTTCTGGTATAATTTTTAATTTTGATGTTTTTGTTTCTTCTGCTATTTTTTCTGCAACCAACTTTTGTCGTATGTCGCAAGTTAATCTCCAAGGAATTTCTTTATTTAAAATAAAACCATGTTTTAAACATAATTCTAAAAATGCAGAATAATTTATATCATTATAAAATTTTTCTTTTATAATTGAGTCAGAAGCATTACCTGAATAAACATCTAGTACTAATCCCGTTTGTAAAGGAGAAAATTCTCTAGATTCTATGAATCCTGCTCTTGTAAAATAAAAATCTTTTTCAAAAAGAAAAATTTTTAATTCTTCTAAGAAGATTTCGTAATTATTTATTTTGTTTAAATAACCATCATTAACAATATAATCTAAAAATAAAGAATAGATGCTTTTTAATTTCTCTAAATAAAGAGGTCTTGAAGTTGTAAACCCAGCAACAGGAGATAATGTTTCTTTAAAAAATTGGCTTCTTTTACTAAGATTACCTTGTTTATAGTTTCTCTCATATTCTCTCTTTACATCTTTAAAAAGTTCTGCTACAAAGTCAAAAGCTTGAATCTGTTTAGGGTCTGTTGCAAATGTTGCAAATTTAAGTTTCTGTTCTCTTGGTATTACAGCATTACCTTTGGTATCCACCTTGCCATAAAATGGTTTATTGTACCAAGTATCAACATAATATTCTTCAAATAAATAATCATCCAATTTTCCTGTTGGATTGGAATTTTCATTTAATGTTTTTCTAGCGTTAAACAAATTTTTAAATTTATTTGGCATTTTCTATACCTTATATTATTTTTTAGCGTTTTCTTTTTCACTATAATCTTGTGGCTTCTTTACATTTGGCTCTTTAGGTTTATTTTTATTTCCTTTTGTTTTTTGTTTATTAGTATTAAGGCCAAAATTAGTTAAAGTCTTTATGTCTGTTTTGATTAAAAGATCTATGTATGATGCTGGGTCGTAAGTATCTGCCGGTATATAATCTAATATTTGAGATAATTTTTGTCCCTTATTATCATTTTCTGTAGTTGGTTTACCGTTTTTACCGTATCTTCCTCCCGACCAGAACCAATCTCCTGATACAACGCTTTTGTATGAGCCATTTGCATCAATAGAATCTTTTAGACCCTTTACTTTATAATACCCGACTATGCCTATGTCGTATTCTGATCCGGCTAGTCCAAGTGGAGGAGTTGGAATACAGATTATACTACCATGATTAAAGATAGAACTTCCGAAAGTTTCCGCACTTAATGAGTACTGATAAAAGAAATAACTACTATTTTCATCTGTCATAGCCTGCAAAGCAATACCAGATCTAAGACCTTTAAGATCAATTTGCTGGAAATCAGCGCTCAAAAACATTCCACCGTCTGAGCCGATTATTAAATGAGGTATTCCGTTTTTTGCATCTTCTGCTTCATTTAATTGCAATTCTCTTGTATTAGAAACAGAAAAATTATTTGCTGTTGTCTCTTTTAAAGTTGAGATATTAAGTTTTGAATAAACAATTAGTGGTTCACTATTTTTATCATCGTAAAAGTTGTTTCTAATATTTGAAGCAAACTCTGCCATAAATGCAGAGTTTGGGTCTGTATGTTCTAAGAACCATTTTGAATTAGTATTATTCCAAGTCTTCTTAATATAGAAAGAAGGATTAAAATCTTGTACTGTTATTCTAGTTGTATTCTGAGGATATGTTTTATTTCTATATAAAACTTCTGGTACTAAATCATCTATTAGTTCTTTTACAAAGTGCCCAAAAGATATATCGACAAATCCTTTATTATAAAATTTATTATGCATCCATCTTTGAAAGTAGTTTAATTCTATCAAAATATTGCCAGCATTAATATTATATGTTTTATCATAAACTCTTGCAGTTAAATTTCCAAATAAGATTGTTGGAACATAAAGCTGCTCTTGATTAACTTCTTCATTTATCATTTGATAAGCGGCTCTTATGAGCGCTCTAAGTGGAAAGAAAACTATATGTCCACTTCTTTTATCAGAGTTTATATGCTCCCTCGGAGTGTTAAACAATCTGTTTAGGATACCCTCCATTTTATTTTTAACATTTTCTGGGATCGTATCTTTTCTAAAAAAATCATCTAATTTATATTCTTTAGATGCTAGATCACAAAACTTAATTTCTCTGCCATCGTCAGGACTTATTAGATTTAAAGATGCGTTTAAAGAATAAGATTTTAACTTATCATCTTTTTTAGTATTAAAAGAAATAGAATATAAATCAAAATTATTTTGTAATGTCTTAACAAAGACATCTTTAAAGTAAGGAACAAGTTGTCTCTTTACCAAAGATAAATTTTTAGAAATTTCGGTTTCTAAGTTACGAAGATTTTCTAATCTTTTCTTTTTTGTCTTTTGAAGATCTTCTATACTATCTTGACCTTTTTTAACTTTCTCTGCGTCTTTAATTTGATACAATAAAAGATTTTCTATCTTTTCTTTTGTTTCTTCTAACTTTAATTTATTTTGATTATACTCAGATAGAAGAGTAACAGCACCGGCAGACTTTGCTTTTAATTCGTTTATTAATTGCTTATTTGAAGAAGAATCTGCTGGAATCGTTATGTTATTATCTGAATCTAAAAATGCTTCTGCTAAATTTACATAAGTAACAGATATGTCAACTCCGCCCTCTTTGTTAAACTTAAAATTATGAGAGGTCTTTAGTAGTCCAAATTTTTTAACTTCTCTAGTATTAATGTAATTACAAATTTTTAATGGTATCTGATGCTGGTGTTCTAACCCAGGGTCAACGTAATAACCATATTCCAATTTTAATACTTCTTTTTTTATTCCTATATTGGAAAACAACTTCATAAATGAGAAGCCATATTTTGGTTCTGGCTCTCCTTCTTTCGTCGGTATTTTTCTAGTTAGAATATTCATATTACTAAAAAAATAACTTATAGAAATATTACAATTTTTCTTAGTTCCTAAATTAAACTGAATATCGTTTGTAACATTTTTTATACCACTCCCTTCCATAAAGGCATTTGGATTGGATAAAATTTTATCTAATTCAAAATATTGAGAGAACGGAAATTCTACGAATTTGAATTGTTCATTTTTATTTTTTGGATTATCTTTCCATCCATAATATAATTTTACATAAGGTTGAATAAATGCCATTTGAAACGGTTTAATACCATTCATAAATAAAATGTAATCTTTTAAATCATCTCTATTACCCGCTGCAAGATGACCGGTAGAAATATTATTTTCTAAAATATCAGAATACTTTCCATTAAGAAAAACAAATTTCTCTTCATTTTTAAATTTGTTTTTATTGGCATTTAAAAATGCTTCAAATAATTTTTCTTTTTCCAAAATAGTTTTTATTGGTTCTGCTGAATTATCTATTATTTTTGAAAAATCGTTGTACAACAAAGAATAAGCAACACTTTCTTTGTTTCTCATTATTTGAGGCGTAATAAAATCGTTTAGCCACCCTTCTGGGTTTAGCTCGTTAAAAGGAAAAAATAAATTAAACTCTTCTGTGTTTGCCATTTTATAAACCGTATGTTGTTAGTACATAATCTAGTGGTTGCGGTATTTCAATAACGTTACCAAAAGTTAATTCGTTTTCTGTTCCTATCTTATTATACCATGCTATGACCCACCAATAAGATGGATCTCCATAATAAATATAAGAATATTTATATAATCTAGACCCAAAACCCCAGGTTTCTGTTTGTACTTTCATGCCTAGTCTTTCTGTTAATGTTGGGTATCTTAAATTCTCTGTGTTATATTGAGCTATACCATTATAAGGAAATCTAGAAGAAAAAATTAATTTATAATCATCATCTACATTTCTTATTATTTGCATTTCTTTGTATCTAGATAAAGACATTTTTTAAACTCCAATTAACCAAATAGTTTTTTTTCTGCTTCTTTGATTCTATCTTGTTGATTTTTTGCAGTTGTGCTAGGTTTCGTGCTATCATTAAAAGAAACACCTGGAAAAACCATTTTTCCTTCTTGAAAAGGTGCTTCATCTTTTCCGACTAAAACAAATCCTGGTGTAAACTCATGTAATACATCCATGTTTAAACTTAGTGAATATTTCTTTGCATAAATTTCCTGTCCTGGCCATTCTGTAAAAACTCCACTGGCGAGGTCGTTGCTTATTGATAAACCTCCTTTTAAAATTCCAAGAAGACCACTATATTCATCTAGTGGATTACATATAATATTACCAAATTTAATACGTATTAAAGGTGGTTTTCTTATGATAAGTCTTGAATTAGAGCCAGAAGCTTTTTCAAAAGTAGGATACATGTTTTTTGCCATTATATCTAATTTTTTTCTTATTTCTCTGGCATCATTAATACTATTTGCTGGTATGTTAAATGCAACCTTTATTGATCTTGTTGTTTTTGAATAGATTGGAATAGGATCCATTCTACCAAACACACTACCAGCATCAGAATAAGTTGGCGTAAATGTATCAGTTATTGCTTCGCTAATGTATGCTGGGAACATTACTCTATTATAATTTTTATTTTTAATAGTTGGAAATTCAATAAACAAATTGTACATAGGATACTGCACTTTTAATGCAGTTTCTGAGAAGAACGAAGTCTTTGATCTTGGGTCTTCATTAACTAACTGTATCATGTCAGCTGGTTTAAGACCTAATTTATCTTTTATATCGTTTGCCATCTTTTTTCTCCACTACACTTGTGCGATTAAATTACTTACGCCAACTTGTCTACCCTCTTTGTCAATTAGTCTAACATTGATAGAAACTTCTTTTGGTTTTTCATTTGATCTAGCAGTTGCCATACCTTTTATTACCCCATCTTCAGCAGCTTTAGCGTGTCTTTTGCTATCTTCTTCTCTTCTAGTTTTATCAATTTGCTGAAGTTTCTCTGCATGTTTATTTAAATTTTCTTGATATTTATCTGAATCTAGAGTAGTTAAATTTTTCTTGAAAGTAGCAGCTACCGAATCAACTGCTGGAACTAAACCGCGATTAAGCGCTGTTTGAAATTGTTCAAACCCACCTTGTTTGGTAAATGCCTTTGTTGTTAAATCAATTGCAGAAGCAAAGCTGGTCAACATGCCAGGAACATCTCCTGTTTTTAATAATTTTGAAAAGCCTTTATCTACTTCTCCAGCCACAAGTCTACTTGTTTCTACTATCATAGATTTTTGATTTGCCTGAAATTTTTCTAGAGCAAAAGTTAAAGGACCAATATATAAATTTTCTTTTTTAATTTCATCTACCTCTGCTTGAGAAGTGACAGCCATAGCCATTCTCTTCTTCTCTTCTGCGGGTATCTCGGGACCAATACCGGTAACAGTTGGTGTTCTTATTATTGATTGTAAATCTTTAGATAAATCATTGTTTTTATTTAGAAGACCAGTTATGGTATTTATATCTAAACCAGTTTGTTTTGTTAATTCTTTTAGTACGCTTCTTCTCGCATTAGGATCTGTCATCTGAGCATTAAACTGCTCTGAGATACTGCTAATTGATTGTAAAAGCATCTGCGCTTTTTCTTCTTCGCTGGCACTTGCCATTGCTAATGTATCAAGGCTTCCACCGAAATAAGATAGAACTCTGTTAATTTGTCCGCCCGATGAGAAAGCTTCGTCGATATCATCAAACTTTGAAATACTACCAACAAGAGCACTTACAGAAGATCCAGCTCTTCTAGCTAAAAGCTCTAATGTAGTAAAAGATTTTATAGCAGCGTCAGAACTTATGGCAGTAACAAATCTTTCTGAGTAGGTTCCAAATTCGCGTAGTGTATTTGAAAATGGTTGTCCTGTTTCTTTAGAAAATTTCAATAAAGTATCAGAAAATTTAACTACACCACCAATATTATTAAAAACTGAATTGGTTAATTTATTTGCCAAATCAATCGTTTCTCTTTGTCCTACTCCAAATTTTTCATTTACAGTTACTAACTTTTGTAACGTCTCTCTTTCTTCTTCAAAATTTTGTCTGGTTTTGGCAGAAGAAAATGTCGCTTTAGAATAACTTTCTGCGATTGCAACGTTTGCTTCTACAACCTTTTTATATGAAACGCCGTATTCATTTAAAGCATATGTTTGTTTTCTTATTTGCTCTGCAAATTCAGATGTAGCACCTGAGGCTTTGGTTAATTGAATTCTATAGGACTCAACGGTATCAACATTTTTTGCTACCGCATTATAAACCCCTTGCGCACCAGACGATAAATCTTTAAATAAAGTAACTGCTTCGGAAGCCCCTGGTATAATTCTTCCAAGTGCATTTCCTAAAGCAGTTACTTCTGCAGATAAACTAGTTTCTACTGCCATTCATTAATACCTCATTCATTAACTACTTCGTTTTCAGATTTTTTCTTATCCATCCACTTATCAAAAAACCAGTTTCTTAATTTGACAGGAAGAGAGTAGGCATCAAAAAAAGTCCAATTCATATAATAAGTCATCATAAATATTTGTTCATATGAGTTATTGACAAATTCAGCGCTTAATTTAATAAAATTAAAATTTTGGCCAAAAAAAGTCGGTTCCAATGGGAACCCCTCCTTCTAAAATCCTGTCACACTTTAAACAATTATGTGAATAATTAAATGAAATATCTGGCACCATTTCCATAAATCTTTTTCTCAAAAATCTCGAATCTGCAATTCCAAGGTTATTAATTATAAAATTATTAATATATGCCGCATCTGATGATCCATCTATTGAAACAATCATTCTTCTATATCTTGTTATTAATTCCTCTGCTGGAAGATTATTTTTAATTCTCTTCTTTGTTGTTTCCTCTATTACTTTCTCGTCTTCTGAGTTTAATATCTTTACTTCAACAGAGGCTTTGCTTTTGGGTAAAACGATTAAAATATTGCTACTCTCTAAATATTTTGCAGACTCGTCTTCAACAATTTCTTTTATTTTAACATTGTCCAATGATTCTTGTATTTGATTTTCTGTTAAACAACTTGGACAAACAACAGAGAAAGAATACTCACTGCCATAAGCACTTTTTCTAGCAGCCATAAGAATTGCATTCTTATCACCAGGAATTAATGTAGCAGCATCAACTCTTGTATTTATAATTAAACTTTCAATAACTCTATCAAGAGCTACGCCTTTTTCATTTAGAGAAGGAGAAATAAGTAAATCTTCTTCTTTGGTTGTCATAAATTTAATTTCTACTGTTTCAGCGTCTTTTAGCGGATGATCATCGGAATATAATTTTCCTCTTGATGGTAGTTCTACTATTTCTGTAGGAGTTTGATACCCACTAGAAAAATTATTAGGAACAGTTTGTGACTGTCCAAACTTATCTGAATTTCTCATTTATACCTCTTTATTTTGTTTTTGGTTTTAATTTTTTATTTACAGCATCTCTTAAAACGCTATCTAGTTGTGGGAACGTTCCTCTAAATTTATCATAAGTTCCACCATAATTATAGTTACCATTTCTTCCAAAATCAACATAATCAAATGTTAAAGTTAAAGTTATTTTATTTATGTCTGATGAAGAATATTTTAGACCACTAAATTTTACATTCGTTACCATAGCACCGCTTAATCTCATGCTTTCGTATTTTCTACCATCGGCATCTAAAGTATGAATTACAACAGAAGATCTTGTGCCCATAGATAATGCATCCGTTAAAGCTTCTTTAGATAAATTAAAAGTATTATTTGTAGAACCTTGATTAATTACTCCAACTCCCCCTACGGCTTTTGGTTGTCCAATAAAAGGATTTTTTGGTTCTCTTATACCTGATGGGGTTGTATAAAAATTATTATTTAATAATCGTGACATTACATTTTCCATTTGAGTCAAACTAATCTCTGGATCTAACAACTCAATGATTACTAAATCAATTGTATTATCATACTCTACTCTTTTTGGAAAATTAAATTTATATTCCATTAGCTGAAATGCTTCTGTTTCTATTTTATAACCTGGTCTTGAAACACTTTCTACTAAAGCAAAATCAAGCCCCTCTATCTCCAACATAAATCTGTCAGATAAAGCGGCTTGAGTTCCATCTTTTAAATGTTCTTTACCAAAAATAGCTGCCATTTGTTTTTACTTCGGATAAGCAGGTACATTACCCTTTGAATCTCTAAGTTCAGCCCAGTCGTATGTAATACTTACTGTGACATTCATTAAGTCTTCTTTATCATAACCATGATCACCAAATTGTACTTTATTGATAAAACAGTTATTTAAAACCCAAGATTCATACATAACGCCATCTGCATCAATTCTGTCCAATCTCATTTGCTTAAATGGAAACTTAGCTTTAGAAATTGTTTTTCTAAAGAACTGTGGATCAGATGAACTTTCATTCCACTGAGATGGATAGACATAGCCAGCTGTTCTAATATAATCTGCAAATTTTTGAGCCATGTTATAATCAATTGTATCTACGAGAACAACGTCTAGTGAATCATTCCAAGTTGCAGACCCTGGAAACTTGAATGTATGTCCAAGAAATTGATGTTTTGCAGAGTTTGCAATTGTCAATTGAGGAACACCGGATGTCTTAACGAAATAGGCAGGAACATCTGCTAAGTTCAAAATAAACCGATGTGCTCTTTTTGGGTCTAGCCCAGATGAGTCTGCTGCCCAAATTGGAATTGCTGGTGCCTGTTTAGCCATAAATTAATCTCCTATTAATCTGCGAATGATGCGCCTGTATTTGTGATAAAGAAGTCAACTGCGATGTATTCAATTGCTCTTGCTGGCTTAATAAAGATCTTTGCATACATGATGTTTTGATCAATTAAGTCAGGAGTTGTTGTTGTAGAGTCCAGAACAATTCTGAAGTCTGTAACACCAAATCTAGACTTAACTTCTGCCAAGAACGGATCGGCTCTACCAACAAACTTGTTCCAAGTTGCCTCAACATTTGGCTCAAAGAGAACATCTTTGGAAATGATTGAGATTCCTCTCTTAACGTATAGAAGTAGTCTACGAACGTTGATTCTATCAAGAGCACTCTTAGTGGCTTGTAGAGTCTTCTGTCCGAAGATAACTAGTCCTTCGGCTGGAAATGAAGCAATTGGATTGATGCTTACATCGTATAGTTTATCTCTGTCTTGAGAGTTTAATCTGTATACAGAGTTAACTACTGTTAGACCAGAGTTCCCTAGTGATAATCCACCACGATTAAAGCCAGCTGGAGCGAACCAAGGAGCTTGTACGTTGTCTGTGTAAGACATTGCACCTAGAGCAACAACAGAAGGAGGAATGTTAACAATCTGTCCTGTTGTATCATCAGAAATTTGAACCCAAGGATAGTAAGCTGCACCGTAGCTTGAGTTGAGGTTTCTGTTCTTGATTTGTAGAACAGTTGTATCAACATCTTGAATTCTTGCTGCCTCTGTACTTAAAGTCTTTTCATAGGAAGAGATGTAAGTAGGTTGGTTTATTGAACCAGCGGAGAGGTCAACGACTGCTAAACAGTCTCCTCTGTTCTCAGCTAATTGCATTAAATATAGAGTCAAAGGCTCATAAACTAGTCCAGGGACAGAAACAATGTTTGTTTCAATGAATTCTGGATCCTTGATTGTATCGATTGCTCTCTTGTATGTATTGTAAACATAGCTAGATTGAGCAGTAGAACCAGCGCTGATTGCTAGGTTTCTTAGTGGTTCTTTCTCGAATACGTTAAATCCGTCAGTGCCGCCTTGTAACGGGGAACAGAAAGAACTGATTTGTTCTGTGTTTAATAGATCAATATAAGTTTTTCCTGTTGTTGCAGTATAAGCAGAACCACCTGTTCTAGAACCTGGTGTATTTGTAAACGAAATACTTGATGATGTACCTGTTTTTACTAGTTCATCTAGAGTGAAATACCAAGAGTATTCTGTTGCGCTAGAAGCGATACCGGATACAAATTCACTCAAAGCTGTAGAACCAGCAGGTAATCTTAGTGTATCTACGTTTGATGTATCATAAACAAAAGAAGCTGTTGTTCTTGTGGATTTAAATCCAAATGAAGCTTGCTTATAGCTTGATAAACCATCTTCGGAAGTCGTGCTTCTTACAAGTGTCTCTGGGAATGCAAGCTTGATAGCTGTCATCGAAGTTAGAGAACCCGTAGAATTAGTGGCGGATGCCATGCTGAAGCCGTTTGCAGCTACAAGTCCTGTAGCACCACCGTCTACTGTAGTAGTAAATGTGCCACTTAAGGTAATTGGTTTTAGAGGACCAAATACTCCGAAAGGTAATGCATCTGGTGATAATGTTTGATAAAAATCTGGATGTAAATCTACTCTAATGTATTTAGAAACATTTTCGTTTGTTCCTTGTCTTATTAATTTTTGTGTAACCGAATCATAAGTGTATGATACATCACCAATCTTTCTTGAAATAAAATCAGGAGAGGTCGGATCTAAAGAGCAAGCAGTAAATGATTCTAGTTGTTTTCTGTTGTTATCAACATCGTCAATTCTTCTAACGACAACATCAAACGATCCATACTTGATTAGATCATTTACTGGCGGTTTGATATTTGAAATTTCAATTTTAACATTTGATCTTGCCCAGTCGCCGCCATCAATTGCGATAAATCTAAACAATTTTGTCATTGATGTAGCAGCGTAGCTGGTATCAGCAGCGCCCTGAACAGGTGATTGTCTAAAATACCATCCTGTTCTTGCTGCATGTGTATCTGGTGTTTCACCAAGGTGATTGCTATAATAATTCAAAGGAAGAACCATTGCATAAAAATCAGATGAATTTGTAGATGCAGTGTTTGCTGTTCCATTTGAGCCAAATGATTCTGCATTTAGTAAGAATTGGTTTTCAAATGTTTCTCCTAACCACAAACCAGCAGGGCTGCTTGGACCAGCAATACCCGTATCACAGTTTCTTGGGCTTGTATTGAATACTTTTCTAATAAAGTTTCCAGAAGTAGAATCAAAAGAAAATTGAACTTTTTTATTTGCATCTGTTTGTGTTGAGCCAGAAACATAAACGGTAAATTTACCAGAATCGGCTTTAATCATAACACCGTTAGATTGTGTTAGTAATGAAGCACCAGCAACTGTACCAGATAAAATAGGAACTGAACCTGTACAATACCAAATTGCGGCTAATGTTCCAGAAATATTTGTAGCTGCTGCTGAAGAGCTTGGGAACACAAACAAACCATGAGCGCCAGCAGGAGCGCCAGCAGATGGATCATTTACTTTCCATCCAGAAAAACCAGCATTGTTTGTTGTTCCGCTGGCTTGATCGTCTTGAACACCAAGTAGTCTTACGAAATTAACTGTTTCACTGTTTGCCAACCAAGCTTGTGCAGCATAAGCAGCATAAGTTGGAGCATCATAATTTCCATCTCTCCATCCATCACCAGTAGCACCGCCACCAGCAACAGGCTCGCCAAATAACTCAACAAATTCAGAATATGAATTCACTGTTACAGGTCTTAATGCCGGACCTCTTTTTGAACGACCAATAATGGTTGGTCCAATTGGTTGTGGTTGTGCAGGAATTTGTGATTGATCTATTTCTCTTAAAAATACCCCAGGTGAAACAAATTTAAATTTCTTTACTGACATTCATCATTCTCCTATGAATAGCTCCTAATAAATAGTTTTAAGAATCTCAAAATCATTCTCTAAAAGGAGTATCTGGGTCACCTAAATTATTTATGTCTCCCATTATTACTCTTTCTCTTTGTATTCTAATTTTTGCTGGACCTTCTCGGTAAACTATGTTTGGTGTCTTTTGATTTATCTCGCTTGTTGTTGTAAACCCTAAAACAGTTACTGAAAGTTTTGATTCATAAATTTTTTCATTTTCGCCAACATCTGGAGAGTTGCTAGTAAATCCATTGTCTGTTGTGGTAAACAATTCATACTTAAAGCCGCCATACTTTATTGTTTGAACATTAGAATTGTTTACTGTATTAGTCCTTTGAAATGGTGCTATCATTTCATTTAATTGTTGCATGTAAAGAGCCTTTAAAGCAATCTCATATTTTATTTCGTAATAAGATGGATAAGGAATAAATACATATTGATTAACTATTTCTGTATTTTGTGATTTGAAATTTGGATCTCCAAATAATCTTTGCGCTCTTGCGTTTGCAAAGTTCTTTGTTTTATCTTGTTGAACTTTTTTCCAAATACCAAGTTGTCCATCTTTATAATCATAGGCTGCACGGAACACTCCTGGGACTGGTCTTTTATTGGCATCTGCTAAAGCAAATGAAGATCTTTGAACTTGTATTTGTGGAAAATCAAGAAACCCGTTATTATCTCTATTATCTTTTTGTTCTTTAATTTGAAAAGCTCTTTCTCTTGAAAACCAATCAACTGGAACTTTTCTTATTCCTTCGTTTGTTGTGGCATGAACATCAACCGTTTCATTAACCCAATTATATAAAGCCATGTCGATTGTTTCAAAAGTCGAAACTGGTGTTGGATTATCTTGTTGTTTGTATGATGTATCCATTTATATACCTTTCTTAGTTAAATATAATTCTTAATGATTTTCTTTTCTTTGATTCTTCTATCGGGATGGTTTCATAATCATCTCTTTTCTTTTCATATTAACTTCGTTAAGAAGTTTTTTGTTTTCAAAAATTATTCTAATCATTGTGCGTTGAATAATCCTTTTCTGCTCTTAATACAGGTTGCTGTGATCTCAACTCTATTTTCTGTTTGACCATATGGAGAAGCTGGTTCTGATAACTTGACTATTTCATAAAGAATATTATTATGTAAAACAAAATCACCTTCTCTAACATAAACATCTTGATCTTCTGTCAATCTTCTCTTATGGAAATGGATAGTCATTGTTGTATCCTTTTCCAAACCAAATTTATCTACTTTTGTTTCTATATACTTACCAGAAAACTCTACGAAAGCATAAACTCTAACTGGCGGAAGAAATGTTTTAACAATTGCTTCACCATAGAGAGGGTGGAACTCTGTCCTATCAATATCGATAGGATAATATAGAACTGGCTGACCGCTTACTCTTTCAGCAACTTCTGAGACAACTTGCTTATTAAAATCCCTTTCAGGCTGATTGATAAACATCGGAACTGGAGGAGCTGCTGGTTGTGTGAACTGGTTTCTTTTAGCCATTTAAATTATCCTTTGTATTTTGTTCTTTCCAACTTCTTCCTGCTGTTATGTTGCTAACAGACGCTAAACAAATATTAAATTTAGTGGCAATTTCTTTAGAGGTTTCTCCGCTTTCATATAATTTTCTAATCTGTCTTACACTTTCCCAACTTAATTTTGCGGAAGGATTTTTATCTCCCATTAGACTTTCTGGGTGCGCTTTTCTATAATTATTTTCCGAGATTCTCTTTTTGTGTTCTTCTGAAAATTTAATTCCCTTTCTTTTAAGAGACATTTTTAATTTTGTTTCTTCTGTTGCTTTTTTGCCTACATTAGCTAGTGCTAATTTCAATTTGTGACTTTCAGATTTTATTTGTCTTCCACCAGAAAAAGTTGTTTTATTATATTCTGGTTTTAATTCATTGATTGCTTTTTCTTCTCTTTCTATTAATAAATTTTCTTCGCATTCTTCTAAAATAAAGAATTTAAAATTATTTTCTCCATACTTATTCCAAGAACTTTGAAGATGCGAATTACCGTGTCTATTATTTTTTAAATCACCCCTATGTTTCCGCCACCGTTTATGGACTTCTTTACTAGAACCGACATAGCGTTTACCGTTTGATAAATTTTCTATTATATAAATTCCACTTATTTTCATTTAGCACCCCAAGATATTAGCAACCAACGGAATTTGAGAAGCTAAACATAACAAAAAGCTTCCTACAAAGATTGGAAGTGGTGCATACTTCATTGTTTCAGCGGCATTCTTGGCTATACCAGCTTGTGTTTCTGTAATCTTGGCATAGGTTAATTCGTCAAGAACCTTAACAAGTTCATCTCTTAGTTTATCTTTTTCGTCTTTTGCTTCTGACGCTAATGCCGTGGCATTTAGAGTAATTGTAACACCAGGAGAAGGAACGTTACCGCCAAACTTACCACGAATCTGACTTAACATTTCTTTTGATAAAGCTAGCGCATATCTTCTGATCCATTGCTTTCCTATGCTGTTGATGTTAGTATATGGTATGTTCTCGAAAGGTAGAGTGTTTAGGTTATTGACGCCACCAATTCCATCGTTTGTTGTACCAGCCTGCCAAGCGTCAGGAACGATGTAAAATCTAAAATACATCTTTGATACATCTGTAGCTGCTGGTACTGGATAAAGCCTTAATTTGTTATCTACAATCTCATAAGAGTGATGGGATGTTCTTGTATAGATTGAATCTTCATACATCATAGCTTGTAGTTTATTCTGCCACGTTGGAACAACCTCAAAAGTAGAGTCATCAGTATACATACCATAAGTTGTCATGTTACCAATAACGTTAATACCGCCATAGTAGGCAAAAAATCTCCACATGGCTCTTGGAGTAATATAGTAAACTCTAGTTACGACTGCTCTCTTCCCCATTAGTTCTGGGTGCCCAGACGCACTTAATGCGGTATCTGCTGCTGTTTGTAAATCATAATCTTGAACACTAGAGGTTAAATTAATTGATGCTGAATAAACAGGAACATCGCCACCGACTCCAACAGAAGCTCCAAAACCTTTGGCAACATTTCTTGGTAATTGTGCTTGGAATCTTGGGAACTTTAGTGCAACACTACTTCCAGTTGGTCCAGATAATAAATGTCCAAGATGATCAAAAGTTCCTGTCGTTGCACCAAGCATGTTTGGTAAAGAATTCTTTGCCTGATGAATGTTTACAAGATAAGAATATTCCATACAGGCAGCTTGATAAGCTGCATAAACATTTTGATTTGTTAATTCAATATCTAATACGTCACCACCAAGCATCTTATAAACATAGGCTACTTGCTCTGCAGCTCCAGATAAAAAATATTGGTCTGTACTATATTCTGCTATGTTAAACGGTAATGAAGTAGCTGCTACTGCTGCTGCTGTTGAAGAAGCAGATAATCTTACAGTTGTCGTTGTCGATGCTGGGGTAAGAACGGGTAATGCCATAAATTATTTCTCCACTTAACTAAATAGTCCTTGTTATCTAAATAAGTATTAATGAACCCACCTATTATAGAACAACTCGGAATGTTTAATCTTTTAAATTGGATATTTCTTCCCAGAACAGAATTGGCATAGCCAACTCCACATTTGCCTTTTAAACCAGCATTACCACAATTATATGCAGCAAGAGCCAGCTTCATATTGCCGGATCTTCGCTTCCAATAACGAATGGCTCTTGTGCCAACGATTCTATTGATGTAAGGAATTCTTAAAAGCTGTCTTGGCACTGGTGAATAACGATAATCGATTTGCATCACGCCCGTGCAGTATGTATTACTTTTAACGAATATATTTCCTCTTGATTCCTGATATTCAATAGAGTCGATTATTTTGTTGCTTATCTCCGGATCATTGGCTCTGCAAGTGAGCAATAAGCTGATCCAGAAACTCAGCTTAAAAATAACAAACATTGTTATAAGTAGTTTCTAAAAACACAAAACCCCTGTCAAGTTTCCCTGACAGGGGTTCTGCTTAATTAACCCTTAGTTGATTAACCAATTAGGTCGGCAACAACTACTAGACCAAACATGTCTGGACGAACCATCTTCTTGGCGTAGCGAGTCATTAGACCCTTTCTTGGTACAAAGTCTTCTGTACCAAAGATTGTTGGTGTAATCATTAGTGGTACGTATGGAGCGTAGACATAACCACTTTCGAGGAATGCCTTGCCTCTACGACCAACGAGGATTAGGTTGCGTGGGAAGTATGGATCAACATAGAGATCCCACTTCTTGCTGAGGCTACCAGCCTTGACTGCGCCAACTGAACCGCCCTTTAGATCTTCCATGCTGACATCAGCGCGGAAACCAGAGGTGAATTCTAGGATGTTGGCAACTTCAGGTGAAGTTACAAGAAAGTTCGCACCACCACGTCTTGTCTTTCTGTGGATTTGAGCTGAAACGTCATTAATTGTTTCAATGAGTGTTTCATACCACATGCTGACATTGCCTGTGAAGTCCGGTGGAGCACCGACTGATGTGATGCTTGCGCCTGAATCACGGTTGACGAACTTACCTGGTCTGCGGCTCCAGTACTTGACTGCAGCTGTTGCACCCTTAACGAGATCGTTGAGGATTTCTTGATCAATTTCAAGAGCAACGTGTTCAGATAGGATGCTTGTTAGCTCAACTTCAGCATCAAGGTTGTGGTAAGCGTTTAGGTCTTGACCTAATTCTGGTGACCACTTGGCCTTGAGTTTCTTGGTTTGAGCTGTTACAGCGATGCTATCGACTTTGATATCGATTTCTGGGATTGTAGCATTAAAGCCAGTTGCGCTAGTTGGAGTGTAGTTTGAACCACTACCGGCACCTTCAAGATACAATGATTCAGCAATTGATCCCAAAGTATTACCACCTGGTGATACTCCATCTCTGACTGCAAATGTTACTAGCGGTGTAGCTGAACGAGCAACCATTGTTGCCAAGTCTATTGCTTTGGCAGCAGTTGCTGAACCTGTTGCTTGAACAACGAATAACAAGCCAGCTGTAGTGGAGTTGAGAGAAACAAGACCATTACTTCCGACAAAAGCTCCCTTTGTTAATCTTCTTACTATTGAGCCAGTTGTTGGGTATAATTTATGTGGACTATCAGAACCAACTGTTGGTGAGAAAGTAATGATATTCTTCATATCAAGATTTGCTGCAGCTGCTGGAAGTGTGCTACCTGTTACAACAAATACTGCAACAGCTTGACCTACTAGATCTGCATCATAGTCTACTAATTGCGATAATGTTGTAGCATTTGGGAAAATTGTTGCAGCAGGACCAGTTAATGTGCTGACAAGAGCAGCGTCATCACCAACTCCGCCACCAACAGTTCCAGATGCAATACAAACAAATGCAGCATTTCCCGCTCCTGATCCAGTAGGAGATGAAAAGCCGTTATTTAGTGAGTAGAAGCTTTTTTCTAGGTTTTGAACACCATTGCTATCAACACCAGTTAAGCTAACACCACCAGTGATTTGGCTAGCTACAACGTTACCACCGTAAATAGATTGAGCACCAATTGCACCTACATTTGTTTTACTTGCTGTATCATTGCTATATGTAAAATCAAGGAAGAAGATTAGACCGGATGGTAGGCTCATTGGTTGAACTGCTACGAGTTCATTTGCAATTAGACCACCGAATACGCGTCTAACAATTGGGAATGCAACTGCAGCAAAACCTTCAACGTCACCAGCGGACATTGTGGAAGCTTCACGGAGTAGTTCCTTTGCTTGATTTTCTAATAGACGTGACATTGTTGTTCTTGTTACGTCGCTATCGATTCCTTCGAGTAGACCTGTTCTCTCCCATTTCTTTGAGAGGGCAGCGCCTTCACGAAGGAGATTTCTTTCTACAATATTTTCTGTTAATCTTTCGACTATACTTGCCATTGTTTTATCTCCTTTGATAAAGTTAAGTTATTATAAACCTGCTAACCGTTTCATACGTTCAGCAATATCATCTTGCTTCTTAGGCTCCGCACGAGTGCCTCTTAGCAAAAGTGAAGAAGAACGTCTTTCAACTGCCTCGCTCAATGATTTGGGTGTACTTCTACTGGTTCCATCCCGCATTGTGCTTTTTAATGTTTCATAAAGCAATTTTACTTCTTCAGCTGTCTTGGCACCATCAATAGATTCAGCAATTTTATTTTTTTGCTGTCCATTTAGGGAACTATCTGATAGCGCCTTATTAGTATATAGTAGCTTATAATTCAATATTCTTGACTCATGTAATTTTTCTTCATAATTCTTGATTTTATTAACCAAAGTTTCATTTAATTTTACAGAATCTTTTAAGCCACTCTTTAATCTCTTGTTTGATTCTTTTAGAGAATCTACTTCTTGCTCTAATTCTTCAATCTGAGCTTGTAGTTCTTCTAACATATAATCGTGTTCTGCTTCTTCTTTGAACATACCAGTAAATGGTGATCTTTGACCTGATCTCTTCCAGTCAAGTTTAATAGCTTCTTTAAGATCTTCTCTTTTGGCTGTTGCTAATAGTGTTTTTAATCTTGTTGCCCAACCTGGATGTTGTTTTTCCTGTGTTGTATTAAGAGCGTTTTCAAGTTGTTTTATTAACTCTTTAATAAGTTCAGCATCTGTTAATTCTTTTTTATCAGATTTCTTTGTTTCTTCTAAATCTTCTTCCTCGTCATCGTCTTCTTCGTCGGATTCTTCTTCGTCTTCTTCGTCGGATTCTTCTTCGTCTTCTTCGTCTTGCTCGTCATCATAATACTCTTCATCATCAAAATCTTCTACGTCGGCGTCTGGATTATAATCCTCGTCGTCTTCTTCATCTTCATCTTCTTCTGAATCATAATCAATGTGGAATCCAACATCGTCTTCTGCGCCGTAAAGATCTTCGTCTCCGAGATCTTCATCATCTTCAAAGTCTTCATCTTCGATGTCAACGTCCATGTCTTCTTCATCATCTAAATCAACGTCTTCATCCTCGTCATCAAATTCTTCATCACCTTCATCATTAAAATCATTTAGGTCAGAAAGTTCTTCGGCATCATCTTCAGAATCTTCGTCGTCATCTTCAAAATCATCTTCGTCAGATTCTTCTTCGTCATCGTATGGGAAGGTTTCTGATTCATCATCAAAGTCTTCATCATCATTCATTTCTTCTTCTAATTCTTCATTAAGTTTAGATTTCTTTGATAATACCTTTAATTCTTGAAGAGCAAGTTGTTCTGGGGTTTCTTTGTTTTTGCTGAATTCAAATTCTGTTAAAGAATCAAGATCAATTTCAACAACGCCAGTTGGGTAAGCTTTGTCTGCAATCATTTCGCCATCCTTAAAAGCATAATCAAGCTTTGTGAAAATAGAAGATTTATTATCTTCATCTGCTTTTGCTTTCTCTGGATCAACAGGAGCAGAACCAGGAGTTACTGGCATACCAGGCATAGGAGCGGCAGCAGGAGCAGGATCAGCGGCAGGAGCGGCTTGTTCTAAAAGCCTCTCAATTTCTCCTTCAAATTCTCCAGAATATTTTTCAATTAAAGATTGTTGTGCATTTTTAATTGCAGCTTCCTTTAATTCTTTTGCGTCTAAAATTGCTTGTTCTAACATTGAACTCATTTATAATTTCTCCATTTATGGTATAATAAATAGTATATTTATTCCCTAATGATTTTTTTTCTTAATTCCGCCAATAGACAGAGAATTTCCTTTTTTACCAAATCTACTTTTCATTATCCAACTCCCAATGAACCAGACCAGTTATTACCAGTAGCAACAAAGGAAGGAACTCCTCTTGGAATTGGAGTTAATCCTGCTATAATTGAAGCAGAACTTTGCACTGTTGTATTTGAAATTAAGAATAAATCTTCAATTCTCCATTCGCCAGTATAAGATTCTCCAAAAGCTAGTGAAAAATAATTTGAAGTATTAGTAGTTCCAAGAGCGCTAAAGCCGACTCTAATAGCTGGAGCACCAGAGACAGAACCAGTATTAACAATTGTTACAAATTTAGTTACATATGGGAACTGAACCTTCAATATTGCTGCATTACTTGCTGGTACTGTTAAGCTAGAAGTAACAAAAGGAATCCCACCTAATTGATAAGAACCCACTGACCCCAATCCAGGATTTGGCCATTGCATTGTTTCATTTGCCATAATAATTAACTCCTTAAGTTACAATAAATAGTTTACTCTTTCTTTTCTTTTGGCATGTCTTTTGCTTCTCTTTCTCTGCGAAGTTTAGCTATAACTTTTTTCCTACGATTCTTCATTCTCGATCTTTTTGCAGTTGGAGTTTCATAATATTTTCTATTTTGAATCTCTTCTACAATCTTTTCTTTCTTAACTTTGTTAAGAAATCTTTTAACCATTCTTTCTGGGTGTTCACCTTGTCTTAGTTTAACTTCGACATTGCATCTCTTGTTTGCCATACTTCCTCATTTAAATCCCTTTAATCCTGGGATGTTGTTAAGAATGGATAAATCCATTCCTGGATCTCCGTCATCAACGGAACGATTATCTGGACCTGGTGCTGGCTCTAAGCCTTCAAATACGCTGGCGTATGCACCTTTACCAATAGAATCAGCAAGTTTTTTTCTTACTTCGTTTATTTGTGGTTTTGATTGTGGTTGTTGTGGCTGTTTTTTTGGAGAAGTAACTTCTGGATCTCTTCTGGTTGATTCAGAAAAGATTTGTTTATTGCCTTTATTAACTTCGTTAATAAGACTGGACAACAGCCCTTCTTCTAGCAACATCTCTTGTAAACATTCTTTAACAAGAGGCTTCATAATTTTTTTCATTTCGCTCTTTGTCATTTAATCCTCAATTAGAATGTCATTCATTGCTCTAAAAATCTTATCTGATTTGGTAAAGATATTTGGTTCTTTGTGTTCCTTAAATAAGAAAGCACCAGTTGTTGATGGTTCCGAAACAAGATCAAAGCAGATTAACTGAAAGTCATCTTGTACCATTGTTGTTCCGCCTTGGTCCTTTGTCGAACCAAGACCGCGAGAAGAAACGCCAAGCTTAACTCCGCCCCTAATAAGATCCTTTGCAATTCTACCAGCAGGAGTATCTAATAGGCGAAGCTTTCCAATAACTTCATCATTTCTCATCTCAATGTGTGTTACGATGTGAGAAGCATTTTTTAATTCGATAACAGAGGAGTCTGGGTGGTCTAACTCGCCAAGTGCTCTTTTTTCTTGAACAAGTTTTTTATAGTTTTCTACTTCTCTTTGAAGTGTTCTCTTTGGATAAACTCTGCCGTTGCCATTCTTAGCATCTGCCCTTTGCAGACGACCAGCAAGAATGACATCGCCAGCTTCAATCATTCTCTTATCATCTTCTGTTAAAAGAGAAGAATCATTATCAAGTTCAAGAAATTCTGTTAAAACGTATTTATTCATTATTTTATTGCCTTTAACAAACCAGTCAATCTAACTGTCTCTTCTCTAGTTTTAGCCATGCTTTTAATTCTATCCATTTCTAAATCTAGTGCAACCACAGCAGGATCTTTGGCCAATGGAGTATCTTCATTCAGGCTCTTAAACCTAGTAACTTCTTCTTCAATAATCTGATTTAGTCTTTCGTATGATATTTTCATAGTCAGCAACCTCCTTTGCAATTAGTTGGTGGTCTTTTCATCCACTTGTTTGTCCAGAGATTGTGCCCCTGATTTGATTTTAAAATTAAAGCCATCATCGCTTACTCCCATATTTAATATGTAGCTAGTTCCAGAGCTTAAAAATCCCAATAACATAAAATTTATTATAGACTGCTCAAAACTAAATAGTTCGGTATATGGAGAAACTCCACATAAAAACATTCCTACCCAAAATCCCATACACATAGGACATTGGAATAATTCTCCAAACCATCCTTTTGTAGGTCTAATGAATTTTAAAATTGCACCATAACAAAGTATTTGGGTTAAGCCATAAGCAATAAGAATAAAATAAATTAGTTGAAGCATTTATCCTCTATTGTTGTTCGAACCAATTAATTCTTCCTACACCCTATAAAGAATACCATAAGCAGTTTGATAAATGTTTACGTGTCCTTTTCTTGGTTTTTGTGGAACTTCACCAAGTTCGGTTGTATCTTCTTCTTCTGGATTTACAAACATATCTTCAACGTTTTCTTCATAATTCTTGGAAATGTCAATGAACTCCATTTCTTTTTCCATAAATCTCTTTGTAAGAAGAATTATGACTTGCATAACGTCAATCTTGTCGTTTGGAGGATAAAATGACTCTAACGAATTAATAATCGCTCCACTTCTAATTGTTCCCTTAATTAAGACACCTTTTCTATCTAAAAATTTAAAGTATCTATTTTGAGCAGGATACGTATCAGATGTTACATTGTCTTTTGGAATTGTAAATATTTTATTTTTTGATGGAATAATAACTATGTCAATCAAAGGATGGTCATAAATAACAATGTTGTTATCCAATGTTTTTCTTATATTAAGCTTAACTTTTATGAATCTTGGTCCAAAGATAATTTTAATTTCTTCTTTCTTTGGCTCCTCATCTGCGCCCATAGGTGTTCCAATGTCTTCTGGATTAACACCAGCAGCTGCAACTTCTTTACCTGTTATTTTAATAGTTATTGCCATATTTTAGTTCTCTAATTCGTTGACGAGCTTTTGGAATTTAAGGATCTTTTGTAGATACTTCTCGTCAATTTCTTCGTCTTTGAGAGCGTTAAATCTCTTTTTAACCTCAACAAGCTTCTTTAAAATTTCTTTATCTTCTTTTACCTCCGCGACGCTATGAGCGGAGTTTAATTTAGAAGAGATGTTTTGTAGTTCTTCGTTTAGAAAGACAACAAAATCGGTATTATCATCCTCTGTTGCTGTCATATATTTCTTTAACAAAGATTTTTGGTTTTCTAATAGATCGGAGTATTTCTTATTAAAAGCGTTTAAATAGCTGTGAACAACATACTTATCAATTTTCTCATTAATTTGATCCAACGTTTGTTCGCCAACTGTCATTTTTTCAATTGCTTGTCTTTCCATTAGCATTCTTGCTGGAATGGAAGCTTTGTCTCCAAAAATTTGTTGAAGAGTTGCAATATCTTTATAGTTTGGAACATAGTTTGCAAAAAATTTAGGAGTCAGTGAACGATTAACTTTTGCGATTAAAGAACTCTGTTGTTGGAATACTTTATCCATTCCAAGACCAGCATACATTCTTTTTGCTTCTGATAAAATTCTTTCTGCCAATTCTTTATCTACATTCTTTGTTTCAAGAACAGCTTTGTAGATCTTTAATTCTTCTTTGAGAACTTTTCCTTCTGAAAAATATTCCACAAATAAATTACGAATTTCTTGTAATTTTCTTGGATCATTATCTAATTTTGCTTTTGTATATTCTCTTACAAGAGCTTCGTATAAAAACAATGTATTTCTTTTTTTATTGTGGCTTATTTTCATTTTTTACTCTTCCATTATGGTTTCTAAATCCCGGTCAAGTTTATTTAATTGATCCTCGGCTGACTTATTATAATTAGTATCGATTGACTCTGCAATACCTTTTGCTAAACGATCTGATGTAACATAACCGAATCCAAAGGCATTTCTTTTAGAATTCTTACCGTAAGCTTGACTTCCCCATAAAGACTTAACGTGTCTTGTAAATGGTCCACGATCTTCTCTTTTGTCATCATCAGTTGGTTTATATTTTTTACCTTTAGAACTAAGAGTTAAGTAAGAACCATCAGCGTATTCAATCTTTACAGGTTTATCTTGTTTATCTCTTTTTACAACACTATCTCTTTTAGCTGGGGCTTCTGGCGGTGGTGCTGCCAAAAGTGGTGAACCACCTTCTTCCCCAGGGGCTGGAGCTGCTTCTGGAGCTGGAGCTGCTTCTCCGCCAGCTGGTGCGGCTCCAGCTTCTCCTCCTTCTGGTGGAGGCGGAGTTATTGCTGCCCCTAATGTTCCTGGTCCTCCACCTAGTCCGCCTTCTATACCACCTGTAGGTTCAGCCGAAAGCGATGGACCGCCCATTCCACTCATATCACCTGCTGACGGCATATCTTGTGCAGATGCTTCAATTGCAGCATCAACTCTCTTATCATAGAAACGTTGTCTTTCAATCTTCTCAAAATCTTCATCAGACATACCGAATATATTTTTTGAAACATATTGACGAGAAAAGAAGTTTGCACCAAGTGCTTTAGATGCAACGTCTAGTTTTTGGCTCAATCCCTCTAATTCTTGCATCATTGCAATACGAGAAGGATTATTTAGAGAGAGTTTAAAAGAAATTAAGTCATCACCTCTGAACCCAAGAGTATAAAGATGCACGATGCCAATCTTTTCCATTTCTGAAAGCATTGCTCTTTGCAGTCTTTGAACTGTTCTTGCAAAACGAATGTCTTTTTGAGCAAGTGTAGACTTATCTTCTTTATCTGACTCAGATTGTGAAAGATAAGCTCCTGGGATTTTAATTGCGGCAAATAACTTATTCTTTAAGTATTTAATATCTTCAATTGAATCAATACCTTTTTGACCGGCAAGTGGAGTAATCTTAGATACAGAACCAGCGCGGACAGGAAGGTAATAATCTTCCTCAACGCTTAGAGGATTATAGCGAAGATCTACTTGTCCTGTTGTATCATCTACAACTTGATGTCTTTTAAGCTGTGTAATAACGCGCTGCATATATTGCTCAACATCTTCTGGAGGAATGCCTGAAACGTCGATCTCAAATACTTTTCTGTCTGGTGCGCGAATAACTCTTGCTGCCATCATCGCATCTTCTACGAGAATTAACTGACGCCAAATTCTTCTTGCTGGATCTAATACTGATGTGCCGTATGGAGCATACTTATCATTTCCTAATACACGAAAGTGAGCAATCTGCCAATTTTCAAACGTCAAACCGCCAGCATTCCATTGGAATTGTAGATAATTAGGGTTTGTTTGATCTTGACCTTCTAATCTCTCAACTTCCTGCGAAGGAAGGCCAATCGCTGCTTTAACACCAAGAACTTCGTCTGTATCAAGATACAAAAAGAAATCTCCATACTTACACATTGTTCTTGCCCAGTTAAAGAGATTTGATTCAATGTTTAGTGTTTTGTAGAATAAAGTATCAATAATGTTCTTGATTTCTTCGTTGTGGCAATCAATCTTTAATAGCTTTGAAACCTCTGTAAAGGTCGTCATTTCATCTGCATAAACATCAAGAGCAGATGCCAACTCTGGATAAAATTCCATTTGCTCAAAGTCAACATATCTTTCTGCACGGCTTTGAATAGCCATGTTCCCAGAACGAAGTGAATCAAACGGGTTATAAACATTTTTCTTGTATGATAAGCCTTGTAGAGAATTAAACTTGCTTGCATACTTGTCTAATTGAAACTTTCTTTCTCTTGTTGGTTTTTGTGCTCTAAAATTAATGATAGGACCAGAGAACAACTTTGTTAATCTCTTAAATAAAGGAGACGCACTATTTTTTGGATTGTTTCTCTGATCTGCTTTATTTGCCATTTTTTATTCTCACTTCATTAACCAAGAGAACTCTCTTGCGTTGTTGTATGCTTCAGCCCACTTCTTGCGATTTTCGGCTTTTGCGTGTTCAGGCATTCCAGGTATTGATGACTCAAATGTTCTTCCGCCAGTATTTATTCCGCTGATAAATGCTTGACGGTATTGTACATCTCTTTGAGAAATTATTAAGGCCCCTTCTCTTACCCAGCAGGCAATTGCACAGGACATTACTAAATCGTCATTACTACCTTTAATTGCCTCCGCTTTTCCGTTGTTCCAAACAAATGTTTCTAACTCATTAATTAGTCTTTCAGAATTGATTTTTATTATCTTGTTTCTTAAAAATTCTTCCATCTTTGCAATAGCAAGGGGGCGCATCTTAACGTTTGTATTGAAACCAGGAACGGCACTTGAATCATACAATGCTGTCATCGGCTCAATAAAATCATAACTTGATTTTTTGTGGTGGTAAATAGCTGGATGTCTCATTGATTTGAGTTTTTCTAACACTCCGTAACCAAATGAGTTATTCTCTACAACCGTTAAACAAAAACCATAATCTTTTGATGTCTCAAATAATAATTCTGCGTATGCTTCTGGGGCTAACTTGCCTTGGTATTCTGCCACTTGTTCCATAGAATCAACATCGTAAATGTTAAATGCAGAATTATCTTCCGCATCTCCACGGGCAACGTCGGCAGAAAGTAAGTACCTTCTTCCTGGTTCTGGTTCTTTCCAAATCCATAGATTTCCATCAAAACCACCTCTTCTTATTGGTTTTGATGTTCCATCTTTCATCTCTTGTAGAATTACACCGTCAACAATTGTGTTTCCAGAAAAATTAAAAGAGCATTCGTATTCTTGTGCAATGTCCTTCGCACTAAGGTTTTTAGTATTTTCTTCCCACCATTTTTGGTCTCTGTCTGGGTGGGCGTCCCAGTTTAGCTTAATAGGATTAAAGTTGTTCTTTCCTGTCTCCGCATCTGTATAAGTCTTGTGAAACCAGTTACCAACGCCTTTTGGAGTTGATACGGCGATACAGCGACCACCAGTGGCAATTGTAGGATAAATACCAGCCCACATTTCATCCATACCTTGAATGATGCCAGCTTCGTCAACAATGAGCAAAGAAAGAGCTTCGGAACGACCAGAGTCGCCAGTTGTTGATGCTGCCTTAACCCAAGAGCCATTATTTAATTCAAGAGTGCTTTTGTTGTCATTCTTAACCTTAGCAATCTTCATCCAATCAGGAAGATTGTTATACATTAACTTAACCTTCTTAACCATACCAACGGCAACGTTTAATTGCGTGGCAACAGATAAGACAGTCTTTTCCCTATGGAATAATACCATCCAAAGAATAAAGCCCGCAGTTGCAGTCGAAAGACCCATCTGGCGAGCTTTGAGTACGATGTTAAATCTATAATCTTGAAATTGTTTTATACAATCTTCTTGGAATGGATAAAGTTTAAAACTAATAAGTCCTTGGACTGGATGAGAAATTTTGACAAAGTTATTGATAAAATAAATGGGGTCTTTCCCACATTTAATTATTTCTTTAACAACTTCCTTCTTAGTTAATTGGACACTCATGCAACTCGCTTAGGAGCTTCTTCTGCCTTCTTCTTGTTCTTAAAGAGGCTCTTGTGATACTTTTCGTAATCAGCAACAATCTGACTCTTATACTCTTCTGGCTCGGGAATACCAGTAAGTTCGTAGCATTTATGTGCCGTTACAGACGTTCTAAAACGAGAAATTGGCTGAATTAAAACGTCGAAATCCTTAACTGTTTTTCCGTTCTTTAATGTTTTCTTGGCTTCTTTTGTTGCAAGACTTTTCTTTGTTGTAGCCTTAAATTGTTTTTTGACGAATGCAAGACATTTTTCAATAGTGCTTTCGATTTCGTCTTCAAACTTTCCAGCTCCCATCCTATGAATCTCGTTGAGCGGAATTTCTGCGTGGTAATTAATAGTCAGCTTTCTACCACCGACTTTAACGTGAAAACCATCCATAATTCTTTTGTCTACTAAGTAATTGCCTTCTTCTCTTCGTAAGCCAACTTTGTTGTCAATGTCTTCGTTGTAGGTTGGTCCATCATAAGCCAGAGACATCGCTTGACCAATCCCACGGACAATTTCGTAAATATCATTTTGGACCTCGTTGTTTACTATTTCTGCCATTTTGTTTCTCTTCCTTCTAGGTGTAAGACGTAGCAATTAAAACAACAATTAAACTTTGTCATATACATTTCGTCTGCTGCTTTATATACTTGATCTCCGCAGTAAGAACAATTTTTAAAGTTCCTCTTATTAAGTAGTTTTTCCCTGAGAATAAAACCACCCTGATCAACTTGGTTTTCATAAGGTTGTTGACGATAAAAATTCTCAACTGCCTTAACCTGATCAAGGTAGGTTTTTTCTTTCTCGGGTGTCCAAAGAGAAGAAGGGTCTAATACAGCTTTTTCACCGTATTTATCTTCAACGGCTTTTTCTAGTGCCGAGATCTGTTTTGGATCAAAAGGCATAACTACCTCTTATTTTGGCTTTGGAGCGCCACCTTTGTGGACTTTCTCGTTCCAGCCTTTGGTGTTTGGATCACCGGCTTTTGGCCAGTTATGACCTTTTCCACCTGGGCTTTGTGTGAATGGAGCAACTTTTGCTGGTCCGTGTCCTTTTGGCTTTTGATCTGACATAATTAATCCTCCTGAGATTATACAATAAATAGTATCATAAAATAAAAAGGCGTCAAGGTTTTAATCTTGACGCCTCCGAATTATTAGAAGAAATTATTTCTTTTTCTTCTCGTCTTTCTTTACTGGTTTTTCTTGCTTCTTTGCCATGATATACCTCCTAACCTTTCGGTGTTATAAATAGTTAGTTAATGTATGCAAATCCCTCTTCATCCTTCTGAATCTCGATAATTTTATCCACTGAGTCTTTTAATGTATCTAAGTGAGTGATTAATAATACAGTTTTAAATTGAGATTTAATCATTTCTAAAACTTTGATAAAACTGTCCATATGTTCCGCATCCAAAGATGTAGCTGGCTCATCAAGAATAAATACGTTGCTTACTGGCAAGCTGCCACATTTAATCAGAGCTAATCTAATCGCCATAGCAACCAAGGACTTTTCTGCTCCTGAGCAGTTTTCAATCGCTCTCGGAGAAGAATTAGGATGCTGAATGTAAATTTCTAATCTACCTTCTTCATTTGCAAAGTAAGCTTCAAACTCGACAATGTTTGCCAAAAGACCGTTTATTTCTTCGTTGATTATTGGCAGAGTTCTTTTAATTAATTCAAACGGAATACCGCTATTATGTGTGCATTTTAGAAATAACTCATAAGATGAATGTTCTGCTTTTAGTTTATTAAGTTCCTCTATTTCTTTCTCGTATGTATCAATTTGTTGCTCTAATGACGCTAAGTTTCCTACTGCTTTTGTATGATCGTTTTCCGCTGTCTTTAAAGATTCTTGTGTAGAATTCTTTTTCTTAACGAGATTAACAAGGTCTTTTTTCAATTCGTTAATGTTGTCGTATAAATCTTTGTTTGATTCATAACGATTAATTATTTTTTCATTCTCCACAAGTTCTGTCTCAACCTCTGACTTGGTATTTTGCAACTTAACTATCTCTTTTAAGAGAGAGGAGATTTTGCTGGATGCTTCATTAGATTTATCTTTAAGCTTTGTAAGTTTATCAAGGTATTCGTTAACTTTGTCTATCTCTAACTTTAATAGATCACCTCTTAAAGCTGCTTCTTGTTCTTCGATCGTTTTAAGAGCCAACTCTACTATTGAGATTTCTGTTAGGGATTCCAGTGCGCTCTTCTTAAATGAGCATTCTTTAAATTGGTCTTTGCCGCAAGCAGCTAAATCAATAAGCTCGGCAGACTTTCTATAGATTGAAAGAGAATTGTTTTTCATCTTCTTCTCGGAGAGAAGAGAATCAATCTCTTTTAGAATCTTTTTAGAAGCTTCCTGTTTTACTTTAAGTTCTTCTACATTAAGTTTCTCTACGACTTGATTAATCTTTTCAATGGTTTCTTCGTGAGTTTTTAATTCAGCTGATTTTTTCTCAATAGCTATTTTTGTCAGAGAAAGCTGAAAGTTTAATTCTCCGTGAGTCAACCAAGCTTTCTCGATGTCAATTGGCTCTTCTACCTTTGCAAGGTCAGCGGTCAGCTTTGTAATTTTATCTTGTAAAACTTGTTGCTCTGCTTTTAAAGCTTCTACATTCTTGGCTTCTTCGTATAATTTATCAATCGCTAAATGATGCTTTATGTGTATGTCGCCAAGTATTTTTGAGTAATCTTTGTCAGTTTTCTTAATCAAGGTTTTAAGTTCATTGGCATACTGGTTAGCTGGCTTATGTTTATTTTCAAAGATCTGTAAATCAAGAAAGTTAGCAAGGACTTCCTTTCTTTTTGTTGACCCTTCATTAATAAAGTCTAATGAGCCGTGTTGAGTTGACAGACAAGTATTACAGAAGTCTTCATAAGTTCCGATCTCTTTGCGAATGTTCTTGTCTGTCTCCATTCTATCGTTGCCATTAAATGGCATAACGCTTGCTCCCGCAAAAATCTCGAAATCTAATTCTGTTTTGCCTTCTTCTATTATCTTCCCTTTTGATTTCTTAGTAATTTTTTCTGTCTTTCTTGTTATCGAGAGAATTTCATTCTCACTTAAACTAATGTAGGCGCTTCCATTACCTTCTTTCTTACGCTCATTAACTACATCAAAATTCTTACGAATGTTCTTAGAAGTTGTGTTAAACAAGGTGTAAAGAAGGCTGTCGATTATGCTGGACTTACCAGAATAATTCTTTCCAAAGATTCCAACAATTCCGCTTAATTCATAAAAATCTATCTTGTTACCATCTTTATAATTAAAGAGATTATCCCACTCAAAATTATCAAGACTCCATTTAACATTTCTTGCAACATTATCAGATACTTCTGCATCAAGATTGAACTTAGTATTAATGTCTAATACTTGCTGCATCTGTTCTTCTGTAAGGTTTTCGGAAGCTAAGAACTCTTTGATTAGCTGTTGCTGAACATTATTATCTCGGAGATTTAATTTTGTCTTATCACCCTTCTCTATCTCATTCTCAACCTCTTTGGCGTGCTTATTGACAACAGTAATAGACTTAGGTGAATAATTTTTTAGTATGTCTGTTTTAAGTTTATTGATCTGCTCTTGGTCATAATACTTATCCAATACTAAACGAACGTGTGAACCAACCTGGATAACAGGAAAAGATCCATCGTATTCAACAGTTATGAAAGGAGCTGGATTATTAAAGATTATTGGTTTTACAGAGAACTTATTTTTATCCTTGATGTCCCAAATAAGAATTCCTTTCTCTGTCTCCTCTCCAAAGTTCTGTTGAATGGTTGAACCGCAATAAGCCACCTTGTCATTTAAGAATTGATGCTTATGAATGTCTCCAAGAAAACCATAATCAAAATCATCAAAGATTGACAGATTATCATCTGTATTCTTCATTGCCCAGCCAGTATCAGTCTTGGAGCCTTGAATTGCTCCGTGATACAATGCAATGTTAATCTTTTCTGCGCTAGTTGGTTTAATCCAATTATCTCGATCAAAGATCGATAAAACATTCAGACAGAATTTATCATTAAGATGGAACTCACCAGAATCTTTTAGAAGCTTAACTCTTGGACTATTAATAGCTTGAACAATTGGACTAATTGCATCTTGGCGATCAGCATTATTTAAATTACCATCGTGATTACCAAGAATAATGTATAGAGGAGCTATGTCTGAAAGATTGTTGAATAGTTTTGTTGTCATCTCAACAAATTCTGGTGAGATGTTTGTTTTTGTATGTGCAACGTCTCCGCAACAAATGATTGCGTCTACTTTCTCTTTTTCAAGAGCATTATACATTTGTCCAAAGATGTTTTCGTAAATGTTGTGGTGTTTTAGATTTTTAATGTGAATATCTGCTAAATGGGCGAATTTCATGCAACCTCTAATTCTTGTTGTAGTAATGTATCATAGGTCATCAATCTGGCACAAGCCTTTCTCTTCTGGAATTGTTCTTTTGTCATTTCTCCTGCGTCTTTATAAGGTAGAATATCTATCTTATAGACCTCAACACCATAATTGATAAGCTTTCGTATAATCTCACTTTCTTTCTTCGTCGCATCTGGATCTAACGCCATATACACAGTTGTATCATAGCCGACGATCTTCTGGAACAATTTACTTTCCTCTCTCAAAGTTGAACCAAGCATTGGAATTGCGTTGTGCCCTGCTTTGATTGCGTCAAAGATTCCTTCGACAAGAATAATATCGCTGTCAAAATCTATGTATAGTTCATTAAAGATTATATCTTTAGAAGACGGCGGTTGCTTAAACTTAGCAAACTTATCGCCAGTAATAGTTCTACCAATGAAGTAGTTTAGGTCACCATTAGAGTTGAACGATGGAAAAATTATTCTGTCTTTGTATTCTCCGTCAAAGCAGAAACCAATCTTCCAATAAAGTATGTCTTCTTGAGTTACACCACGCTTCTTAAGATAGTTTAATGATTTAGCGTGCGCTAGGAGCGTCGTTTTATTTGTGAGCGTCACGAACTTCTCTGGTAAAGAGAAAACCTCTTCACGAGCCTCTGGAGTGTCTGCAAATAGATCGTCTAGGTTTGTATCAAGATCAACCTCTCCATCGAGCATTTTCCATCTCTGGAACATCTCAAAGGTGCCTTTTTTACGCACAAGTTTGCGAATATTGCCTGCAACATCGCAGACCCAACACTTGTACTTGCTTTTCGTAAAATTTACAGAGAGTTTCTTTTTATGGTGTTTACAGAACGGACAATAATAAAGATATTCATTTCCTACTTTATGATGTTCACCAAGGAAAGAATCAACAATATTTAGCTTTTCAGTGATTTCCATTGTAAATAACCGGCCTTAGCGATAATAAAACTATCGCTTCTATCCATAGAACCCGGAACAGGGTTCCCGTGTGCGGTCAATTCTACCTTAAAGTCTGGTTCTTGGTCAAGTACAGCTTCAAACACAACTTCTTTTGCTTTTCTTCCTTTCTCCATTTTCACGCCATACATTCTACGAGCCGTAGCAGCAGAAATAAATTGAGGATCTAAACCAATTACATCACAACAAATCCAGGAAACAATACCATTGAATCTCATTAATGTTGAAATTGTTTTAGCAGAAGACATACCAGCGGAGAAAGACATAAGAGGTTCTTCTACATAGATTGCTTTAATGTCGTATGTTTTATTAAGATTATCAACATACTTTTTAATATTTGAAGCTTTAATAAAAATGTCTTTAAGTTTTTCTAATCTTACCGCTTCACACAAGACGATCTTACCATCTTCGTCCAAGATAGTAAACGCAGTAATTGTTGTTGAGATATCAAGTCCTAAAATCATGATTAAATTGTATCAGATTAAATATCAAGTTTAAGTTTTATTGTATAATCTAATTCTGGTGTCTTTCTTACCGGATTTGCTAATTTTGCTATGGCTATTAAGTCGCCTTCTTCATTATAAACTCCGACTTCGCTTATAAACACTTGAGATTTATAAGGAGAATTATAATTGGTAAAAGAACTTGAAATAGTGTTTTTTATTACTAACTGGTCGTTTTCAAAGTATTGTCCATTGGATGGAACAAAATAACTTCCAGTTGGAGCATTGTAAGTTGTGCCGTTAACCACTATTGAGCTTGTTTGCCCAAGAACTAAAGAATTAAGTTGTCCACCGCTTATAAACGTTCTGTTGTTGCTCCAGGTGAAATCATTCTTTTCGGCAGAACAGAACATTGTTATAGTGCTTCTTTCTGTTGAGCCTTGAAAGTTTAATTCATATGATGCAGAAACAATCGGAGTATTGCTTCCTGCATCAGTCGTCGTCTTTTGATGTGCACCAAAATAAATCCATTTTAAATTATCAGAAATAGCAGTATAAGTATAATCTACACTATACTTGGGATCAGAAACGGGCTGAACGTAAAACTCGCTTGTATTTGCTAATTTTGAACTTCCTGTTAAGATAATAATTCCTTCGTCGTAAAGAACAGTTCCAATTTCTGTTCCAACTAAAGAAGAATTATAAGAAGAATAAGTTTGATATATCTTTGTATTTTTTTGAGAGTCACTAGCTTCGGCAACCAAGGTTCCGGTAACATAAATTTTTAAATTTAACATCCCTGGCTGTAATTTAATACCGTAATAAGCCGATGGTATTTCTATAAAATTTATGTCCATTAATGGCTTCAAAAAATAGTCTGAGTACCCAGAAGGATAGATGTTCTTTAAGCTACCAGCTTGAACCAAAGACGTGTTTAAATATTTTGCCGTGCTTGCATTGTTGTTATCTAAAGAATATTTTATGAATATATTATTTAATGCATAAAGTTTTTTAACTGTATTATACAACGTATAATGTTCGTAAAAGGCTCCACCAGGCTGATAAGCAATAAAATTTCTTTGTACTTGTGGAGTATAAGAAAAAGTACCACTAATAGAAAAAGAAGCGGAATAGAAAAAATTATTTTTAGTAAAGTTTTCTGATAATGATGCAGTATAAATTGTGTTCCTCTCTAACATCGTGATAGAGGAACTTACCTTATTACCTTCAGACAATTGATCGTTAACAGTTACATTGCCGTTATAAAAGACGACCTTGTAAGATGGATTTGCAGATAGAGTATTATAAAATACATCATTTTTGCCAAATTTTTTCATATTAGTAATCTAGTCTAACAGAAAGTGTATAATTAACTGCGTCAGTATTTCTTAGAGGTTCACTTAACTTAGCGACTGCAAGTAGTTCATCGTTATCAGAATACAAGCCAATTGTTGTTACGTAAGAATAGTTTTTGTCTGTTGGGTTGTTCTTTACAACAATCTTACTAGAACTTACATAAGTTGGATTTGAGCTAAAATTAAATTCATTAGCATCAATTCTGCAGTTATATACAGTAGAATATAATTGAGTATTGTTGCTGAATTGGATATTACCGACTAGTCTTCTAAACGAGTCTGCAATTTCTGTAATTGAGGCAGAAGAGAATCCTTGATCAGTAGAACCTGTTCCAGTTGTTATGTAACTGCTAGAGATCCAATTACTGGTATCTAGTGTAGCCGCATTCAAAACTAATACACCTGCTTGGTAGAATACTGTTCCGTAGGTTGTACCTCCAGAAGTTAGATAATAATATTCTCCAGCTGGGGAATCAGAGTAAACAGTTGTTGCGGAAGCTCCTGTGTCAGTTATTGTTCTTAGTCCGCCACCAAAAGGAGAAGCGTAAGAAGAAGTACCATGAGAAATTTGAACAGTTGCATATCTAATCTCATCTTTAATTAAAAGTCTTGAGATAGGAATAAAAATAGCTTTATCTATTATTGTAGAGGAAGTATTAACTGTAAAGTTTTTTACTGTTCCTGTTACGTCAAACCCTAATAGAGTTTGTGCCATTTGAGTATAGATTCTATTCTTATTTGTTGTTCCAGAAACCACAGTAAAACTTCCACTTCTTACACCAGCAGTTAAGTCAAAAATGTGATTTGCAGAAGAGCTTAGGTAAGGATAATCATAGACAGATTCAAACAAACCATGAGTCGCTGTAAATTTCTTTACGTTTGTATCATTTGGCCAAGTTCCGTATGTACCAGAAAGAATTGTTCCAGTAATTGGGATGTATTCAGACAAACTTTCTTTGGCTGATTGAATGTCGTTCTCTGCAAAAAATTTATAACTCATTATTTAACTCCGTTATGGTTGGTAAATTAATACTACTGGAATGTCAATTGAATGCCCAATGTTAGCTCCAACAACTCTTAAAGAAGAGAAGATGTGCAAAGCTGTACTGGAATTTAGACCAGAAATTGTAGTTGCTTGTGTTCTTCCGTAAGTAGTAAAATAATACGAAGGATTTGAAGCTAAGAAATCAGAAATTCTCAAGCTAAATGCCAAATCTTTTCCTACTTGACTAATGTATGTGGCGTTCAAGCTTGTTGCTGGAGCTGAAGTTGTTGACCCATTGTTGTATACATTAACTGTCTTGAAGAAGTTAGGATTATTAGAAGAATTTACTGTATACAAATTATAAGCCTGATTTCTATTAAATGCCGTTGAACTTACAATTGGACTTGCAGAAAAAGCTCCATTTGAGTCGATAACTTCCAAGAATAATCTATTTGCATAAACATCAAATTCATTATCTTCTAGATCTGCCAATTCTTTTTGAACGTTGCCATTTGTTGAATCAAAGCCTTGAGAAACTCTTACATTTCGTGCAACAGCTCTTGTTCCGCCAGCAGCAGCGCCAGTTCCTGTGGCAATGTTTCTGCGTCCGTCAATTAAGCCATCAATTGTAGTAATGCTGGTTCCTACACTAGCAATTGCTGTATCATTTACTAAAACAACAAATGCGTTAAATGTTGAATTTAAAATTGATTTAGTTACAGAATCAATAAATTGGCTTTGATTTAATTTTAATACAGGCAAATAAAGAATGTTTGGGTTTGCATAGGTTTTAAGTTTGAATTGTAATCCGGAATTTGAATTTGTTGTAGGTTCTAGTGCTGGGGTTAAATTAATGTTTAAATCATAATAAGCAGAACCGCTTGGATTGTTAATATTGAATAAACTATAATCAATTTCATCATCAGCTACTGCAAATTTTGTTACTTTAAAATTTCCATTACCTTCTGCTAATTTTTTTCTTCCTAATTCTGTTAAAACCGCATCAAGGATTATGTCACCTGAATTATCTAAAAATGCCATTGTTTGACTCCTTTGTCTCTATTAAATAGTTGTTCAAAAATTAATTTCTCTACTATGCTAGAGAAATGCTAAACGCTGCATATGCTGCACCCCAACTAGAGGTTGTAATCTTTTTGGTAATATTTTGTACGGTATCATAGTAAAGTTTTTCACTTCCGTAGAAGAATGCTTTATCTCCAAGATCTGTAAATTTTACTTTAACAGTTGTATTGGCAGATGAAACTAAGCCTGCATGTAACACTGCAAGTCTAAAGTCACTGTCTACTGTATAGTATGGAGTACTAACGAAAGTACCTTTAACGGCGTCATATTTAAATCCACCACCCCATACTCCACTACCTAATTCTTGTGATTTAATGTTTGCAGTTAAATCATTATTTAAAGTTATACCAAGGTTTGCTAATTTACTTTTTAAAATTAATGCGTTCGCTGACAAAGTTGGAGTCAAAGAAGTATCGTTTAAAGTTATTGGTCCAACTGCTGCAACAATTGATCCATTAAGGGTTTCTCTAATATTTACCCTAAAAGATTCAATGCCTTCTGTTATTGAATCTTTTAGAGCAGTAGTATTAAAACCACCTCTTCCAGAAGTCAAATCTCCACTGTTAATTGTTAATGTTCCATTGATTTGCGTGAAATCTCCAGAAGTTATATTTGTTCCTGATAAATCCCAAAATAAGGTAGTACCTACTGGAACGTTTGAGGTATAAACGAAACAACTAAATACATCTCCTTCATTTATTGAGAAGAGATCTGGCGTTATTTTGTAAGTTCTTTGTGATGTGGATGTATCATTTATTGTATAAACCTTAGATGTTGATAGAATATCTGAAGCCGCTGTTTTTCTAATGTTTATTACAAAAGTTTCCGGACCTTCCGTTAAAAGATCTTGTTTTATGTTTATTTTCAAATAAGCGCTTTTAATTTCATTAAACAATAATTTTCCAGCAGTTATTCCATCAACAAAATCACTTGCGTTTAAGTTGCCACTTTTTCCAACAACTTCCCAATAATATTCATCCTGAGAGTTGACATCTTTACTTTGTATTATTAAATCTAAAGTTTCACCTTCATTTAAGCTGTTTGAGGTATTTATGCTATTTGATACAAAAGAAAATACAGGCAACTTAATTGAAGTATCATTTACAGTTACAGATGGGCTTACTGCTATTATGTCTCCTCCGCCTAATACATTTGCTGGAGCTGACCTTACATTAACAAAGAATGTTTTTTGCCCATCAGTTCTTAAGTCCTTTGAAGTTGTTATTTTTAATAAAGCAGAGTTATTGAAAATAGTAACTTTTCCTTCTGTAACCTGGTCTACTCCAAATACCGCTCTAAATGTACTGTTCAATCCATTAGAATATTCAGCTGATTCAAAATCTAGATCATCTATATTATTACCCTCTAGATCCCAAAATAATTGTGTGCCGTCTGGTAATCCAATCGTTTTAAGTATAAAGCTTACGGAGCTACCTTCATTAATTACATTAATATTGTCAGATAAATTTATACTAACTGGTATAATATTATTAATTGAATACTCAATGTCTTTAGAATATGTGCTACCAAATTCATCAGTAATATTAAAAACAACCTTTAAGAATTTTAAATAATCGGTTGGTAAACTATCTTTTTTTCTAAGATCATCATAAAATCCAGGTATATTATCTAATGAATAATTTTTTACTAAATATTTTGTTTCTTCCGGATTATTAAATATTTTTTCTGCTTCACTGTAAGATATTTGCGGCAAAGAATTAAAATAAATTGGAACATATTTTCTGTCACTATTTCCGACAAAAACTGTAATATTATTTTTTAATTTAGTAATATAAGTTGGATAGGTTGGGTTTTTAATTCCAACAGTAAGATATAACATCGGAAGTTGAATGTTATATTTTAAACTTTTGAAGTTATATTTTATATCAACAAATTCTTTTTTACTTGGATCGCTAATTGAAGATAAAATTTCTGGCATTAAATGTGAATAAACTTCTTTGATTTTTTTATTTCCGAATGCTACATTTAAATCGTCTATGGTAATTACTTGGTTTTTATCAAGAAAATTTGGAAAATCATTAAGAAAATATCGTAAATTTAAATCAATTTTCTTATTAGTTTTTGGTGAAGATAATCTTAATTTTACGGTTAAACCTTTACCAAGATCATAAGAATCGACCCGCTTAACTGTATTGTCCCATAATTGCATAGAGCCTTTTGGAGGAACAAACCTTTCTAGTTCTGGATCATAGGTTTTTTGTAAATCTGATGCAGATACTTTTATTTTTGACAAGAAATTTTTAGTTTTATTATAAAACTCTTTTTGCTCTGGCGTATAAAAACTATAATCTAGATATGTAGAATTATCTGTTGAGATCATCTCTAACTCTAGAACTTTTGTTGGAGAAGAAAAGTGTTTAACTATTCTAGATCCTTCATATAACTTTAATACTTCTTGATAAACATCGTAATCTCTTTCAGATAGAAAACAATAATAATATTTTGTATTTGCCTGTATATCATCTATTAAAGTTACATTATCTTCAATTGTTTTAGGAATTAATTTTGTAGTATCCAGTTCTAAATCTAAAATTTTATATAATTTCTCATCTTGCAAAATATCTTCGTAAGTTGAAGGCTTTTCATTAGTTCTATAAACATAAACTCTTTGCAAAATTAAATCATTCGAGTGAACAACTTGATCATTAAATGTAATGTTAGAAACTACTAGACTTGTTTTTACTTTCCCATTATTGCTTGGGAGCATTTTTTGTGGCGTTGGTTCTTTGAAAGTATCATAAGCAGCTTGATTTAGTTGCTTGAAGATATTAAATAATTCTTCTCTATTATAATTGCCAACTATTTGTGGTTCATTTTCTTCAAGAAAATCTAAGAAAGTATTAGAAAGATTATTTACCGAATTTTCATCTCCTACTAAATTTAATAAATTTATTAATAATTCTTTTGTATAAATCTTTAACCTCTTTAACATGAGATCATCTTTATATTCTTTTGATAAATCTGAAATTAATTTATTGGTTGCATTGTCAAAAATATTTTCTTCACTGTTCGAAAGTTTTTCATAATATTCAAAATCTATGATGGCATTTTTTAAAATGTAATGAACTAAATTAAAATAACCTGCAACAGAATTAATATAATTTTTAACAATTTTAGAAGATGTTTCTTCTGATAAAGAAGTCAATAAAGCACGGTTTTTATAATAAAAGAAGGAATCAATAGGTATCACAGATGGTTTATTTAATAAAATACCAGAAAGAAATTCTTCTTTTGTATCCTCAAATTCTATTTGCTTTGGTGGCAATAATGTAGAAGAGTAATTTGTTCTAATAGCACTGGATTTTATGGAAACTTTGTTTTTTATTTTTTGGAAAGAATCAACCGATATATTCAAATAATTTGGAGCTTCGCCAATTCCTGGAACATAAACTGTTTGCCCGTTTTTGGTTGTTACAGTAGCTCCTTTTTTTGTATATACAAGACTATTAGAATTATTAATAGTAAACCCATAATAACCATCTACATTAAAATATTTAAATAAAGTATTATAAAAGATATTTTCAACAACTTTATTTAAATCATTTGTGTTTGAAATAAAACTCTCATCTAAAAAACTATATGTAAAAGAATTAAAAAAATCCCACCCATCGGATTCTGTAAGAGGAAATCCATTTTTTATAGAATCAAATCTTTTTTTAATTCCAAATAATCTACCATCTACAAAATAATCAATAGGAACTTTCAACTCTTCAGTTTTTTTATTTATATTTTTTATCTGCGAAGTTTCATCAGAACAAACATAATTCATAAAAAAATAAGGCAAAATACTTTGATAATAAGTATTATTATTATTTCCTATGTTTTGTATAACATTATCAAAGTTTTGTTTAATATCTCCAACTTTTTTAAATACTGGTATTTCTTGACCAAAAACAAAAATAGATGATTCTTTTTGTAAAATTGGCGTCATAAAGTCATCAATTTTTTTATAAGGATCATTTGTATAGTTGTTGGTTGTAAATGTATCAAAAACTTTTTTGTAGTTTCCGTACACTGTTGATCCTGAATAATTGATATTGTTAAACGCCATTTTTATGCCTCTAATACAAAATACTCATAAGCCACTTTATCAAAGTATTTTTTATTTTTTAAACTTATTCTGCAGAAAATAGAATTGAAATTAGTAACAGAATTAATATTTTCTTGGGTTATTTGTTCCCATGTTTCATGCATAGAATTTGGATCTATTGAAACTAAATATTCTATTTTAAATTTTAAAACATGTTTAAAAAAGTAAGTTGGATATTCAAAAGAATCAATTAAGAAAGATCTATAATCATTATTTTCTTCTTCTGTTGTTGGCTTTATGATTCCATCATTTAAAATAAAAGATAGGAATAAATTAGCACTGTCTTTTGCTTCATCTGTTTTGAGACTGGTATTTTCTTTTTTAAACAATCCCTCTTCAGAAGAAGTGTTTGCATTTGCAGTATTTGCTCTAACCAATTCTGGATCGACTACTTTTTTAGAGTTATCTTCATTTTTAACAAAAATACTCAATTGATTTAAAAATCTTTTATAATCATAATCACTTATAGAATTAACAAGCTTTCCATAATATTCTGCTAATTTTTGTTTATCTGCATCAAAGATGTTTTGAATTTGTTTGTCTATTATTATTTTCTCAAATTTAGTATAGCCATTGCTATCAAATAAAATTTGTTGTAATAATGATTTACTATCTCTTTCTGAGCTTGTGAATGCTGCTCTTTCTTTTACTTCGTCATAATTTCTAAAGTCTATGTATCCCGTTGAAACGGTTTCTGTATGTCTTATCAATTCTGAATTATCATAGTTTACCAATGCTTCATCATAATTTGCAATCTCGTTGTATAATACTCTAAGATCTCTATCTATATCTATTTCAGTTCTAGCATTTATATTTTTTAATTTTTCATCTAAAAATCTATAATATCTAAACTTAAATGAATAGTTAAAAAGTATTCTAGCAGGAAACTCTATAAGATTGTTTTTTAATTTTATTAGATATGTCGTAAATTGTTGATTATCTAAAATATTAATTTGTGATATTTCTGCAACGGATTCGATTGGATAAGTTCTTAAATCAGATCCTTGCAATAAAATTTTCTTTGTTACAACTTTACTAAAAATATCTAACAGCTCTTGCTCTGTAAAGAGCTTATATAATTCTGCTCTATCTTTCAGCATAAGATTTTCGTTGATAGAAAGAAAAATGTATAGATTATCATCTAAACTTCTAGATACATACATATTTGAAAGATAGTTTTTAGAATTCATGGTTTAGCAATTTGAAGGAGTTTCCTTTCCTCCTGGTCCGTAAATATCTGCTGTTTTCATCTTTTGTTCAAAGTCAGCATTATTATCAAAAGAAATATTTAAATAATTTTCTATTGAATATTCGTTGTTTATTTCTTTATTAAATAGAAGTTGAACTAATTTTCCCTTATCTTTGCCGTCTGACGCTTCTAAATAAACTTCGATAAAATAATTATCTGTTTCATTTTCTTCAAATGCATTTATTTCTTCAATTTCAGCTAGAAGCTCGTTGTCCTCTACTATAAATGTTTTTATATATTTTTTACCATCTTTATCAACAAAATTTTTAACTTCAACTTTTTGATAATAAGATGTTATGTTTAATTGAGGTATTACTTCTTCTAGCCCTTCGTTTTCAATAATGTTCTCAAAAGTATTTGCAGTAATATATGTTGTATAATATTTTGGAGTTATCAAAGCACTGCCTGAAACATAGTTTTGAAAATCCGGAGAATTAATAAACTTTATTTTCCATGCTGGAGCGTATTGATTACCAAGTATTTTATCACCAATTCTATTAGCTAGATTATGTTTTCTTATTACTTGTCCTGTTTTGCCATCTCTATAATAATCTTCTCCACTTGAATAATAAGAAGGAGCTTTTAAACGAGCAGAAGTTTTAATTCTTGAAGCTATCTCATTCTGGGGTTCTCCATTGTTGCTTTCATATTTTACATCAATGTCGTGGAAAGAATAGCTAGCTGGTGTAAACATTCCCTTTGCTAGCAACTCTCTTCCTTTTGGAGTTAAAACTAGATCAATGACTTCTTCATTTTGTTTAAAAAATTCCATGTTTTTTCCTACTTGTTAGTTTCAGAATCTTTTACAACATTACCTTGATTATCTAAATGAAATCCTTTAGCAACATTATTTGTCTTATCGTATTCTAGTTCAACTTCTACTTCACCACCAGCAATCAACTCTGCTTTAGAATAAGGCCAATTGTAAGCTAATTTATAACTATCATTAATTGGATCGTTCAAAGTTCTGTTGATAACATTTTTGTAATCAGTTTCTGCTCTATAGCTTACTTTAAATACTTTGAATCTTAGATTCTTTGGCAATGTATTGCCAAATTTTACTAAATCATCATAAGAAAAAATATTGCTATTTTTTAGATCAAATTCAATTGTTTTATTATCCATTTCCATAGTTTTTGCTATGTCTGGCATTATTCCTTGCCAAATTTTTATTAAATCACTTCTTGTTATAACTGATTTAAATTCTTCAAAGAAGAACAAAAATGGAGCAGAAACTTTTCCATAATCTTGTAATTTTAATGGAATCTTAGAATTTCTTCTTATTCTCATAAAATCCATAAGAGGAGGCATAATGTATTTTTTGCTAAAATTATCCATTTTTATTAAATCTTGATCTTTGCCATAATTTTTTTCAAATTTATCTAAATTTAAATATAAAAGTTTTTCTTCAATTTCATTTTCAAGATAAACTGGAACTATCACCAATGCCTCTTCAAATGTTTTTGATGTGGCAACTTCGCCAATTCTAATTCTTTCTTTCGGATTAAATCCAACTATGTCTAGCAAAGAGCCTGTTAATGTGTTTGAATTATCTGTTGCTTGAAAAAACAAACCCGTTGTATCATCAACATCAACACCTAACTGATGCCAAACTCCTCTTATTGCATCTCCAGGAGTTGTCCCACCTGAATCATAGCCAGAAGAATTGGTTAGTTTTGCCATTGTTCCGGAAAAATTTAAATTAGCAGTTGGATTTGTCCATTTAACATACGGAGTCCAAGTTTTATTAGTCTCTGAAAATCCAAAAATTTCTACACAATCTCCTAGATTTACTGCCTTATTAGCGACGGTAGATGATGTTACGAAAGAGCTTTCATAGGTTACTGTACTGTATCTCTTAATTTCATTAAAAGTAAATTGAGCACCTTTACCCGCGACAATCTGTACGCCAGCAGAAGCGGTAATCAAAGAGGGCTTAAACGTAATTGTTGCTGCAGCATAAGAAGCATTTTTCCAAGAAGAAGAAGGAGCTAAGTTTAAATCAGAATTAAACGAAGAGCCAGTAATTGTTTGCAAAGTAGCATCCCCACTTGTTGTTATCCAAGGTGGATTGTGGAAAATATATGGTCTTGGTCCAAAATTTTCTAAAGAAGAATAGGTTGTAAAATTAGGAGTCTTATTTATTACAAGTCTCATAGAGTAATCTTTTGTTAAATCTGAGAAATACCAAAACTGTTCTGGGGTAGAACTTAACGATGGTAGTTTTTCATCTTTTATAAAAAATTCAACTATTTCTGAATAAAGATTATTAGCTAGCTCTTTATAAGCAGAATCTTTTTGGAAACCTTTTTGTAATGTTGCAGAAGCACTATTAGCAAATTGTATATCCGGATCTGCATCATAGATCTTTACATCTGCAAATTTACTTGGATCTAATGCTGCCTCAAATGGAATTTTTGTATAATAATTTCCATTTAAATTACCTGTTATTGCATTTGCACCTGTTGTACTTAAATCTGTCGTAACAACATTAAACGGCATTGCAATACCAGATTTTATTGAATTAAAAGTAATTCCAGGATAAAACAATGGTTGTAACGCTGGTTTAACCCAATAGTATGTTCCGCTATAAGATCCGGAAAATATAAAAGCCCCAGTGGCTGCATCAGTTATTGATACACCATTTTTAATAAAATATTTATAAAAATTCTTTGGTAAAACTTTGCTTAATTGTTCTGACGGGTAAAATTCTGATAATGGTACAAATTTTTTAACAGTATTTAAATTAAATTTAATTTTAGAAATTTTTAAATCTTCATTTTTATTAAAATCAGGCAATACGTCTATAAAATCTGTATAGTTACGTCGGTCTGCGTAAAATTGACTTAAAGTTATTTGGCCAGTAGAATAATCGATATTAAAGCCTAATGGATCATATTCTGTTGATAATGAAACAATTAAATTATAAGAATCTATATATTCATAATTAACTGGTGGAGTTGTTCCTTCATTATAATAATTTCCTAACACAACTGTTGGATTATAAGAAGAAAAAACGGCATAATTTTTAAAATTATATTTTACGTCATAAGCTACAGTTTTGTAGCTATCATAATAAGGTACACTAACAGAATCCTGTATAGTGTTTTGTGGTCTATTGGTATTAAAATTTCTTCCAAATAAACATGTCCCAAGCATTTCGGTGCCATAAGGGGGAAATAAATAAGAACCAGTGAAATTAATGCCAGCATAACTATTTGAAATAAATGTTGGATTGTCTAAATGCATCAAAACACCAGATTTTTCTATAAATACAGTTCCGCTTTGATAAGTATAAGTATCCATAGGCCAAACGCTAGCATACTCTTTGCCACTTGCTGGATAGTTAAGTTGCCCTGCAGAACTATCCTTTCCTGGATCCCAACCAAAAATTTGTGTTGACGCTCTTGAGCGATTATTAAAATTACTATTCCACGTATATAAAACACTTAGCAAACTTCTTCCTGTTGCTATGTTTCTATAAGAATTCTCTGTTTTTGGCCAAAGTTTTTCTTTATAATAAATTTTATTTATTTTTGAATTTGTTATGTTGTTTTGAATTTTTTCTTTATCAACTTCTAATAACTTATAAAACAAAGAACCGCTCTTATCTGCGTATCTTATGTTTCTTTCATCTTTATAAAGAGTATCTAATCTATCTAAAGAAATGTTGTAAAAATCTCCTAAATAAGAATAATTTGATGCAAATGGTAAAGAAATGTTTTCTTTATTACCATCACTTAAATTGTATTCTACAACTATATTTCTGTATTTAGAATTAATAGGAGATTGTTGATAATAAACAAATTGTTTTTTATCATCAATGTTTCCCACATAATTTGATTTTATAATTTCGAAATCAGCACCAGAATAACCAATCCCAGAAACTACTGAACTTACTTGTTTTCTTGTTTTTAATCTAATTGGGTTGTAATAATTTGAAAGCTGTCTTTGTGTGCCAAACCCCATAAGCTTATTTCTAGAAATCAAATAAGTATTTAATGAAGTTGCACTACTGGCTGTAAATGTGGTTGAATAAGCAGAAAAACTCGAACTTTTAACCATTTCATCTTGTGTTGTGTTAAATCCATAAGTTTCAAAATAGACGCTTCTATCTAAGGACTTACTTAAGAATGTTATCCCAGGATTTGAATAATCTTTTACAAAAACATTGTTATCAAACGACCCAGTTCCAAATCTTGAATTTATCCAACTGTACCCTCTAGGAGAAGCCGGTATTTCTCTTCTTATAAAAGCATTGTCGTATTTTTTAACAATACCACCAGAAGATGTAATATTATAGTTTGTATTTCTTTGAATTCCGTGGAATGAAGCTGTCAAGCCATAACCAGCGGTTGTATAATTTCCGTACTCAGCATGATCAACTAAAAATTTCTTATTTAGGTAATAACGAGCAGAAGGATTTCTATAGTTAACTGTATTATACGGAGAAAATTGTCTTGATGTTGGATCTAGATTTTGCGCTGCTCTTGTCTCTGGACCGCCTGGCGCTCCGAAAGTTTGAGCAATAATCATTTCACTATTTGTACCGTCACCAAGAGTAAAATCTTGTACTTGAAAATCTTGAGCGCCGGAAATGAACGGGCTATCAATAAGAGGGAAACTTGCAGTTGGATAAGATCTAAACCAGAGATTGTTTTCATTTCTATTTGTCGCCTGAAACACTTCATAATTTTTTGAGTAATTTCCGGCAATTCTTGGATCAGTTGTCTTAATTCTTTTTGTGCTTACAACTCTTCTAGCTCCACCTTCTCTAGAAAAACGAACTGCTAGTTTATTATAATTTGGAGTGGAGCCAAGAGGACTTGTAAAACTTATTGAAGTCCCAGAAGCAGAAATAGAGAACATTTCTGGTCTATTAAACTGATTATCACTGCCAGTATTTATGGCAACATGTCTATGCGCATATCCACCAACATGTTGAGTAGTAAACGGACCTTGTAATGTAGATTTTATATCTCCTTCATTATGTATTTTAGTTATGTCATAAGCCTTTGTAACACCAGAACTTGATAACACACTTCTATAACCATTAAAGTCAGATGGAGCAATTATTGTCACGGGCATGTAGGAATTTTTTAATCCAACATTAGATCCATAAACTTTTATATTTCTTATGTACATTCCTGTTTTTGCAACCAAGTCTGCACTTTGCTGTTCTGTAAACGTTATTACTTGAGTTGGATCTCTTTGCAATAATTCATTAACATAACCATATATCTTTTGCTCATCAGTATTGTATCCTTGAGTATACGAAAAACTTGTTAAAGACTCTTTTAGTTTAACAACATTAACTTGGTCTTTATTATAATCTGTATACACAGAATCATGAACTTGTGTTCTTGTTTCTGTATTAGTTCCACTAGTAAATAAATTAGTATCGTTTCTGTTGGCATAATATTTGTAAAAAGTATCTAAAGGATTAGTTTCTGAAGTGTAAAGATAAGAGCGGGATTTAAAGGCATCGCCTTTTATCTTTTCTTCGTCCTGAGAAACTACATTATATTTTATTTTGTTTCTTGTGCTTTGGCTCATACTTCACTCTCTTAAGATTTAATTAAAGAACCTATTGGTTTTATGCCTTCTTTACCCGTCGCTCCATTATTTATATCTGCCTTGCCAACATATAAATATTGATCCCCAGCATTATTTTTTGCATCTTTCACATAATAAATAAATGATTTTGGATAAATTTGTTTCTTTACTTTATTTCTTTGTAAAATTGTATTTTCAATAATTGTTCTTGCTTTTTCTGAAACATTTGCAGATGCTGGTATTAAATTTCCTAAAATTCCATCTAATGCATCGTCAATCCATTTGTACACTTCAACGTATCTTTCTAAATCTATCGTATTTTGTATTTTTTCAAAAAAGATTCTTCTAAAAAAGTCTAAATCTTTATACTCAAATCTATACTCCGCTAACGGATCGGCAATAAGATTATTAAATTCTACTATTGATCCAAAGAAATTTAACATGTTTTTAGAAATAATGTCATACATGCTTGTTTCAATTGCAAAGAAAAACTTTTCTGGTCTATCTTGTTTTGTATAATAATCATCATTACTTTCTAAAATGTTAACCAAATTACTTGAAAGTATATTTTCTGGGTCTTGTTGTTCTTGTCCATAAATCATTTCTTTTGATTTAATTGTGACTGATGGTTCAAATCCATACCCTGCGGCTGTATAAACTTTTGATTTAAAATTCGACAAGTAGCCAGTTGCGTATGGTGCAGAAACAGAACCAGAAGTTAAGTCATTTATGTAAAAAACATTACCAGATGCATCACTAGAAGTTATAGTAGAATAATCCCAGTGAAGTATAAGTGTTTCTGCTTTTGGTATGTAAGTACTATTACCTATCAAAGCATTCTGACTAACGTTCTTTCTACCAACATTATTTGCATTTTTTGAATGCTCTTTTAGTTCATAAGAACTTAACTGATCCATCCAAACCATAGTTGATGCAATTCTATGGTTACTAGAATAATTTATCGTTCCTGTTGTATTTGTTCTTTCTGCTCCAACATAAACTCTCTTATTAGAAGAGAAAAAAGCAGAAGCACTTGCTTGACTTAGGGAAGAAGTTAGTTCAAAACTGTTAAAAGTATCATCATTGATGTAAGAGTACCCAGAAAACTTAACGATGAATCCAGGATTTGTTAAAACTTTTTCTTGGTAAACCTGAAACGAGATATTCCAAAGATTATTGTTGTAAAATTCATCAAAATAACTTGATGTTAGATCTATACCATGTTTAGCAGAGTAAAGCTGGAAATAAGCTTTATCATCTCTTTCACAATATCTAACGCTAAAGGATGCGCTATCTTGTGCAACATTTGTCACAGAAGAGGATGTATCACTTGCGCCTCTTGTTCCAAACAAAGAATAGGTTTTTAAATTACTTTTCTCTGCTGCTGTTTCATAAATGTTTATTGGTTTTGATGGAAAATAAAAATTACTTTCAAAACAAATAGCACCAGTAATGTTACCAGATGATGTTATACAAGAGGTTGTATTTGAATCGGAGCTGTTATAATAAGAGTAAATTACAGAATTAGAATTCTGATTATATCTATAATTTGTTTGATCTAATACGTCTTTCTTAATCGATCGATTTACATAAGAACTTGTTAGTTGATAATTTGTTTTATTAGAATAAATGTTAAGTTTGTATAGATCATCATCTGCGCCAAAACATTTAATTAAGTTTCTAAAAGACTTCTCAGTTCCTTTAGATTTATAAATAACATCTAAATTGTTATAGATATTCTTGTAAACAATGTTTTTTAAATCATTAATTAAAACTGTATATTCTTTTTGATTATTTTGGGATACTACAGAAGATAGCTCGTCAAGACTTATAAACAAATTTGGAGTTTCAAAGCCCGCAGATGATAACAATAAATCATTAAATGGAGCTTCACTTCCGCTGTATTGTAAATAATCTTTGTTCTTTATATCTTTTGATTTATCAATCTGTAAATAAAGGGTATCTAAATAACTGGAGATTACTTGTGTAAAATTTAGTAATGTTTCTCCATTTTGTAAATCATCATCAACTATCCAAGATGGTAATAAATTTTTTAAACTAAAATTATTTGTATAATCATGAGAATCAGCTAAATACAATTTTTCTGTCAAAAAAGACTGGACGCTGGGATTATCGTAATAAGTTATTGGAGAGCCAACTTCTATATTTTGCGTAGCTGTACTTATTGCTGATCCTGTATTGCGGCTAGTAGTAGAATAGCCAGTAAACGTTCCATTACATAAATGTCCAGAATAATCTAATACAACTGAATCTGTTGAATTCGCTCCTACTATACCTTCGTTAAATTTAAAATAAACACCTAAATTTATATTAGCATCATCAGTATTTGCCCCGCCGCCAACATTCTTAAAATAATTTAAACCTATTTGTTGGGCGTCTCTTTTTGTGTTCCAGAATCTAAATTCGTCAACAGATCCAGATAATTTTCCATAACCAGTTAAATCAGTTGAAGAGTTGTATTTGCCACCAAGAGCACCAATATAACCAAGGCAAGATCCTGTAATATTTACAATCGTCGCTGATTGAGTGCTCGTTGTTTTATAGGCTCCATCTAGATAAAAATCTATGCTATAACCATTAGAAGAAGTGCCATATACAAAAGCATAATGATGCCAATTTGAATCAGCTATGGTTGTAAGACCAGTATTAAATCCTATAGAAAACTGTGATGTTGAAGTACCAGAATAAAATTCTGTATATATCGAAGATGTGTTTGAAGAACCACCAGATACATAAATTGCCACTCTTTTATCTGAGTCGCTTGTTCTAGTGTAAAAGATACACTCTTTATTGGTCTGTGAGGACGTGTTTGTAAAAGAATTCTTCTTCAGCCAAAATTCAATAGTACTACCAGATGTAAAAATAAATCTAGTATTTTCTCTTCTTAAATTTGTTGGATCATAAATATTACTTTTTGTTTGATTAAAAAAACTAATATATTCTGGTGCGCTTGATGAACCAAAACCGTTGTTTAGGTTACTTGCTCCTGCCCATGTTCTACCAAATTCAACATAACCTGTTGATCTTGGATACTCAAAACTATAAATATATCTTTCTAGTGGGTTTAAATCATTTTCAAACTTTAACTGTTCATATTTTGAACCGTCATAAGGAAAATAGTCTGTAATTCTTCCAACTATATTTTCATAATATTTTCTAGCCAATCCAAATTTTGCAAAGTTTTTTGGATCACTATAATCAACATCTAATAAATGATTTTGGTTTTTCTTATCAAATTCTTTAACATAATTATCAGATTCCAATAAATCCGAAAAATCATTAATGTTTTTTTGCACCAATGGTTTTGTTGGAGTTTCTTGAGATTTATTTTTGCTAAAGAAGTCTTTTAAGCTCATTCTTCTACTCTAAATTTAAAGGCGTATGGTTGTTCTTCAACTTGTCCGTTTTGTTGTAAATCAAAAGCAAATTTGAATCCATACATATATCCTTTTTCTAGAATAGACATATCAAAATCAAAGTAGTTTCCGCTTACATCAAAAGATAGGAGAGTATGCTGAGTACTTCCGGTTCCATAGGGGACAACTTCAAAATTGTCCTGTACTCTAAATAGACGGTAGTAAGCTTTTTCAATTATGGTTGGTTCTATTTCTGTCGAAGCAACTGTATAAATTGTTGGATTCCAATTCTTTTCTCTAACAAATAATCTTAGTCTTGGTTTATCATTTTGATAATATTTTTGTTGAGCGTTTGATACTTTTAACACATAATCTGTAATACCAGAGTCACTTGAAGCATTATAAGTTATCGGATAAATTGTGCCAGTATGAAATAAAGTTGTGCCAGTTTGGTTCTGCCATACATCATAAATGGTCGAAGCAGAACCCGTATAAGCAAAGGAAGCAGAATAAACTCCAGTAGAAACCCACCCACCGGTTACTACAGAAGTATTCCCAGAACTTACACCACCGGCAATAGGCATGGCAGAAGCAGATCCGCCAAGAGTTTCGTAAATTTTTACGTAGACATTATTTGTTCCTATTGACGGAATATTAGTCGGTTTACCATTTCTATAATTGTATAGATAAACTGTGTTTACATTTTCGGTAGACAAAAGTGAACTACTAATATAAAAATTACCACGATCATCTGCAATTTGCGAATTCCATCTTGCTTCTATGTGTGGACGCCACAATTGGAACTCGCTTCCTCTACCAAAGAATTTCTTTGTGTAATAAGAACGAGTATCTGATAGCAAGCTTGAAGTCAAAAATACTCCAAGACCGTAAGAGCCAGTTGAACCGGTAATCCATTTTTCAACCTGTGAGGTTACATCAACTTCTAAATTTTCTAATCCGGTTTCAAAATAATATGAACCAGTTGAAGCACCAGAACCTGTAATGAAATCTCCTCCTTGTTTTGTCCATCCAGAAGTAGAAGAAGCAGAAATCCAATTAGATATTCCAAGATCCTTATACTCATCCATATCCAGACCAAATCCCTCCGTCCAGGAGCGCGAGATTGGCGCTACAACGAGCGTAAATTCTGTCGGGGTAGTTGAGGAGTGTTCAGCATTGTAGAGCTTTACAACGAAGTTTACAGAACCACTTGCAGGAATATATCCAGAAGATCTGTCTGAAATTATTGATGAAACGGGAAAATTTATTAAGATTCTTGATTCTTCAGTTGAATAACCAGCCGCTCCACTTGTTTGCCCATAAATATTAAAAACTTCAAGGATGTCTGACGCGCCCATATTTGAGCCTGTGCCTCTTGTAGTAAGGGTGGCATCAAAAGCATTTGTTATTGTATTGTCCGAATTTGCAATATATCTCTTTACGCTCATTATACTGCTACTCCCTTAATGTCTGCATCTAAATCTTGTATTTCAAAAACATGAGTCTGTGGTATAGATAAATATCTTCCATCTTTTGATAAATTATCTACTACAGAATATTGAGTTGAGCTATATCCTGCTGATGATTTTTCTACTATTTTTACGTTTTTTGTATCTACTACGTTTTTAACATTATTTAAAAGTTTATAAATATCGGTTAAATAAATTGGCTCTCCCATCTCAAATTTTTGTTTATATTTTTCTTTTAATACGCTCAAACATTCTGACAAAGTAGCATTTACATCTTTATTCAATTCAACTACAACTTCAAATTCAATCCCGATATTAACTATTGATCCGTCTAGAATATCAATAACATCATTGATCATTTTATAATTTGAAATCCAATTTTTAACATTTTGTTTTAAAGCTGTGGTCGCAGTTGTAAGAGAACTGTTTTCGTCTACGGAAACAACATAAATATTAATATCTCTTTTTATAGAATCAGGATCCTGAATAACGTTTACTCTTTTTACTGAACCGTATTTAGCTGGCATTCTATAAATTAAGTTTATATAATCCTGTTTGGTTACTGCTCTATTCTGTGTAGAATAAGCAGCAGCAGATCTCATTCTTAGTTCTTCTACTGTTGGAACATCGACATATCCAACTATTGCTTCTTCATTGTCACATTCAAAAGGAGATAACAAAGTTAACGCTTCTACCTTTGTATAAGTGCTTGATCTAAAATCAACTATTGGATTTGTAACAATTTTAACAGATCCAATTGGAACATTTGCATTTGAACTTGGATTAACTCTATATTTAATTGTTAAAGTTGTATTTGCAGGTGATATTCCTAGTTTTTCACTCTTTATTATTTGATTTGGATCAAATAATAAATCCGTATCATAGTTTTTGCCGTAAAAATTTAAAACAACTGATGTTGGATCAATAAAATTATTCTCAACAAAGTCAGCTTCAGAGCCGCCTCCAAACTGAATTGTGCAATTACCATCTATATCAAACTCTGTAGTAAATCTTCTAAAGGTTTGAAATTGTTTTAAAATATACGGAACATTATTAGAATCTGCTCCTGTATTTTTAACAGCTTTATAAATAACATCTTGAGTTAAATAATCTACTTCGTAATATTCGTTACCATCAGAATCTGTTATGGAAATAATTTCTGTAACATTTTCTTCACCTATATCTATTGTAGAAAATTTAACATAATCTCCCATTATAAAATCTTTTGTTTTTGTCTCTCCAGAAACAACTTTTCCGTATGATTTATAAACGTAATTTATAGGAGTTCCATTGGTATTAATTTCTCCAACGGTAATCTCAACGCCTTGTTTATTAAAATCTACATTTTCTGCAAGTATAAAAGAAGCGCCAGATTCAGATGATAAAGTTGTCCCTTCTTTTAAAATAGGTACGAGATCTAAGTTTGGTTGTCCGCCATTGCTTTGAGCAGGGACTGCAACATAAAAAGAACAAATGCCAGTTGAAGATGGGTAGCCTGGTAACTTATATCCAAGTTGTTTTGCTATTTTTAAAACATTATTTTGTTGCAAAGATGTTTCGATGAAAGATTCATTTACTTGATAATCTACATAATATGATAAAATATCTCCAACATATGCCACCAAATCAATCATCAAAGCGCCAAAAGAAGAATCATTAAAATCTTTATATGTATCTGGATAATAAACCTTAACATAATTTAATAAATCTTTCTTAATAGACTCGAAGTCTCTGCTTGTATATGAAATAGGCGGTCTCGTCTTTGGCATTTATTATACTCCCAAAACTAATGTGTCTCTTGTATTTAGTGCTGGAACTGAAAATTGTATCTGCACTATCATGTTGTTTAAATTATTTGGATCTTCAAGAACCTCTACAAAATCTATGTTAATAAACGGCATGTATCGCCTTACTTGAGTAACAACTTCAGATTGAATTTGCATTTTAGTTGTTTGATTAAAATTTTCAAACAAAAATTTATTTAATCCAACGCCAAACTCTGGGATCATTATTCTTTCTCCCTTATCTGTTAACACAAGGGTTTTTAAATTTTGTTTAACAACGTCAATCATACTTTTGTTCAAAGCATAAGGCCCATCTTCTTTATTGTATAATAGTGGCAGTGCCACAGAATAACCTTTAAACACGATCTGTTGCCTCCCTTGCTAATGATTCTACAGTATTTATGTAATATTCCAAAAAATCATTATAATTTTTATAAGATCTTAGATCTTTTGCTGTATCTAAAATTTGTTCATTAAAAGTACCAAAATCTAGTTTTTCAATAACTGATTGAGCTAAAATATCAGACGGGAACAAAGAATCAATAAGAAATTTAAATTCTTGTTTTTCAACAATTGACATAAATTTGTTATAAAAATTATTTTGTATATACTGAGAATTTGCTATATTAACGGCTTGCATACCATATGGATTCATCGGCATATCATCTGGAATAAATTGTTTTATTAAAACTCCGTTAACATTTATTTTCTTTTCGTTACTATCAGATAATTTTATATTAATTATTTCTTTTCTATTTAATATTAAATAATTAGTAATATTTGGTTGTACTTTGGAAAAAGTATCTTGAATTTCTTTTACATATAAGAGATATTTTCCCTCTTTATTAAGAAAATTTTCTAAATTGTTTTTAAAAACATTATCCATATTTTCTATTTGAAATATTTTTTGTTTTGATATGTTACTTTCTGCATACTGTTTAATATCAATTTTATTTGAATATACTCCAAAATACAAATCAAATAATTCATTTATATTAAATCCAGAATTAGAAAATTTATAAAAAATCGTCCTATTAAATGGTTCTTGTTTTTTTCTACCTAATAATTCAATTACATCATTAATTGACATTTTGGATTTTCTTTCTTTTTCACTAAAAACAGACAAATAAAGCTTTTTGTTATTATCTAAATTTTGTAAAAATTCATTAATTTTTTTTACATCTTCATCTTTAATAGTTTTATTAGGTATTATGGCTAAAAATCCACTATTATTACCGCTTTGTTTTAAAAAATCTTTAAGTTCTAAAATTTCTTTTTTGTTTAAAATTTTAGCTCCAGATAAATCTATGGAATTATAAGAATTATTAAACGTATAAACACCATTTTTTTCAAATTTTATTTTTTCTAAAATTTGAGGATTTCTTATAAATAAAAATTGCTCTATATTTCTGTAGGTATCGTCTATTTTCCAATCAAAAAATTGCTGTACTGCCAAAAATTCTTTATCGTCTTTATTATTTAATAAATCTCTTATAGAAAAAATTATTATGTCTTTTTTTGAAGAATTTCCACAATCTAATTGAATATCTAATTTTTCTTTTATTTTATAATAAAATTCTCCAGAAATACCATTAAAATTTCCTAATCCTTCATGAACTTTTTGATATAATTTTTGAATTTCTTTTTCATTTATAATTGGATAAAATAAATTACTTTTTATATATGGTATTAAAACCGAATCATTTTCGGGATCAAATGTTGGTATAGATGAACCAATTTTAAACAAATCTTCTATAGAAGATTTAAAATTTTGTTTTTCTCCTTTTTGTCCTTCTTTGCTATCTTTTAAAGCATCTATATCTATATCAAATTTTTCTTTAACCTGGAATATGAAGTTAAAGAAAACATCAAAAAATATATCTTTTAATTCTCTTTCTCCAATTTCCTGTATTTCTACGTCTGATAAATTATTAAAGTTTGTCTTCATATCTTTATTTAAAACTGTTGCTAATAGCATATATTTTCTTGTTTTTATGGACAAATTATTATAAAAAGAATCAAATAAAATTTTATTATTATTTATAAAATTTTCAAATTGTTCTTTTGAATTTATTTGTAAAGAATCTTTAGAAAAATTTGTTAAAATTGGTTTAACAAAAAAATTAGGAGAAGTAATAAATAAATTAAATAAATAAGAATAAATTATTTGCTTTATCAGAGCAATTTGAATTTTTATATTTATAAATTTGTATCCTAACATTTTATTCCTTTATTTTGCTAATATAAGACATGAATAATTCTATATCATCTTGCATATCAATATTTGTTGCATTCTGCACCTCTTGTTCCATTTCGAGTTTTAATTTTTCTAAATAATCAATACTATATGCTATTTCATTATAATTTTTTATAAATAAATTTTTTGAAGCTAATTTTTCAAATAGTCTTCCTACCATATACAATGGATCAACGTATAATTCATAATTAATTTTTTCTTTTATTGTATCATTATCAATTATAATATTTTTTGTATTAAAATAATTAACTATTTTGCTTTTTCTTAAATTAAAATCTTCTAAATATTTGTTATCAACATTAACAAGATTTGTTGCTGATTCTAATAATTCTTCTTTTGTTATAGCATTCTGATAAATTATTTCTGGTGTATATCCTGTGTTATATTTAGATTTTACTAATTTTACAGATTGTAGATATTTAGCATAAATTTCTTCTGGTGGTTTTGTAGAAAATTTTAAAATCTTTTTTTGATCGTCCGTTAAAGATTTTTCATAGTCATAAATGTTTTGTTGGAAGTCTATTATGCTTTGAAAAGGCATTACCATATACTGTGTTAAACTACTTGCTAATAATCTTGGACCATCTTTAAATAAATCAATATTAATTAAAAGTTTATTTGAACACAGTTTATCAAATTGTTTTTCCAAATCAAGTATTTGATCTCTTATAACATTTTTATAATCATCTCCAACAGTTTCTTTAAGTAATAATTCATAATCTTTTCTTCTAGATTGTTGCGGAGTACAAATGTTTCCTACATACTTTTCTAACGACTTTGAAAGAATATCATAACAAATTCTGTAATCACAATAATTGGATAAGAAAATAAAAAGTTTTATTATATCGTCATCTTGCGCAAATAAATTTTTAAAAGGAGCATCAACTAAACTTATTGTATCTATTAAGCCTATTCTTGTTGATTCTGTAGAAACATTTCTTAGTAAAGAAGCTAATTCGTATAAATCTATTGAAGAACTTATATCTGATAAAAATTTAGAAATTTCATCGAATGAATTTTGAGACTTTTCTAAAGAATATTCGTCTGCAAATTTAGAATAAACTAAATCTCTTGTTGCAATCTCAGATAGATCAATTAATACATTTATGTCTATAGCTAATTGAACATCATATAAGCTACTTCCAGATTCAGCCGGTGCCCCAAAAGAATCTGATGCGATTGATGGAGAAAAAAAGTTATCTTCACTGTTTTCTAGATTAAAGAAAGGAGGTTTAAATAATTCAAAATCTAAAGAACAGAGTTTTTCTAAATACGGTCTAACAAAATCAAAAAACATCTTTAGAATAAAATCTGCTGCAATCTTTAATAAAAATAAAGCTATTTTCTCAATTAATGTTAACCAAAAATCTAAAGTATCAAGGGTTGGAAAGCTTTCAATAATACCTTGAATTAAACCTTCGGGATTTAAACTCCTTGCGTATAAATCTTTAAGGTATTCAATTGTAGAAAATAAATCATCAGGTATTGTAGGAAATTTACTCGGCAAAGGCTTACAGGGATCTCTGTACTCATTAAGAACGCCTAACCAGCTTAATAATTTTTGAAGAAGTTCTGAAATAAATTCTGAGAGGGGGAATTTATTTAAAAAAACCATAATTGTTTCTACAAGATCCCATCCATCATCAATATTTCTAAAATCATTAATAACATTTACTATGTCGGCATAACATGGAAGACTGCTAACAAATGTAGAATTAGCTTCTTTAACAAGATCGTTTACAGAAAATTCATTACCTTTTATAAATTCAAATGTCTTTTGTATTTCTGTAGATACAAGCAAAATTTCTTGTGGTACATCAAGATCTGGTAATTTAAGAATATCTCCAATTTTAAATTCATCTGTAGTAGATTTAGCTGCTGCAATAGTTAATACTGGGTAGTGAAATGATTCTCCAAATTTTTTGAGGTCTCCTTCGTTTCCAAATAAACTTAAACCAGATTCTGTATTTATTAAATAAAATGCCATAGTCTGTAAAGCAATAGATTGATATTTATTTTCTCTATAATTTGTTGTTAAATTTGCTATTCTAATAGACTTATCTATTAATCTCTCGTTTATAAATAAGTCTTCTTTATTGTAGTTAAAATTTGCATTTGGTAAAGTTAAATTTATTTTAGTTATTAAATTTACATATTTTTTTTCTACTTCCGTGGAGGTTAAATCTTTAGTTACTAAATAACCACCATCAACTCTATCAAAACTATCATAAAGCATCCTTTCAAGAGTTCTTGTTGCAACACAAATTCTTCTTCCAGAATAGTCAATTAAATCTGCAGTTAAGTTCTGATACTTTCCAAAAAATTCTTCAGAAACATATTTTTGATCTGTCTCTCCGAATCCAAAATTATCAAAAGTTTCAATTTTAAAAGGTGAATATTGTTTTGTAGAATTTTGTTTTTTCTTTTCATTTGGTATCGTTGTTACACCAAGTAAATTCAAAAAAGAATCAAAATGAAAAGTAACTTTAAAATCACTAGAATCAAAAGGAGTTAAATAAATATTTTGTCTTCTTGCCTCTTTGTATGTACTAATCAGTAAATTTACATACTCATTAAAAGCAGAAGTAATGTTTCCTCTATTTATTTTTACAACTTGGCTAATTGATTTTAAAATCTCAAATTTATCTTGAACATTAATTCTATTATAAACTTCTTCTACATGCTTGTTTCTAGCAAAATAATAATACTCAACTTCAGAGAAAGAATCTTCATTAAAATAATCTTGCATTAAACTCATTAAAGCTTCTGATTTATTCTTTAATTCGTCGATGTTATTTACTTCTAGAGAATACTTTGTAAAAAATCCCAAGGCTACTTCAAGAATAGATTGAGTATCAAAATTTCTAGAAATAGTTTTTGATAATATTATTTTTGACAAGTCATAAACAACACAAATAGCATTATAAAATGTTTTCTCGTCTTTTCTACTCTTTAAAATTGGAAAAGATTTAAAATTATCTTCATAAACACCAGGATTACCTATTATATTGGCGAAGCATTCATTTCCAATTTTTTTACCAAAAATATTTGAGATAAAATCGTTTGATTGTTTTAAAATTTGTTCTTTTTTATCTTCGTTTAATCTTTTTGTTAAAACACATACAACAGGAAAAGATTTGTTGTCTGGTCCGCCTTCTACATCAATAAAGTATTCAAAATTACCTGATCCTAACTTTATTGCTTTATCGACCCATCCTGCCGCAGTTCCTTCAAAAAAATTAAAAGAAGTGCTTTTTAAATTATCATATAAAGTATGTTTTATAACACTTTCATATAAAATAGTATTTAAAGTTCTTGAAATATAATTTATATAATCTTCTGTTTTTGCTATATCAAAGTAATCTGATAGTTTTTGTGGTAAAAAATCAAGACTTTTATCTACTGCATATTTTTTAACCTGATCAATTGTCAAAGAAGAATTTATAGTATTTTTAATTTTATTCGTTTGAATATCACTTACATAACCAGCCACTTCTGGAACAAACAAAAATTCATCATTTGTATAATTTATTGCTCTTGAGACGTTTTCAAATAAAAATGGTTTACTTTTTAAACAATATAAAAATAAATAATATCTTTTTAAAGAGATAGTAAAATCATCTATGTTACTTTTTGATTTAGAAAATTCTGTCTTTTCGTTAAGATTACCAGTAATATCAATTGGGAAAAGATTATTAAATGTTCCATCAAATAATCCTGGTAACCATTCTTCAACATTATCAATGCTGGAGAATTCTTTTATTAAATTTATTCCTGGTAGATTATAAGAAATTGCCATTTTAGTTTACCGTATTGTATGTGCTCAAAACATTTACCTTTGTTATTGGTAAAGTGCGGTTTATTCTTTCTAATTGATGATTAATCATATCTGTATAAGAATTTAATGTTCTTCTTAGGTCATTAGTTAACAAAGTAGGAGCAAACTGTGCGACAAGAGTTGGCGATGGGGGTGCTAATGGAGGATGAAAATGAACCATAAGCCCTACTTTCATTTGCATTATTTCTAAGTTTATATCAGAAATATTACTAGATAGAGATTGTAGTGTTTTATAAATTTCTTTTAATGCTTTATTTAAATTATCTCCCAAGACCATTGGTTGTGATTTTGTTGCGTACTCAGAATCTCTATCTCCAGCATAAATATGAACACCAGCTGGGGTGCTTGTCTTGAAACTGTTTGAATTTTTACTTGGAGCGCCTGAATTTATTATTACCATCTCGTTTCCACTAAACTCTATAACGTCTGCTTTGCCCTTGATAGCCGATCTTTGATCTAGTTTTGTTCCTGGTACGCCTTTAACAAGATTTTTTGTAGAAATATTTGTTAATGAAGTTACGTGAAATTGAGCAGCAATTGAAGGCTGATTATCGTCTTGAATATCAAAATATCCAATTTTAGTTCCATCTGAGGACTGAAAAGGCTCTTTACCGTTTCCAATATAAACAGAAAATTTTGGAGCATTTGCTTTTATATTTGGATCTGATGCATATTTTGTATCATTTAAAGTCATTAATGCAAACTTGTTTTCGTGTTCTGCTTTAAACTCGTAAGGTTGTAAAATAATTTTTGGAACAACGCTTACTGGTGGCGATGTTACTGAAGTATTGTTTTTAAATACAGAATCTGGTATTTTTGGCATTATAATAACCTTAAAATTTTTGCTACTGGTGCTGTTTTCATTTTATTTAGAATATAATCTTTTAAAGCTTTTTCTTTTTTGTTAATTGATAGTTTGTCTATTTTCTTTAATTCATCTTTTTTACCGCCGTTTATCCATAATCTTCCATTTTCTCTTTCATCGTTGGACAAGCCAGATTTTACCTGTGATGGTTTTTCTTCATCAGCGGAGAAACACAAATATTCAAAATGATTATATGCTTCATCAATAAATACTCCAAATCCAGAATTTTCTTTTTCGTTTCCACCTTTAAAACTCTCTACAACTTTAAGACAATATAAATATACATATTCTGGTGGTATTTGATAAACGTCATTATTAAGTTGCACATAAATTACAAAGTCAACAGCTTGACCATAATAATGTCTTGATTCGGCATCAGAAGAATTTGTTTTCTTTGTTCTCAGTACATTTATTGGTATTATTAGGACATCCTTGTCTTCTACATTTTCATTTGTCCTAACAAGTTCTCTCAGAGAAATCAAGAAATCAGATAATTTGGAAATTCTATTATCTAAAGATTCTTTTGAAATAAAATTATCTTTTCCGTTTTTAAAGTTAGAATTTATTCCTATAAATTGTTTTGATTTCGAATTCTGTTGTTTAATTTTTTCTGGGATTGAATAAAATTTATTATTTATTTTTTTTAAATCTTCATAGGAATAAAAAGGACTATTGTTTTTGCTGCTTATTAATTCTCCTGAGATGTATAAGCTTTCCTCCAACAATAAATCTTCTGGAGCTGTGATTTCTATAGGATAACTAAATGGTATTTTAGTAGTAGAAAGAGAATCAAAAAAGAAACTTATAAAAGCTCCATCTTTGTTTCCTCTGTGCCACCTGTTTAAATCTTTTACAGGTATGTATAAATCTGTTACCGTTTGTTGAACGTTTTCACATGGGTCAAATGTAGCTCTTTCTCTTAGTGTTGTTTGAGTAGTTTGAGGTGTTTCTGTATTTGAATTATTATTAGAAATACTACCATTTTTTAATTTTTCACTTGTTTGTATATAAATGTCTACGCTTGCCTCATTTATATCTAATCCAATAGCTTGAATATCTATAGATATATCAGTATAAAAAAGAATACTCGTTTCTATTTTTTTAATAGCATTGATATTTACAGAAAATCTAAATTTAGATAATTGCTTTTCTATATATTTAGAAAATTTCTCTAAAGATTTTTCATCAGTAAACGTTAATCTAACTAAAACTTCAAAACTAGATCTATCTTCACCAACAACAACCTTTGGTATTGCAGATCCATCATCTTTAAAATTATTCTTTAAATTATTTTTATTTTTTCCTATTTCTTTAACTTTTGAGTCACAATAGATTGAATAAATTATTTTTTTTAAATTATCAACATTAATTGTATTTTTTGGACCTTCTTGTCTTAAAAAGTTTTGAAATCCAGAAGGAGAAAATACATAATCTAAAGTATCAAATAGTTGATAATAACCAGCAACAGGATCTGAAACGAAAGATGAATTTAAATCAGCATTTGGAGCTGCAGAACCTTCTAACTGCAAGACTCTACAATTATTATAGCTTTGTAAGGATTGTGTTATTTTTCCTTTTAAATCAACTTCAGAATTATCATCTCCATTTGATTTATATACAGCTATTATTTGTGGATCTGAGAAGTTTTTTGCGTTTTTAAAAACTATTTTAACTAAATCATTTACTTTAATCGCATCTTTACCAGAATAATTAATTTTAAATTTAGTATAATAATTTAATAAGCTTCCGCCCTTATCTATCCTTGAAGTAGAATAAAGTTCCGGTATATGAACAACGAATTGATTTGTTATAGTTTTATCTTGAGTTTTATAATTTGAATAAAATCTTTCTAAGTTTGTAATAGAGTCATTAAATATATCAAATATTCCAATATCTTTATTGTTCTCTGCTATAACTTGAACAACCTTACCAACATAATAATTGTTTCCATCATTAGGGTCTGGTGCTAACTCTTGACGAATAAAATCTTCTAATAAAGATTCAACAGGTAATCTTTGATTAACCGCAATTTTTTCTGCGTGTTTAGATTTCGGCTTTTGGTTTATCTTGCTATTTGCAACAGGAGCGTCTTCGTTTGCCATTCATTATTACCCCTTAATAATATCTAGTATCTCATCAACTTCTTCTTCTGATATGTTTAGGGATTCACTAGCGGTTTTTTCTTTCTTCATTATAGCAACCGCTTTAATAAGCTGTTCATTTGATCTTTGTAAAGTTTCCATATATTTTGCAGCAGTAAACCCAACTTCTTTGTGAGAAACTCTTGCTGCAACCAAATCTGCGCGAAGCTCGTTAATTAATTCATAAGTTAAACCACGATCTTCCCTGATGTTTGTTATTGCTTCTTCCAACAACTCTGCATCTGTTAGTTTAGATTTCGCCATCGTCCCAATCTTCCTTGAATACTTTATACTTAGCTTTAATACCAGATAGTCCACTTACAACTTGTTTTGTGTTTAAACCAGTAAGTTCTCTTATGTATAAGTAAATAGCTTTCTTGTTAAAAATTTCTATGTTGTCAATGTTATTAAAAATGTGGATTATTGAATTAAGAACTTTTCTTTCGTTTTCTCTTAAGTCCATTTTTTCCCACAAAGCTATTTCGCCCATAAGATGTGTCCAGAATTCAGAGTTTTCTCTCGTATCTTCATAATCATTGGGAGTAGATTCAGTGTCTTCGTCAATTTCCATTTCAGCGTCTTCTATGGAAACTTCTCTTTTCTTTTCTTTATTAGTTTTCTTTACATTCTGAATAAACCAATTCTTTGTAATAACTGAATAATAAGAGAATGCTTTGGAACCTTTTGTTGTGTCATACTTGTCAAGAATTGTAGTAAGCCAAATTTTACACTCATCACGAAGCTGATCTATGTTTGGTAGTGTATTAAATTTATAAGTGAAAATGATCTTATTTACCATTTCATCAAATGCGGGTTGTATAAACTCTACATATAATTTTGTTCTAACAACCCTATCATTTGATAAAGCATATTTGATAATTGCATCTTCGTGAACTTGTGTAAAATAATAATTACTCTTCTTCGTTGTTGTCATTCTTGTCTTCTACCTCAATAGATTGTAGAACATCGTCTAGTGCCTTACCCAATTCTTTTGTGTGTTCCACAAGAGCCATTATGGTAGGTTCACCAAAATACAATTCCATCTTGGTCAGACTTTGTAAATGTTCTTCGTATTTTTTAACTAACGGTGAGAACTGTTTAAATAGCTCGACAAGAGAAATACGATCTCTCAAAAGATTATAACAGTACCAAATTAAGAATCCGTTTAATACTGTTGATAATGTTAATGTTAGATAAAGAAAAATCATCTTTTATTTTCTGCCTTATATTCTTTTAAATCGCTTCTCGCTTGTTCAATATAATTTCTCGTTTTTTTACCAGTTTTATTTTGCATAGTTTCTGTTAGCTTGTTTACAGTTTCTTGGTATTTAAAAACTTTTTTAAAATTTTCTGTCTCGCAGTAAGGACATTTTTCTGGTTTTTCATCAAAACCATGTATTTCTACCCACTCTTTTTGACAAGACTGGCACTTGTAATCATATGCTGGCATTAAGACCTTCCATAATTATCTTCTAATCTAATAACGTCATCTAATTCTGGGGTTGATACTTCTACAAGTTCAACGTATTCAAAAATATCTCGACAGGAAAATCTGTGAACTATATTTGGTTCTATATGAAACACTTCACCTTCGTGAAGAGTTAATATTTTATCTTGTAAATATAAATCTAAAATACCATTTTTTACGTATATGGTTTCTGTTTTTTTTTCATGGTATTGAAGAGAAAGTTTCTGTCCTGAATTGATATGCAAAATTTTTCCAACATACTTATCTGTTTTAGCCCAGATTATTTCATAGCCCCAAGGTTTTTCTACTCTTTCCATTCAAACTCCTTTTTTTCAACAACTTTTTTTACTTCTTCATTTACTTTAAAAGAAGGTGTATTCGTTACAATTAAAAATTCTGGCTGATCATCATCAATAATAAAATCTAGATCATCTAATAATTGACTAATATCTGTTTCTTCCATAATGCACTTTTGTAAACACATCATAATTGCTGCATGTGCTTGTAATGATAGTTTCATTTATTTTCTCCTTTATTTAAAATAATACAACATGGTGTTTTTTTAATTAACTTTTGAAATTCTAAGTATGCATCTGTAAAGTTTTCAAATACTTTATTTAAAACCATAGCTTGAATAGTAAATTCGTCAAAATCACACACTTCCCATAATTCGTATTTCATTTTTTATCCTATTGAAGTCGTAATCGTACATCATTTGTACGAGTTGTTTAATGTCTGTTTTTGGCTCCCAGCCAAGTTGTTCTTTTGCTTTTGTCGGATCACCTAAAAGGTATGGAACTTCATGTGGCCTAAAGTATTTAAGGTCTTGTACAACATAATTTTGATAATCTCCAAGACTTGCATATTCAAACACTAATTTACAAAACTCTCTAACTGAATATGTTTTTCCCGTAGCTATTACATAATCTTCTGCTTTATCTTTCTGAAGCATTAGCCACATGGCCTCTACATAATCTCCTGCAAAGCCCCAGTCTCTATACGCGTCAAGATTACCTAGTCTAAGTTCTTTCTCAAGTCCTAGAGCGATTTTAGCAACTCCAATTGTAATCTTTCTAGTTACAAATGTTTCTCCTCTTCTTGGAGATTCATGGTTAAAAAGAATTCCTCCACAACAGAACATGTCATATGATTTACGATAATTTCTCATTAATTGATGTGCAAATACTTTTGCATTTGCATATGGAGAAGCGGGCATAAATCTTGATTCTTCATTATATGGATAATTTGGATTATCTCCGTACATTTCTGATGATGATGCCTGATAAAACTTACATGACGGATGAACATTTCTAATTGCCTCTAAAATTCTTAATGTTCCCATTGCTACACCATCAACCGTTGTTTCTGGTACTTCAAAAGATACTTTTACGTGTGACTGAGCGGCGAGATTATAAAACTCATCTGGCTTATATTGTAGTAAAAGACGATATAAACTACCAACATCGTTTAAATCAAAATATTCTATTTTAAAGTTTTTATCATTAAAAATATGATCAATTCTGTCTGTAGCAATTAGAGAAGTTCTTCTTTTCAAGCCAATTATTTTATATCCTTTTGATAATAAAAATTCTGCTAAATAAGAACCATCTTGTCCTGTCACACCAGTTATAAAAGCTATTTTTTGCATTTTAGACATCCATTTCATTAATAATATTAGTTATATACGATATTTCATTTTCTTTTAAGTCCTGATGATTTGGTACATAAAAGCCATATTTATCAATATAATCAGCATTTTTCATTTCAACAATTCCATATTTTTTATACCAAAAAGGTTTTCTGCTTAAAGAACCAGCTATCAAAGGTCTTACTTCAATATTGTGGTCTTTTAACTTCTGTACTATTTCAGTTCTTCTTTCGGATAAATAAGGAAAAGCAAAGTTAGATATAAAAGCTTCTTTATTGTTATTTATTTGTAATATATTTTTTTTCAATTTTTCTAAGTAAATATTAAAATTTTCATTTCTTTTTTTAGCAAATAAATTTAATTTATCTATTTGTTTTAAGCCAATTTTAGCTTGTAAATCTGTAGATCTAAAATTAAAACCAGGATAATAAAAAGTATATAAAGAATCAAATTCATTTATATTATATTTTTTTCTATATTCTTGTTGTACTTCTTTTGGCCAATCTCTATCCCATCCATGCGATCTCATAGAAGTGATCAGCAAAGAAAGCTCTTTGTCATTGGTGCAAACAAAACCTCCTTCAATTGTGCTCAAGTGGTGTCCATAAAAAAGGGAAAAAACCGAAACTTCTCCAAATGTTCCTAAATACTTATCTTTATACTTGGATCCCATGCTTTCGCAAACATCTTCAAGCAAAATAACATCATATTTTTTACAAAGCTCTAAAACCTTGTCCATGTCTGGTACAAGTCCTAACACCGATACCAATATAACAATAGAAGGGCTTTGTTCTTTAAAAATTTTTTCTAACTCTTCTAAATCTAAAGATAAATCATGTAGATTACAATCACATAAAATTGGTGTCATACCTAATTGCATTACAGAAGAAATATCTGTCAACCAACTTAGTGCAGGTACAACAACTTTATCATTTTTAATGCCCCTTTCTTTTAGAGCCGCCAAGGCCAATAATATTGCAGAAGACCCTGAGTTTACATAAGTTGTATGATTTGTATTTATATAAGATGACCACTTTTCTTCAAATTCGACAGTGACATCTCCTTTAGTAAGCTTTGGAATTTCATCCTGTAGAAGCCAGTCAGTAAGCGATTTAATATCTTCTTTGTTTATTGTATCAGAAACAAGTCCTATTTTCATTTAAATTATTCTCCAAAAAATATTTTATTTATTACGAAGGAGTTCCATCATTCCACGTATGCAAAGAAATTGCAACCTTAGCCGTGCCTTCATATGAAATTAAAATATCATTTATTTCTTCTTCGGTGTATGTTTCTGGGTAGTATTTGCCTGTTATTTCTGTATAAAGATCTTTTATAACATTATATTTTTCTGGGTGGTGTTTTAAACACCAATTTGCATAAGAATCTTGATCTGATATACAACATTCTTTTGTGGTAATTTTACAAGCTTCTTTAAAAAATATTTTATGGTCATTTCCATATTTATTTAAAAGTTCTTTTGTAATTTTTTTATTATACATCATAAATTCAACTATAAAAGAATCATCTGCAACTTTTTCTAAATCAAACATATGCTCGGTGAATTTAAAGTATGCCTCACAATAATGAGAATGTTGTGGAGACATGAAAAAATTTGGTTTTCCATCTTTATCAAAAAGATCTATAGGATTTAAAAAGAAATTATCAGACTGAATATCTAGATAGTAATCTTGTTCTGTTATATCTTGAAATAAAGCTATAAATTGTGCAAAACACCAATTTTTTCTATATTTAATTTCTTCTCTATCGCAGCCAGGAAGTGCATCTTCATCTTTTACAGTTATAATTATATCATCATATTTAGTGTTTTCTGGTTTATAACCATCTGGATTGATTAAATAAATTTTTGATGGCTGTGGATTTAAAAATTTAATAGAGTTGATTACATGTTTAAGTTTACAATAATCTTTTATTCCAGATTTTATAATAACATCATATTTTTTATTTTGTTCTTTCATAATATTAAATTCCTCTTATGTTTGGATAGTTTTCTTCTAGCCACTTACAGGTTTCCTTTAATCCGTCTTCTAGGTTGGTATAATTATTAATATCCCATCCTAGTGACAAAAATTTAGAATTATCTGACATTCTTCTATGCTGACCTTCGGAAAACTTTTCGTCCCATTTAATTTCTCCTTCATAGTTATAAATTTTTGAAATTAAATTTGCTAAATCTCTTATACTAATTTCGTTCGTATTACCAACATTTATAGATTCAGTTTCGTTGTAGTTTTCTAAACAAAAAAGAATAATTTTTGCTAAATCATTTGAATAAGTAAACTCTCTCTTTGCACTACCATTTCCCCATAAAACTACTTCTTTATTAAATTTTTTAGCTTCAAATATTTTTCTCATTATTGATGGTATAACATGTGCATTATTTAAATCAAAATTATCATATGGTCCATAAAGATTGTTTGGTATTATACAAATAAAATTATCTCCATATTGTTCTTTATAAGCTCTAGAATGTATGTCCATCATTCTTTTAGAAAAACCATAGCCATAATTTGAATGGTGACTTAATCCATTATGTATGTCTTTTTCTTTTAATGGCAAAGGAGCATTAAAGGGGTATATACAAGTGCTAAGTATAGAAATTAATTTTTTTACCTTAAAATCATGGCACGCTTTAACTACATTTGTATTTATTAAAACATTTTCTGTAAAAAAATCAGCTTGAGAATATAAATTTGCTTTTAATCCCCCGACTTTTGCGGCTAGGTGAACAACATATTCAGGTCTATATTTTTCAAAAACTTCTCTAGTTTGTATTGGGTCTTGTAAATTTATTTTACTATCAAGATATATTGCACCTGGCAAGATTTTTTGTAAGGCTCTGCCCGCCATTCCGCTTCCACCAGTTACTAAAATTTTTTCATTATTTATCATTAATATCCTCCGAAGAAATTATAGTAAATTTAGGACATGGTACTATAAATTTACCACCATTGTTTAAATAATTTCTTTCTCTCTCGGTAAATTCTTTTATAAAGTGCCAAGGAAGAATTAATAAATAATCAGGCTTTTCGCTTCTCATTTGTTCTTCTGATATAATTGGAATATTTGTTCCCGCTGTTCTTAGCCCGTGTTTATATGGTGAACGATCAGCAATTGCGGTTATTTGAGCATTATCAAGACCATACCATTGGATAAGAGTATTTCCTTTTGTCGAAGCTCCATAGCCATAAATTGTTTTATTTTTCTCTTTTTCTTGTTTTATAAATGAAACCATTTTTTCTTTTAAAGAACAAATATCATTATAAAAATTAATATATGTTTCTGGATTATTAATTTGCAAACTTTCTTCATATTTTAATAAAGATTCAATTCTAAAATTTGCAACGTCTCTCTTTTGTTGGTCTCTAAACCTAGTTTTATCCGCTTCTTTTTTCATCAAAAATACTCTAAAGCTTCCACCATTTACATCATTTAAAGTACAATCAACTATATCAAACCCCACCTTATCCATTAAGTATTTAATCGAAGATAGTGAATAATATGTTATATGCTCATGGCAGATATTATCAAAAGCCATTTGTCTTAACATTAAAGGAGTATAACTTAATTGAATGACCCAAATTCCATTATCTTCTAATATTTCTTTAACATCATTACAAAAAGAAATTGGATTATCTAAATCATAAAACATTGCAATAGTAGTAACTATTTTTGCTTTTTTACTACCATATTTTCCAGATTTATATGCCTTGGCTGAAAAATAATCTTGTATTACTTCGTCTGCTTTTTTAGACGATTCTGTATGATAAGAATCGTCACTCGGATCTATGCCTAACTTAACAAGATGACTAGGAACATAATCAAATAAAGTTCCATCATTACAGGCTATATCTAAAAAAATATCTCCTTCTTTTGTTTTAACCGATTTTAAACAGCTATCGACAACATCTTTTAATTCATCTTTCATTGTTTGATTGGTTCCAGAACGATACCAATATCTTCCATACATCTTTTCTTGTGGTATGGTATCTTCTAGTTGCAACAGCCCAGATTTTTCACATAATTTTAATTTTAACTCACATTCACCAGCTCTTGGCTGTTCGTTTTCTGTTAAAAAATCAGACATATATATATTGCCCAAAGAAAATACTTCTTTTGTTTCTTCACCCGAAATTCTACATTTAGACATTTAATCCTCGCTTTTAAAAAATATTAAACTATTAACCGCTTTATCGCATATGAATAAATCATAAGCTGGTTTACCGAATTTTATTGAATGATATTTGACATTCCAATCACTAAGCTGTTTTTTTGTTATTTGTTCCCAATTTATACCAGTTAATGTTCCTCTTGCTGTCCAATAAACTATATTATTACCATCGTCATATAGTTTGTTTATTTTTTCAATATTTTGTTTTATAGGAATTGATTTTGCATAATTTCTATCTTCTGGTGTTATGCAAATCGTTTCGTCTATATCTACATAGATTATCATTTTCCTCTCAAAGATTTTTTCTTTTCTATTTCACTTCCGACTAGTTCTCTTGGGGCTGCACTTCCTAAGGCAGATTCTATATCTCTTATACCTTTTACAAGTTTAATTAAACCTTGAGGCTCAATTGATGCCATATGATCACTACCCCACATTGTTCTATCTAAAGTTATGTGTCTTTCAATCCAAGTTACTCCCATCGCAATGGTTGCAAAAGTTGTAACTAATCCATATTCGTGCCCACTATATCCAACTTCTTTTTTATATTTTTCTTTTAAAAAGTTAATATAATTTAAATTTAATTCATTTATTTTAGATGGATAGCTAGAATTTGTATGAAAGATAACATCAGGATTACCCAAAGATACTGCTTTTTCTATTTCCTCTTCGGTGCTCATACCAGTTGACATGAGCAAATAATCAAATTTTTTTCTAGAATATTGTAATAATTCATCTTCTGTTATTAGAGCAGATGGTATCTTACCAATTGATTTAAAATTAGACATAAAGTCTACAGATGGTGTATCCCATACAGATGCAAACCATCCTATATTATTATTTTTACAGTATTTGTCAATTTCTTGATATTCTTTTTCTTCAAACTCAATCTTCTTTTTGTATTCAATATAAGTCATTTCACCCCACGGAGTTTGTCTTAACTTATATTTTTGCTCTTCTGGGACGCAAATATCAGGAGTTCTTTTTTGAAATTTTACATAATCACACCCGGCAACTTTTGCGACATCAATTAATTTTTTTGCCGTTTCAACACTACCATTGTGATTTATTCCAATTTCAGCTATTATTTTTACCATTGTATTTCTCCAAATCTTTTTGATAATCTACATCAATAACATTATTAATTGGAAAATAGATTGTATTATCATTATACAGATTTTCATTCAGATTTTTAATTTCTTTTGTTTTAAAAATACAAATAAAATGACTTAATTCAAAACATTTTGGATAATCTTGCCTTCTGAAGAGGTTATGATTAACTAACTGTTTTCCTTTGTTATCTTCTAATTCATATAACATTAAGAATGGGTGTGCCTCAACCTTTTTTTTGCATAAAAGTGAGTCAGCATTGTTTGAGGAAAAAAATAAAATTGCCGACTTAACATCTTCCCAAGTTCTTTCTGGATATGTTAAGTATAGCATTAGTATTATCTCTTGATCATTTATCTTGCAAATATCTACCACATTTTGCAGCACGCTTTTTGTTGATGTTGTATCTTGCGCTAAATCTTCTTCTCTTTTTAAGAGAAATATATCTTCTGAGAAAAATTTTGCTTGTTCTAGAATGATGTCGTCGTCGCTAGATATAATTACATCTTTTAATTTATCCTTTGGTATTTTTTCTAATGTATGTAACAAAAGATTTCTGTTTTTAAATGGTAAACCTTTTGAATTTTTTCGAGCAGGTATTATTATTTTCATAATAAAAATTCACCAAATTCTAATGTATTATACCAAGATTCTTTGTTTAAATTAATAATAGATATCCCTCTATTTTTAGCACTCTCATTAAGAACTTTTATATCATTTTCAAGATTTGCTCTAATTGGAGTCCAAGAATTTGGACCTAAATCTTTATACATCCAGTCGGTTTTTGTTTTATCTGCGTATCCCTTACTATAATCTAAGTCCATACCAGAAACATAAATTGGGTTACACCCCATAATTATTGCAAATGCAATCGCATGAAAAGAAACAGTGTCTCCAGTACTATAATGTTCATTGAAATTTGCTATATTCATTAAATATTCTTGTATTGTAATTCTTGGCGGAATATTCATTGAACAGCATTTGCCATCTGTAGCAAAACCAAAATTTCCTAAATGCCTTGGCGGTTGCCACATTGAACTGTTGTTACCATAATCTTTAAAATCAAAATTTTTATTTTTTACATAATATTCTTTAAAGTCTCTTAGAATTTGTAAACAATCTTTTCCTTTCCAGTGACGTTGATCATACGCAAGCCATTCAAAATTAGCATTTTCTTCAATTAATTTTTTATCTGTAAAATCTCCATCATCGGAAAAAAATACAGGTAATTTATTAATATTTAAAAAATTTAAATAATTTTTGATAGCAAATTCTGCATTACTTAATATCCAATAATCTGGCTTATCCTCAAAATAATCCCACCAATTATTTACAGAAAATCTAATAATATTTTTATTTTTATGCGCATTTATAATTTTTTCTTTGTCGTTATTCAAACTTGGGCCGTGGCCAGCAATAACACAAGGAACATTTTTATGTCTATCTAATATGTCTTTATAATCTAATCTCATATTATCTCTATAGTTTTATTTCCAAAGAATTTATAATTTTATCAAATATGATATCATCATAGTTTAAATAATCGTTCATGAATATATCATAATTAATTGTGATATATTCTAACATAGATTTGTATTTCTTTTCAGAAATCTCCTCTTTTAATATATTAATTAAATCATCTGGGCTATTAAATTTTATTATACCTCTCTCGTCAAAAAATTCTCCAATATTATCACAACCCCAATATACCGGTACTGTTCCACAGGCAAAACAATCTAATATTTTATCAGCAAAATAATTCTTTCTTTTTGCATTTTCTATAGCAAGTTGAAACATAAAATCCACAGTTCCTTCTGCTTTTAATTTTATATGTCTATTACATCCATTACCAAATAGTTCTATTTTATCATATGATATTTTTGGTAATAAACTATCCGCTATTATATGTCTTAATCTATGACCAAAAAGCCAAGTTTTTTCAGAATATACCATTGAGATAAGTTTATTTTTTTGATGTATCTTACAATCTTTATCTCCAAGACCAGTTGAGTCAGGATTCATAAAAATATATTTATTTTTATTTTTTTTTAGTAATTCTTCATCGTGTGTTAAAATTAAATCAAAATTTTTTTCATATTTTTGTATCTCATCATATATGTGTGGCAATAAATCTCTAGGTTCTTGTAAAATAGCGACTTTAAATTTTGAATTAATAACCTCACTTAGAAAGAAAACTTTATCTGTAAATAAAGTTACGCCGTCCCAGTTTTTTTCGTTTTTTACATATTGTATTTTTTTTGGAGATCTAAGTTCTCCTGGCACTTCCCCCGCTGCTCTCATAATAGATTCTACAAATGAATTTGCATAAACAGAATCGTCTATCATATTAACAGTTAATTTTTTCATTTTGTCACACCTATTTCTTCAATTTTTGTTTTACAAGCTGCGACTCTTCTTCCCCACCATAAAATTTCAGTTCCCCAAGAATAATAATCACCATTGAAGTTTTTTGCATTGAATTGCAATTTATTTTGTTTTTCTAACAAATTTTCTTTTTTATGTATCACATTATTAATGTTATGTACAAAAGAACTTTCAATCGGATAATTTTTGTTTGGATCTAAAATTGCACATTCTTGATATTTTATTAATTCTTTTAGCAAAGAATCTGGAATATCAAAATTTTCTTTTATCACTTTATAAACTTCCTCGTAGAATTTTTCTTTATTCTGATTTATTTTCATTGCCGTGGCTTCTTCAAAATCCCATGCGTAATTTTCTCTTACGTCTTCTACGATTCTTCCCCACGGGAATTTACAATCTAATATTTTGTCTAGAGTATCTGCTGTTTCTTTTAATTCATTGCCGATAAAAGTATTTGGATTATTTATCATATATTCAAGAAAAGTGCTATAAAATTTTTTATATGACACATTATATGCTGTTCTCATAAATCTACTGATATACTGTAGATATCCTAGATAATGCCCAAACATAAAAAGCCATCTATAATAATGACATTTTTTATATTCATCATGAGTCATGGTATTGCTACCAACTACCATCTCTTCTCTTTCAAATTCATTGTGTTTTGTGAGATCAAGATGTTGAAAAGCAGTATAGGTTTCTATAACTTTTAGCCCATATTGTTCCCTATATTCTTTGGATCCAAATGGAGTATTTGGCAAAGAGGTGAGAGAATATATTCCGATATAGTTGTGTTGTTCTAATTCTATTATTTGACAAATACCATCAATAAAACTTTCTAAAGTTTCTTCTGGAAGCCCTAGAATAACCTCCATATAGCTGGGCAATTCTGTTTGATTATATAAATCTAAAAATTCTTTTAATTTTCCATTGTCAACATTTTTTCTTTTTATTGCTTTTAAAACATTTGGATTCATAGATTGAACTGCTATTGTAATTCCTTTATCCATTTGTGCTTCATAAAAAGTTTTTGCCAAATCTAATACTTCATCAGCTTTATTTTTAGCCCAATCACAACGGTGTTTTTCTGGATATCCATTTTCTTTTTTCTTTTTTACCAAATATTCAGTTACATGTTTATGCTCTGGCAACATACCAAAATTGGAATCTGCATTATAAACAAAAACCACTTTATTATCTGATAACCAATCTACTTCTTTTAGAACTTTTTCTAAAACTGGAGTTCTAATTCTTTGATAATATTTTGTTCCAATCTCACAAAATGTACACTGATACGGACAGCCCCTAGTTGTTTCAATTGTTGCCTCTAGTTTATATGGGCAGTCTTTTATTAGTTCATCAAATAGTCCGTTTAAATACGGGCTAGGCATCGTTGATAGGTCTTCTATTCTAGGTCTTACTGATGTTACATACGTATCGTCCTCAAATATTAAATCAGCTGTTTTTATTTCTATTAAATCAATACTATTTTTTATAATATTTTTTATTTTACGGTGTTCTTTATCAATAAGAGACATTTTTATCGAACAGCCTAGAACATTATGCCACTCTTTTTTGTCTTTAAGATGTTCTAAGAGAATATCTTTAAACGCCTCCTCTCCTTCTCCATGAACTATTATATCAACATATGGGTGCTCTTTAAAAAAGTTTTGACTTCTATCAGCAATTGGCGGCTGCCATCCACCATATACAATTATACAATCTGGATACTTTTCTTTTATTTTTTTCGCCATTTTATTATTAAAATGCCAATTCCAAACAAAAGTATTAAATCCTATTACAGAAGGATTTTTTATTTTTTCTAATATTAGATCTATATCTTCTCGATAATAAAACCATCCATCTAATTTATAATTATTAGATATTGTTTCATTTCTTAAACAATTTGACCAAATTAAACCAGTACTATATGGTAATTTAACCTGTCCAACTAGTACATCATTTATTTCAAATAGATAAAGATTGTTCATTTTTTTTCTCTAAAAATATTGTGTTTTCTTAAATCGTGATATGTTTTATTAGATCCATTATCTTTATTTTCTTTCTGCATTATATCAAAAGCTAATATACCTTGTGCTGCAATCTCTGGCGGCATATACATATTCCATCCCATAATAGTAAAGATTTCATCTTCATACATTGTATTTTTATGTGGGTGACGACCTTTTGCCCTAGCGGCTTTAAACCATTCTACTGCTTTTTCGTCATTTGTCAATATCATTCCGCCTTTTGTAAGTTTTAAAATTTTTTTTCTATGAAAGGATAAACATTGATATGAATCTTTTATATACATATTTTTAGTAAATCTTTGAGCACTATCATATATCGGATATGGTGATAACTGATATAAACCCGACCATTCAATTTCATTTAATTCAAAATCACACCCAGCATGTTTTATTAACATCGGCAATGAAACGTATGTATTACATGGTATTTTTATTGTACCATTAGCATTTAAATATTTTAAACACAAAAACAAAGCATCGGTACAATTATCAACAGCAACCGCAAATTTACTTCCAGCAAATTCTGCAATCTTTTTTTCAAAAATATCAACAGCATCCCAAGGGGTATTTATTTTATATCCTTTTTTTTGTAATTCTTCTAGAGCATATTCTCTTAATGGATCATATTCTAACATTTTAATTATTCCTTATTGAACAGAGTGTAATATTCTCCGGGAGCAAACTTTTTCCCATAAAAACTAAATTTTTTCTCTTCTTTGTTATATCTATCATATGGAAGAATTCTAAAGTCAAAACTAACTCTAGTTTTTCCAGTTGTATTAAGTTTATTTCCGTGCCTACATCTATTACCGTTAAATATTGCATATTCACCAACAGACATTTCAATTGGCTTATAATCTTCTAAGCCAGGAACCGATTCTATCCATGTACAGTTTGTATCATAACACTTTGTTAGTGGAATTTGAAAATTTATTTCCCACTCTGGGTGTCCATGATCTTCATCGTTATCATAGTGCCATTTAGAAACGGCTGTTTGATTTGGTACTTGAACTCTAAATGATGGAAATGCTTGATAAAGAAAACTTTTACTAAATTGAGGAGCTATAACTTCTTTAACGAAATCTTCATATACTTTTTTTATTTCATCCCAATTTTTTAGCTTATCATAAAAAATTTTATGAAAATGTGTTTCTGCTTCGTTTTTTTGTTCTAATTTTTTTGATCCACAAAGCTCTAGATCTATTAAGTGTAATTCTGTTAAATCTTTTATTTGATAAAGATCCTCAACTAATTTAACAAAGTCAAATTTTTGTTTTTCATAATTTTTTATAATCATTTATCTTCTCCTAAATTACAATCCAATTTTCTGGTATTAAATCTTTTATATTTAAATGGCTATTTTTATGAGCAAACCAATTTTTTGGAGCAATAATTTGTTTATCTTTATTCTGGTTTAACCACGCTGCCCACCACGAAAAAGAACTATTGGCTATTATATTATTTTTTATTTTTGACATTAAATATAAATCTAACACATCGTCTTGGTTATCTATAAAAATATTTTTATCATTATTAAAAGTGTTTTTGCACCACTCAATATCGTCGCTAAAAAACACAAAACTTTTATCTTTAAAAAGACTCATAGATTTATCGTAATACTCTTTATTTAATACAGTATGATAATCAGAAAGCCTTAAATAATCGCCTCTCCTTATGTGAACAGAAACATAATCCTCGGTGAAAATTTTATCATATTTTTTGTTTATAAAATTTTCAACTTCTTTTATTGGTTTAAAAAGTTCTAATATTTTTTCTCTATTGTGTGAAAAATATTTTTCTGATTGGAAATAACCCTTAAGAAGTAAATTTGGTTTATAATCTATTTTTAAATAAGATTGATCTTCTGGTTCATAATGAGTATTCTCAATAAAATTAAAACTATCTGTAAAATTTAAATTTTTATAAATAGTTTTAAAGTAAATTTGTGTTTGTTTGTCGCTTGGTATTATACCACTGGACTTGTACGGAAAAACACATTTATCATTATTATCTAAAGCCAAAGAATAAGCCGTAGATATTATAAACATCTGATTACCGAGTCTTCCTAGTAATTCTGCCGCTATCATAAATCACCATCAATTTTATTATATTTTTTTCTATTTCTAATTTCACTTTCCATACTCAATTGAAAGCTATGATTTACTTTATCTTCATTTAAAACATTTGCACGATTATAAACATATAATATATCTCCAATGAACGATGCTCTATTTCCAGCCATTTCTAGAAGTGGAAACATTGCGGCTAGGTCTCCAGCCATAAGATAAAATTGATTATTTTTATCTAACAAATCTTCTTTATCTATTTTTTTCCATAATTTATATTTAAAACTTCTTAAATGAGAAGTCATCCAGTTACTTTCTCTAAACAAATTATTTTTTATAATCTGCTCTGGTACTTGCCTAGAAAAATTTCCTCTAATTAATGAAGGATATTCTACATAGCTACCATATGACATCCAGCATTTTTTTTCTAAATAATTTTTGTTTAAAATTATTAATGTTTCTTTACTATAAAACCAATCATCTCCGTCAAGAACTACTATTACATCTTCTTTCTCGCAAGAAGCATTTTCTATTCCATAAAATAAACTAGCTAATGCTCCACGATTTTTATCTGTGTTTAGTAGTTTAAAATTTTTTAAATCTTTAATTTCATCTTCTATAATTTTTTTAGAGTTATCTGTAGAAGAATCGTTTACAATAATACAATCAAAGTTTTTATAATCCTGAAGTTTTATACTTCTCAGACAAAGTTTTATCCATTTTTCAGCATTGTACATTGGTACAACAATTTTAAATTTTGTATCAATCATAGTATTCCTAATATTTTATCACATACTTCTTGTCTTTTATTAATCATAAAATTAATTAATTCTTCTCCGTTCAAATAGAACCAATCTTCATATAAAGCTCCAACTAGTTTATTAGTAAAAACAGTTATATTCATCATTTTTGCTTCTATTACAACCCTAGATAAAGTTTCTGGCGTTTTAGGTATAAAGCAAAAATAATTATTTTTTCCTAATTTATTTAAGAACTCATAATAATCTTGACTTTCAATCAATTCATAATTTAAATTTTTATTTTTACAAAAAGAAATTGCTCCAAGAGTATTTTTATGTTCTATAGCGCTTAATAATATAGAACATGCATCTTTTTTTGGATTTTTTATTTTTTCTCGAACAAATTCTAAATCTTTTAAAGACCAAAGATTACCAGATAAATTTGTAATATTATCTATTTTAAGATTATTGTATATAATATTTTTATGGAAGCTTGATTGACAAAAAATAGAAGAAGCATTTTTGTAAAAATCATAGTTAGCAATTTTATCTTCTGAGCATGTAAAATTCTTACAAAGCCCGGGATTTCTATTTTTTATATACTTATGATCGTGTTCATATAATATATATTTTTTATTATAAAAAAACTTAATTAATTTTTGATCAATCAAACAGAAATTGCTTATAATAAAAAATTGATTTTCTTCTATTATTTTTTCATTAATATCAATACTTTTTATTTTTTTAACTTCTATTGATCTTTCTTCTAAAACATTTATTAATTCTCTATCATTTAGCTCACAGCCTCCTAAAACTTCATCATGAAAAAAATCTGAAATATATACTATTTTCATTTGTATTCTTGGACATCTTGTTCTAGTTGCTTAAGCCACTCGTCAATCTCAAACACTTCTTTTTTACAAATTGCTTCTGCTAATAATGTGTATGGATTTTTTTCTTTATCTTTATTAGTTAAGTACTCTTTTAGTTTTTTAGCTTGTCCTTTAAACCTTCCATAATCCTTAAAACATTCTCTCATGGCAGATTTTGCTCCAAGTGGTCTAACAAACGCCCACTCCGATTCTGAATGTAATACTCCGTTCCAAACAACTTCTGGCTGAACTTTTTTAAGATCATAGGGGACATTCGTAAACGCTTTCTTTTTCTTTCCGTCTATCTCTATATATAAAAAGTCTTTTTGACCAGAATAATCAATAGTAATAACAGGTAATCCACAATAAGCAGCCTCAAACAACGGAAGACCGAATCCTTCACCGTGAGCAAAATTTACAATTGCTTTAATTTGTGGGTGAATATAAAGATTATGAATTTCATCTTCATTTAAATCTCCATGAACTAAATAAATTTTACATTTTCTATCTGGGTATGGCTTTAACAATCCTTGTAGTGCTCTTTCACATGCTATCTTATCTAACAAAGAATTATTTGAATAGTTTACTTTACAAACTAGTCCTACATTATCATTCTTAAACTCTTCTAAAAACCAGTTAATTGTATTTGGAAGATTTTTTCTTGGACCCCATTGTGCAACACAGAGAAAATTAAAATCATAATCTAGTGGTAACCATTCTTTGTGATTATCAAAATGTTTAAATTGTTTTATTGGATAACCAACAACCTCAACGGGTTTTTGAAGCTGTAGATCTAGAATTCTTCCGTATTGATCTTGTGCTTTCCAACTTGTATTAACTAAAGTTTCTTTTGAATGTTCAGAAACAGTAATAATTTTATCACACTCTCTATTACAAATATCAATCCACTCTGGAGCTACTTTGTTAGTCTCTATACCTGCCGTAATTTCAACTGTAATTGGAGCTTTTCTTTTTAATTCATTAGGTATACCAACATGAACATATACATCAAATTGTCCTTGTTGATTAACATATTGAACCGTTTTGTTTATAATAGAATCAATCCATTTTCTTTCTTCATTTTCTTCAAACAACCAAGATGTCTGACCCCAGTTTAATGGCAATGTGTAAATATCAAAAATATCTTCTTGCAAACGTAGAGATCTTAAAACAAATCTTACATGCTCACCATAGCCAGACTGAGTTAAACCTGGTCCTTCAACTAATACTTTCTTTTTCATTATTTAACCTCATTTAGAGTCCAGCGACTATATTGTTTTCTATTTTCCCAAGACCCTCTTTCTTCATAAATCTTGGTCATTAGTTCTACCCATTTATTTTGGTAGTCAGCAAATCCATAGTGTTTTAAAGCGTGCTCCCTGCCCTTCAGACCGATCTTTTTTCTATCAGTGTGTGAAAGTGTGTGCATTTTTTCAAGCGCTTGTATAAAGTCTTTACCAGAGACTTTGTCTTCATAAATGTATGGAACTTCTTGTGAACCAATAACATATTGGGCTGCTGGCTCAATCATTACGCCAAACGTGTCTTCTCCATCTGTAACTTGCTCTTGCAAACCACCAGTTCTTGGAACGATGATTGGTGTTCCGCAATTTAGAGATTCAAGGGTTGAAAGACCAAACCCTTCCGCATCAGAAGCAGATACAGTTACGTCTGCCATATTATACATTAATCTTAAATGTTCTGGTGGCACTCCTTGATTTGAAAACAATACTCTACCGTCATCTAATCCACACTCTTTAATAATTGCTTCAAGATCTGGTCCATTAGGATCTTTTGGATTTGTATGCATCAAAAGAACTGCTTTATCATTTCCTACTCGATCCAAAAACTCTTTAAACCACCAAATGATTGCTCCTGGTTGTTTACGACGAGCATTTCTACTATTCCAAAAAACAAGCATTGTATCATCTTTCATATTTGGAAAATGTGCTTTTCTTGCTTTTTTAACTTCATCTTCTGGAAGTGGGAAGAACTGATCTTCTGGAATTGCATGTGGAATGTAATGACATTCAATTTCTGGCGATACTGTTCTCACAATGTCATCTGTAACCTTACTGATTGTAGCAATTACATCATTAGAATCATAGAATGGTTTATTAAACTTTGGATAAGGATAATTATCCCAAACGTGGTAGTAAACCATTGGAACTAAAGGACGAATTTCGTTTGCAATGCTCCATAGCCATCCATAAAATCTTGGATCTGTCATAAACCAAAGAATATCTGGTTTTTCTGATCTAATAATTGATCGAATGATATTTGGATCGCCAAACCCATCTACAGGAAAAATAGTCCAATCTTCTTTCCACTCTTCTGTTCTAACTGGTTGATAATTTTGATGCTTGATTGCACCACCTAAAGAAATTACTTGAAATTTTCCTGACTTAAGTAATCCTTCAATAAAATACTTCGTTTGAGTTGCAACACCGCTTGGCATTACCTAAAAAGTGGACTATATCATCATGAGTAAATCATGTTGGGCGCTGTCGGATCATTACCGTGCTCTTTTTAGAGTTTAGGCTAACCGTAGTCTCTGAACCTTCACCAGTATTTCTACACAGATGCTTGGCTGCTGATTGTTACAATACTTATGCTTTTCGAGCATTCACACTTGCCGTTTCCCGCTATGTTGTAGCGCATAAGTTAGATAATGTTCCAGCAATTCACCCAATTTTATATCCGCCAATGCTTCAAGCTAACGGATGGTCTGAGATCGTCAGAACCTTAATTTTTTTCTCCATATACACACTCTCTTAGACTGTTTAGTGTTTGTTCGCTGTCTGTTTTATAGTCGTGCTCCCAAACAACTACGACTTTATATCCAAGACCTTCTAGGAAGGTTTTTCTATCGCTATCATAACTCCAAATTTGCTCCGCTTTAAGTTTTTTCTTCTTATTAAAATAATTTTTTTCATAAAATCTTGGGTCGCAGTGCCAATATGTTCCGTTGAATTCTATTGCCAAATTAATTTCTTTTATAAGAATGTCAACCTTATATTTTTTTCTAGATTTCTCAATTGCAAAATCAGAAAAAACAGTAAATTCTTTATAATTGGTTTGTATAAATTCTAATATCTCCCTCTGGGGTTTGCTCAGAGATGTGTGTTTTGCGAGCATATAAGCATTTGATACTCCGTATTTTTTGAGCATCGTTCTTTTCGCTTTTTGTCTCCAAGATTTAGATTTATTTTTATTTATTATAAAAGGATTATTTTTGCTTATTTTTCCCTTAGAAAATTCTGTTTTACACTTACGACTACAACATTTAGGCTCTTTTCTTCTGCCTTCTGTATAATAGAATTCTTTTTGACAGTTATCACAAGTCTTTGTCTTTCCACGCTTTTGCTGATTTTTGAGTCTCCAATTGTCATATGTGCCGTCTTTTATATAAGATTTTGATGCACAAGAACGGCTACAAAAACCATTTCTTTCGTCTTTTCGAAAGTAAGATTTATTACAAAATTTACAAAATCGTTCTATGGAAAGTTTCTCATCTAATTTTTTCTTATATGCTAGACGGTATTTTTTTCTACATTCTTCAGAACAACTTTTGGTAGAATGATTTTCAGATTGAAACTCTACGCTACAATTATTACATATTTTTGTATATTTCATATAATATATAGTGTGGAGTTACAATTATTTTAAGAGTTCAGCGATCAACTCTTCTTTTTTCATCTTCATTAAATTCTTGTGAGGAATTCCAAGTGTTGATTTAGACATACTACGAAGTTGGTTAATGTCGAGAGTGTCTAGGTACTCCATCTTCTCTTCTAAATTATCTTCCTGTTTTTCTTCTTCTGCCAGCGCTTTAAGTGTTTCTTCATGCTCAACGATTACTTTATCAATTTGTCTATGAAGGTTTTTATCATCTTTACTGATTCTTACTCCATAGACTCCTTCAACATAATCATCTCCACCAATTCTATAAGCCTGTCTTAACTTCATTTTATTCGTAGCCATTTTATTTACTTGCAATCTCCTCTAGTTGTTTAATTTTGTTATATAATTCAGGGCATAATTCTTCTACTAAAGATTGATCACCCATATACAATCTTTCGAACCCTTCAGAGAAGTATTCTCTTAGGGATGTAGCGCTGTAAGGCGTAACATACATTTGTTCCGTGAAATGAGATAATGTATCATAACCTATTTTTTTATAAAATAATATATCTAAAGCCTTACTATATTCTGTCTTTCTAAAATATTTATCATCCAAAGTATATTTAGCTGATAACTCATTATAGAGTTGTTTTCTCTTTCTTAAAAACTCTTTCTTTAGCAACCCATCTCCGTAGATCTGTTCTGAGTAGATTTCTTCTAGTGAGTGAGCAGTTTCGTGGATAATATTCTCAATAATATCCTCTTCATCATCTTGAACATTCGTTAGATAGATTATTTTTTTATCATAGACAGAGTCTACACTTCTGTTATCAAGCGTATCATACTGCCCGATTGCAATTGCAGAAATATTCTTAAAAAAATAAGCGGGCAGAATATTTCCTACCCGCTTACATACACTGTCCATATTAATTTTCTTTGTTAAGCCATTTTTAAAATACACGGGTATTCTACCGTGAATCATAAAGTGTGCTTTTGGAGATTGTTTAATATATTCTGCTAACTTATCCATTACAGTAATTTTGCTGCTAGTGTTGCTACCTTGCTTCTTTCGCCCTTGGTTAGACTAACGTGTCCGGTTAACTCGCTTTCTTTTAATTTTTCAATTGCATAAGTTAAACCGTTTGTTGTTTCATTTAAATAAGTATTATCAATTTGTTCAACGTCACCTGTTAAAACAATTTTTGTGTTTTCACCAACACGAGTTAAGACTGTTTTAATTTCGTGCGTATTCATATTTTGGCATTCATCAATAATAATAAAAGCGTTGTTTAGTGAGCGACCACGAATATACGTTAGAGCTTCAACCTGAATGATACCCTTTTCTTTATAATGTTCTAGAGGATCAAGATTCTTAAATGCCTTGTTGCTAAATAGAGTATCGAGGTTGTCTTGGATAGGAGCGACCCACGGAGCCATCTTTTCTTCCATAGTTCCTGGTAAGAAGCCAATGTCTTTGCCCATTGGCATTACAGAGCGGGACACAATAATCTTCTCGTATTTCTGTCCTTCGTCCTCTCTGTTGATGACGTATTCCAGAGCCGCTGCTATGGCTAGGAGCGTCTTTCCAGTTCCAGCCGACCCCATCATAGACACAACTGGCACAGACTCGTCCATGAGGAGATTTAGAGCCATTTGTTGTTCTTTGTTACGAGGAGATAAACCAAAGACCGTTCCTTCCTTGCTCTTAACAAATTCTTTGACTTTTAGTAGCGGCTTATTAAATGCCACAAATCTTGAAAGACCAGACTTCTTTTCATTAGCTGAGGATACAAGAATTACAAATTGATTTGGTTTAAAATCTTTTGTATTCTCATCTTGTTCTAGAAAGATCTGTTCACCAGCGTAGAAGCGATCAATTAGCTGATCGTCTACTACGATTCTGGATTGTCCTGTATAGATGTCGTTTGCACGCTTGATAACTTGATTCTCTGTATATGCTTCACATTCAAGACCCAAAGCATCGCAGCGAACACGAAGGTTAATATCAAGTGATACGACAATTACTTTTTTTCCTGGATTATCATTCTTTTCCGACATTGCACAAGCTAGTATGGCATTGTCAGCTTGATTAGGATCAAAGTCAGGAGGTAGAGTGCTAAGATCAGAAGGTCTTGCTCGTACAATACCAAGTCCCTTATCGATTCGCACACCTTTATTTAGATTTCCTTTCGATCTTAATTCGTCAAGAACTCTAATAAAGTTTCTGGCATTCAAGCCTACGCCATCTTGCCTTTTCTTGTGCTTATCTACTTCTTCTAAAACCTTCAGCGGGATTATGATATCCCCTGTCCCAAATTTGTAGATTGCTTCGTAATCTGTTAAGTAACAATTCGTATCCAGAACATATATTTTTTTAGACATTTTTCCCCGCTGTTAGGTGTAATAAATAGTTAGAACTTACCCATTGTCAGTTTGTTTTGGCATCGTTGCGACTCTTTTGTTATAAGTACCAAGTATTCCATAACCTGCAATATCCTGCCAAGGATCTTCATTGAATGCACTTTTATCATTAGCAATCCTAAATAGTTTGTCAAGAATTCTTACCACTGCAAGCATATCACCATATTGTTCTGGTTTAATACCTTGCGGAAATAATATTCTAAGCATTTCACCAGCATTATCAAATGCTGAACCATAAGCTTGATTTTTCTTATCTACTAGCGCACCAATTTCTTTACCAATTTGTTCGTAAACCATAAATACCTCATAATGAAAAAGCCCAACCGAAGCTGGGCCAAAACTTGCGTTTTAATTATTTTTTAGTCACCTACGGATGCATCAGTTGCAGTAGATGCGTCTGGTGTTGCTACAGTTGCAACATCAACTGCAGAAACATCCTCTGCAACGTCTACTGCATCAATATCCGAAACTACGTCGGTTGCTACAGTATCGGCTGCTGTAGCCTGTGTGTCTTTGTCGCAAGAGGCAAAGGCAACTAGGGCGGCGCACATAACAAAAAACTTCTTCATTAAAAACTCCTTTTATTAAACAACTGTGTCATCTTCGGTGGCTTTTTGATTAAACAAACGACCAGTATTTACCGACCATTTGTGTGTCTCTGGCGCACCTCGATTGTCTGTGAATGAATGATACCAGACCAACCTATTTCCGTCAAGCTGGCATCCTTCAACATTACATAGTGGGCAACGAGTAAATTTCTTCATAATCAATCCAACAATAAATCTTTTTTCTTTGACTCATTTAGATTCTTTGATTCGTATTCCTTCCATAATTCTTCTTTTTGAAGATCGGCAAGATGTGGATACTTTTTAAAAACTTCTTGAGTTGTAAGGTTTTCTTCTAACTTGATCTTCTCGATCATTTCAGTAACTTTACCCATTTTTAGCCCTCTGCAGTCTCTGCAACGCCTTCACCACTGTCTACGCCGAAGGAAGCTTGGCGAACCTCTTGTAGAGCCTTCTTGGCGTCTTGCAAGGCAACTCTGACTCTACGAGCAGCTGCCTTATTACCGCGATCTGCCTTCTCGGCATCGCCTTGTAGTGCAGTTAGTTCAGTAACAACTTGAGTTAATCTTTCTAGTAGCATAATTTTCTCCTTTAAATAATTTCATCGGCAAAGCCGCTGTTTATAATTGTCTCAGAATCCATCCATAGATCATGTTTCATCATTTCAAGGATTTCTTCTTCAGAAAGCTTACTTGTTTCCAAATAAACATTTTTTGCAGTATGCATCAATTTTTCTTGATTTTTAAGCTCATCTTTAAATTCTTCATATTTTCCACCTAACATTGTTGCAGATAGTTGATGAATTAACATAAAAGAATTTTTGTAAATATATCTCTTCTTACCAGCTAAGAACAAGAATGTTGCAGCAGAAGCAGCACAACCGTCTATATAGGTATGAATTGGTGTCTTACAAGCTCTAATACAATCGTATGCTGCAATACCAGCAAACAATGAGCCGCCTTCGCTTTGAATATGAAGCTCGATTGGCGGCGGTGGAATATTAAATGTAAGTCCAATGACCTGCATTTCTTTATCCAGTCTTTTAACTAGTTTATTGAGTTCTAAAACTTCTTTATCGCCTATTTGTGTATAAAAATAAATTTTGTTTTCATCCTGATCAACTCCAGTTACTAGTCCTGATGATTCGGGATGTGACATATAATAAACTTGTTCTTGGGGAATTTCCGGTTCTTGTTTAACTTCTTCTTTTTTCTTTTTTGCGTTCCAATAAACGGATCTCATTTTACCTCATGGTTTGCGTATTTTTCCAGTTCCCTTAAGATTCAAGGAGAATGGTACTTGTTGTGTTCTTCTAGTAAATTGATACGATAAATTAGCATAATCGTTTATCGTATAGTCTTTATTTAGATTAGAATAAATGCTCGTGGACTGTGTTATTGTAGTTGATGTGATCGCTACACTTGCTGTCAGTATACTACCAGATGATAAATTTGTCAATGATGTAAATTTAAGATTTAAGGTAGAACTTGGACCCCATGAAGAAAGTGTTGAAACTGTTATATTTTTTGAACCACTTTCTTGGTTTGCCCAGTTAACAGTATAAGGGAAAATATTTGCATAGTCAACCCCTGCTACTGCTGTACTACTTGATGATGCATCAACTATTACGGAGGCTGAAACGTCCTTGCCGTTATATCTCTCTACTTGAACATTTATTGCGTCAGGAATTGATACTGCATATGAACTTGTTACAAACCTTACAGATCCAGTTATTTCATAATCTAAAATATTTAACTGGAACGAAGAAGTTGGTCCTATTGCCGAGACAGAAGAAGAGTTTATTCCAAAAATAATTGTTCTGTCGCCATCTAATAGATTATTGTCATAAACAGATGCAGTTATATATCTTGTATCTTTTGTTTGATCTGCCCATATTATATTAAATGGACTTGATTGGGTAATACCATTATAAATTATATCGTATTGTGTTCCTGAGGTTGCTGTTCCACCAATTGTAATAGATGCTGTTTCTGCTTGATCTCCACCGTATAGTCTATTAACTGCAATATAATAAGAACCAGTATTTTCATAAATTGTTGCAGAACTTCCACTAAATGTTACGGAACCAGTTTCATTGTCTATTATTGTTAATATTAAAGTGCCTTGTGATCCTGTCTTTGCAGTTCCGGCTGTAGTTGTAAGTGAAGAGAAAGTTATATAAACAGGGTCATTTGCTTCATCTATTAAATCATCTGTTAACGCATAAACTACTTGTGCCGTTGTTTGACTACCAGAAAAAATAACACTTCCAGCTGATCCTGTTTGTGGAGAAATAGTTCCCGCACTTGAAGAATAAAACAAACTCGCTGTTACTGCTCCATAAGAACCACTCGTTCTTAAAACATTTATTGTTGCATTACTGGCAGTTTCATATGCAGATAAAGAAGTTACTTCCCAATTAAATGTACCAGGCTCTTGATCGACAATAGTGATTGTTGAGCTTGTTATTGCATACGGAAGAAAGCTGCCTGTTGATAATGAATATAAATTTATTCCAAAATTTATATTTGATGTTTGTACATTATCATACAAAATAGGTATGCTTGCAGATAATCTGCTAGTATTTCCATCTACCCAAGAAAAAGTTCCTGATATTGCTGTGTAATTTGTACCGGAAACCGCTGTTCCGTTTGTTGTAATATAATTTACGGATAGTGGACCATTAGATCCAGATAGACGATCAACATAAACAGTTACCGAACCAGATGCTTCCCCTGTGTTATATGATGCACTTGTAAATGAAGGATTCCCCTCTTCATAATCTAAAATATTAAGAGTAAAAATGAACGGAGAAGTTGTTGTTACATTTGTTGAACTTGCCGTTTGAATTATTAAACTAAATGAAGAAGATGTACCTGTATAAGTTGTATTATCTATTATAGATGCTGTAATATACTTTGTAGTTGTATCGCTTGCTGACCAAGATACATACAATGGTAACTGCGCAGAAGAAGAATAAGTTGTACCGCCTAATATTAAATTATAGTTTGTACCTAAAACAGCGGTCTGTCCAGATGATCCAGTTGTAAATGATGCTGTTGCAGATTGTCCAACCGAAGCTGTTGCTACTTGTATACTAAACACATAAGACGATGTATTTTCATATACAGAAGATGAACTTGTATTAAAAGAAACAACGGCGTTTGATAATACACTTGCGGAATAAGCTAAACTACTATACGCGGTATAGGATTGACCAGAACCAGTAGCAGTTAGAAAAACGTTACCACCGCCTGTTACCATTGTTGAGGCAGAGTGAATGTTTCCGTAAGTACCCCAGTCTCTTGTGTTTAACATAGAACCAGTTTCTTCAAATCTCCAGTTGAAAATAACAGCTCCATTTTTTCCAGAATAATAAGAACCAGTTATTACTTCTGTTGGATCTGACCAGTTACCTGAATTGAATATTGCAGAGAAAAAGCTTGCATGGTTTGCAGGAGTTGCTGCATCCAAGGTTCCTAAGAAAACATCATCAAAAGAGCCAGACCAGCTTTGACCTGTGGAAATAACACCAGCCGATCTATATTGACCTAATATAATATTTTGAGAAGAGGTAATATTACCGTGAACAGAGGCAAAGGTCGCAGATGAAGAAGCAAAGAAAGCACCATCTCTATATGCCGCTACGTTATAACCTGTCGTACTCGTTCTGCGAATTGCCCAACCATAATGGTGCCATTGAGGAACTAGTTTTGCTGTTGTTGGTGCGCCAGTGCCGCCGCCTTGTAACATGTTGGTGGCAGTAAATAAATTTGCATTACTATTTGAATCTCTATAGACAATTCTTAAATCTTGCGTAGCACTTACTTTATTAATAACAAGACCCTGATTTCCCGAGCCAGCATCACCAATCGTAATAAGACCTCTTAGCGGATCATCAGAATCATAATCTGCTCTAGCCCAAAAACCTAAAACTATATCTTTTGAACCAGTAAGAGTACTAGAACCAGTAAACATGCCGGGAGCAAATGTTAAGTATGATTCTTTTGGAAACGTAGCTCCATACTGATTTCTTATTACACCAGACGCAGAATCAACAGTTTGTATACCGCTTCCTGTCCAATCTAATTGAAATCCTCCTAAAGTTCCTACTGTATTCGTAGAAGTTCTGCTACCAAATCTTATATATGCTCTACCTGCAGAAGCAGTAATAGTTTGAGTACTTAAAGTTCCAGATAAAACAGCTAATAAAGTTTCGTCTACAGTAAGTCCAGAATAGGAAGAAGTATTTGGAATACCATTATAAATTCTTAAAGCATCATTTGGATCAATCGCACCACTTATAACGTTAAGTGTTAATGTTCCAGTTGTATATTGTGGAGCAATTAATACATAATAATTTTGACCAGATGAATAGCTACCAGTTGGACCACCAGAATCAAATAAAGAACCAGTTTGATCTGTTAAAATGTAAGTATTTCTAAACTGATTAAGATTATAATTAGCCATTCATGTTTTTCCTATTTTTAACAGGTATTTTATACTTAAACATATTTCTTTCTAATGTATCTATATCTAAGCCTAAAAATCTTGATGTACCTTTCTTTGTCTTTTTCAAATCGAGAGCAAATTTTATTAACCCTTCAGTAATTACTTCTCTGATTATAAAATAGAGTTTATAACCCATTAAATTATTTTTGAAAGATTGATCTTCTAACTCTAAACGCAAAAAGAAGATCTCTTCGAGTGTTAGGTGTTTTAACATCACCTCAAACTCCTCGTTGGATCTTCTTTCTTCTCTTAATTTTTTAATTAATGACATTATCTTAACAAATGAGCGAGAATTTGATCGCTTAATTTCTTTGATTCAACTAATCTTCTTCTTTTCTTACCTTCTGCTAATGGAGCTGGTGTGCCACCAGCGCCGCCTTCGTAAGATTGACCAGTTTGCTTAATTTTCTCATAAGCAGATGTTGTTGGCTCTTCAACCATTCCTTGTAAGTCTTTCTCAAAGCGGTCAAAGTATAGTTTTAAATTAGTTAATAGATAATCAAAAAAGATCTTTCTATCTTTTGGTAATTCTAATAATTTATAACCATTTTTAATAGTTGTACCAATACCTCTTTTATTCCAAGTTCTTAGGGCGATATTTCTACCTGTTAGGTCTTGCCCTGGAATTGTAAACGACTCTTCAGTTTGTTCTTCTTTAGTTTTCTTTTTATCATCTGGTTGATCATTGGTTTTAACATCAATCATCTTACCTTCTTCACCAGAAGGTTCGTCGCCTATTTTAATATCAATACCTTCTTTATCTTCTTGTTCTTGTAGATTTTCTGTTGCTTCTGGAGGTAATTCACTTTTTACAGCATCTGGTATTGCTTCTGCACTGATAGATCCTTCTCCTCCTTCTTGGTCTGCATCAAAGGCAGCATCAGCAGCTAAAAGAATGTCAATGGCAGCACGAATAATGTGTGCTCTGTAAGATTTTCTTTGATCTTCGCTTGATGTTAGTTTTTTGTAGTCAGATTCAATAGCTGGAATAATAGAAGTCAAAACAGATTCAAGCTCATTAATACCAGTTGATGCACCAGGAACAACTGATTCTTTTTCTTGTAGAAGTTTACGAATAGCTGTTCTTAGAATCTTCTCTTCTTTTAATGTTTGCTTTTGTTCTTCTTGTTTTTTAGCATGATTTTCAGCTAAATACTTTCTAACAAACATTCTTAGCTTCTTTTCTTCCAGTTTATTTGACATTCTTTAATTCCTCTTACTTATTATAAATACTATTCACTCTACTAATTAGATCTCCAAGATTTAATTTTGGTTGAATTGGTTGAGGTTTATGTAGTTCTTTATTTATTATTTGAATAATAGTGTTTTCTTTTAATGATTGAACTTCTTCTTTTACACGTAAAATATCATATGCTCTCTTTTGATATTCTGGTGTACTTAGAATTTCTTCTGGTAGATATTCGTTTATTGTTTCTATATCATTTTCTGCTACTGCGTTTCTAAACTCTGTTGAAGCGTATTCACTTAAAATATCCTGCTCTCTACTCGCACCACTCTTCAATGCGACAGGAATTTCGTATTCTTCTCCAAACAAAATTTGCCACGGTTTATCTTTTACAAACTTTGATAGGTTAGAGTAATAACCACGATCTTTTCTACTAACCCCAAGCAAGATTACATCACCAGGTTGTGTTTTGTCAAGATCGTTGTTGGGATTAGCGATATAGTCATAGACATCCTTGACAGGATTCTCGCGTTTTGTTATTCTTAACTCCACAAGGTCTTGCAAGCCAGAAGCTTCTAAATACAAATTAAATAATTCCATAGATTGTCCAAGTGTAAATTCTTGGTTGTCTTTGGAATACCTTGCTCTATCACCAACTATAACAATAACTTTTTCTACTGTAAAATTCTTATTATTAATTTCTGGTAGTTTAATAAAGTTCTTAATAACTTCTAAATGACCTTTATGTGGTGGTTTAAAAGCTCCAGCATACAAAACTTTCATCCCATTTGCTTCAACAGTTTTGCTTTCATTTAATTGTTGACCATCATATTTCATCATATTTACAATTTGATTGACAGGACCAAAAGAAGATGTTAACTTGTAAGTGTGATCCTTATAGCGGAACACTAAACCCTCAACAGGGTTACTCACCAACTCCACAAAGTTAATGCTACTACCTTTAAGTTTATCCATCTGCTTTCTTAAATTACTTTTCTGTTTATCAGTTCCGCTACTGTTAATATTTTCTATTGCTTTGTTAACCATAGAAATAATGTCTTCTGCTGTTTGCTTTTGGTTGGATACATACAAGCTCTCGTGTTTATCCAATAAAATAGAAGAACAGTTAAATATTATTCTTTCTAATGGTTGTCGTAAGGTTCTGAAAATTTCTTTGGCAGGCTCTTCATTTGTAAAGTTCTTAATAGCTCCGCTATTCTGCATAGATGAAGTTGTAAAGAATTCATTTATTCGTGGTTTCTTAACGTGCTTTGGACCAAAACCAACTGAAAGAATTGATTTAACTACAAATTCAGTTTGTTGGTTATCTAAGTTAGCTTTTTTATCTGCTAGGTATTTCTCTATGCCTTTAATAAAATACTTTCCTACGGTATCTTTCATATCCAGTCCAAACTTTTTGAACTCTTTTCGTAGGTCAATTAATTCCGCCTCAATAGCCCCAGGATTTATACGGTCAATTTTGGAAGGCTTATCATCGGTAATTTGTATTCCGTTAGTATTTGTAGAATTACCAAAAAGTTTAGATAAGTCAGCAAATTTTCTTTGTATTTCTTCTGTATCGGAAGCTTCGATTGTTCCCTTAGCAGAATCTATTTTAATATTTCCCAGTTTGTGGAAAATTAACATTTTTCTTGCATACTTGATTACATTTGGAGTGTTTGGGTCAAGTAATTCTACGTTAAAAAAGAACTGCGGATTTCCTTGGTTGTCTTTACCAAAGATCATTTCTTTTGATGAATCAGAAGAAAATACTACATTAACAACTTTTTCAAAATATCCCAATAATTCTGTATATGTTCTAACAACATTAGAAGGAACAGGTTTTTTGTTGTCTTGAATACGCTTTGATGTAAACTCATCTCTCAATTCTTCAATGGTTACACCAGCAGTTTTAATTTGTCCATTATTTCTTAATAATTTTGCTTTTTTATCCTTAGTTGAATAAGAGAGATAAATGTTATATCCGTCTACTTTTTCGTAGATTTGAATATCTCCTCTATTTTCAGCAATATCTCGATAAATTCTTACAACATCTTCTAATGTAAGATCAGGGTCTTCATATAAATGATCTATGTGTCCTGTTAATCCGCTCATTGGTTATCTTCTTAATAATCGCCAGGGGCATTTTGATGAAACCACTTAATTAATCTTCTTTTTTGTTCCGTGGTCGCTTCATATCTTGCGTGAGTCATCTTTTCAATCCATACTGGCAGAGTATCTCCGTCAGCATCACAATCCATAACAAATACGTTTGCTTTTTTGTAGTCTCTGGTTTCCTCGTCTGTTAGTGAATCTTCTTTACTTTTTACTTCTTCAATAATTTTAACTTGTTCTTCTAATAGTTTTAATCTTTCTTCCATTAATCTTGCGTGCTTTCTTGCTTTACGAAGATTTTCTCGCATAACAGATAGTCTGGATGATTCAGAGACTTTTGATGGTTTAAAGTATTCAATCATCTCGGATATAACATTAAGATACTCCATAAGAGAAGGTTCTTTTCTCTCATTGAGAATAAAGTCTTTTGTCATTTTATCGTAATCTACTTGCATCCTTTCACCAATCTTTCAAATACGAGTTTTTCTACTTGTTCGTATCTGCGTCTTCTTAGAGATTCGTTCATATCTCCACCAAATTTTTCAATTTTTTCTTCTTCTGGTTTTGGCGGAGGAGTTGGTGTTGGTTCTGGTTTTGGAGTTGGTTCTTCTGGTTGTTTAGAATTACATTTATTTAAAGCTTCAATACTTTTTTGACCAGCAACTCCATCTGCAGTTAATCCAACAGAACTTTGAAACTTTTTCATTGCTCCCGTTGTTTCTGTACAATATAAACCATCTACTCCAAATTTAGGCAACGGAAAACCACAATCAATTAATTTTTGTTGTACTTCTTTAACTTTTTCACTTGTTGGACCAGATGGTCCTCCACATCCCCATGATAAATTAGTACACTCTTTAGGAGTTTTTCCGCCATGACAAATTCCGCCTTTGCCACCCTTACCACCTTTACCGCCACCGCCCTCATCAGGAGTTGCACTAGAATCCTCATCAGCAAACATTTTTGATCCAAGCAAAATTGCTCTTTGAATTATTTTTTGCTCACCTCTATATGCTGCTTTGCCAGCCAAAGATCCTGCTTGCTTTTCTGCGCTTTTAACAAATTTAGATAATGCAGCGTCTGAGACTTTTTCCTCTGCTTTCCCGCCTACTTTTACTAGATCTTTATCTAGATTTTTAGCAAGATATTCGCCCGCCTTTTCAGCACCTTCTTTTTCATAAATCTTGAAAAAGTCATCCATAACACTGCTTATTGCTTTTGAAGCTCCTTTTGCACCAAGTTTCTCTTCTATAACAATAGTTTTTGTTAAAAATGATTTAATTAAATTTCTACTTTTATAAATTTGTGGGATAAATGGTATTAATTTGCTAAGTCCCTTAGATCCAAATTTTAATAAACCTTGAACTGGTAAAGCTAAAACATCACCAACACCAGGAATTGCCATTAAAAAATATAATGCCGCAATAAATGTATGACCAGTATTATAATACCAAATTGCATTTATTACATCTGCGCCAAAACTTATTACAGATCCTGCACCTGGAACAAAAGAAGAAACAAGAGCAACTGCATCAAGAACTAAGTGCCCATCAAAAAATGAACTTTCTTCGCTATCTTTCTCGTCACCAGAAAATGGATTAATTTTAGATAAAAAATCCATAAAACCTTCTTGAAGCAATTCGTCACGTAATTCTTCTTCTATTGCTTCAAGAAGGACTTTATTAAATTGTCTTTCATAAATTTTGTTCATTTTATAGTTCCTAATTATAGTTTTCTAACTAGTTTTTCAAACAAGATTTTTGCTTCGTTTCCTTTCTTATAATCATAGAAATTTTCGTGATTAAATTGTTTGGATTCTTGTTGAATTCCTGCAGTTGGAATATATGATCTTAGTTTACCAATTGTTAAGTTAGTTAAATTCTGTAGATCTTTTATTATCTTATCAGCAAGAACACGGGTAGCTCCAAGACCAGTTCCTTCAGCCTGAGCTTTTACAACATTTTCTGGAACTCCGGAATTTCTTCCTGATGTTTTTCTTGGTCCAATAATTGCTTCAACCGCACTATAAGCTTTTTGAGGAGACATTTTTTTCTCATCAATTAAGTATGCAACAGCAGCCTTAAAAATATTACCATAACCTGGCTCTTGTGGTAGAGAACCACCGTACATTTTATCTATAGCCTCGGTTCTGGTCATCCCACCTTGCTCCTGTGGTTGTGGAGTTGGAGGTGGGACTGGTGGTGGAACTGGCTCTGGCTTAGTATCATCCTTCTCGTCTGGTGGAGGAACTGGCGGAGGATTGCCACCACATTTTATTCCTAGTGCCTTGCTTGTATTTTTTCCAGCAATACCGTCGTCTTTTAATTTCTTTGATTTTTGAAACTTTATAACGGCTGCTTCTGTTTCTTTACCAAACAATTGCGAGCTAACTTCTGAACTTGTTGTACTTAACAACTTTAATGCGACAAGCTTATCCTGTACTTCTTTTACACTTGCACCTTTGCAATTAAGTCCGACTCCCTTGCAGCGTATGCAAGAAACTTTTGCTTTATCACCACCTCCATTATCTGGAACTGGCTCTGGTGGTTGTGGAGATGGTGCGGGTTGTGTATCTGGCATTCCTTCAAACTCTTCAAGGAGTCTAAGAAGCTCTAGCTTATCCTTCTTCTGCCCACCAACAGCAGAAGCACTCCATTTTGATTGAATTTCTGTCTTATAATTTGGGAAGTTTTCAATAACTTTTTTGCACCAAGAAGTATCACCACCTTTACAGTGGGTTTGATAAGCTCTTGCAACTCCAACCATTGCTTCTGATTCATTATCATTAATATAACGGGAAGCTAATTGTGACTTAATTAAATCTGCTAATGCTTTTGGATTTTTTTCACATCTTGCGATAGCATCTTGTAACTCTAAAGGACTTCCTTCCACAATTGATGCAATTGTTGCAACAGCAGCAGGAATAAGAGCGACACCACCAGTTGCTACTGCTGCAACTGCACCACCAACTCCAGTAAGAGCTGTTCTACCAATATTATTACTACTAGCTTTTTCTGTTTCTGTACCTAAATTTACTTGTTCTAAAATGTTTTTAATTTCTTTTAGAATTTTTTGGCGTAGCATATTGTTCATTATAAAATTTCCTTCTTTGCAGATGATTTAATTAGTTTTTCAAATAACATTTCAGCATTTTTAACTTTTTTATTTTCATAAAAAGATTCATAATCACGTTTTGCTGGAGCTTTAGCAGCTGGTTGTGCAGCAACAGATTTGAATCTAGAATCAGCAGCTAAATCAGAACAAACTTTATTTAATTTAGCAGGATCTTTAAAATCATCTATGCTATTATACATTCCAAAATTTAATACTTCATTTCCTAAACTTTTTGCTGCTGCAAAAGTTTTTGGACCAAATGCTCCGTCCACTTTAATTGCTTTTGCTTGTGGAGTTTGTGCATTTGCTTTAACCCATTTCTGGAAGTTCATGATGGTATTTGTATCTGAACATTTAAAAGAATGAGTTCTTTGATCAAAAGTACCAGGGGCTGTTGCTGGTTGTGCATCTCCAGCTGCTGCAGGCGAAGTTTGAGAAGGTTCTGGAGTTATGCTATTTAATAAATTAGCAACTTCTTCTGCAGTAAGTATACCGCTTTCTCCAAGCATTAGTCCTCTGGCTTGTAATACATTACCGGCTTTAGTTCCATAAAGAGGAGCAAAACATTTTGATAATTCTTTTTTAGTATCATCATTAATGCTTTTATCATTTATAATTGTGTTATAAAGAATTGCCATATCATCGACATCTTCCCTACCCCAACTCATCGGTGTTTGTTCGCCTTTGCTTGCTTGTAATTTCGAATATTGACCAAGGGTTGCTATATTTCCAACAGTTCCTGCGATTCCTTTACCAATTGCTCCTAAAGTAGAATCAGCGCTTTCTCCGCGCTTAAATCCGCCCTTACAATATTGTTTAAACATTTCAACTGCTTGCTGTCCTTTTGCATTTACGACTTCGCCTTTTTCTTCATTTTTTTGAGCCTCCGCTGCCATTGAGCCTAATTTATTAATGCCCATACCAATCAGAGTTCCAATTGCAACTCCGCCTCCAACAGCAGATGCGGCTCCTGCAATACTGGCGAATCCTGCTTTAGCGGCAAGCATAGCTCCTACCTCAACAACCGTTGCTCCACCAAGTAAGTGCTCATCAAAAGTTATGGCACTTGGATCTGTAGCTAATTGCCATGCGTACATTGCAGCTCCAATGACTGCTAATGGTTTGGCAATTTTTCCTAATTTTTCAATAAAGGCTTTAACAGGAAGAGAGCCAGCTCCTTTTCTAATTCTCTCAAGTAATTGAACAAATTTTGCAGGATTTTTTGCAGCAGCAGATACTTCCGCTGCAGTTGTCTTAGCAACATTAGCTGCTACAGCAGCTTCCCCAGACGCAGCTGCTGTAGAAGTACTAGCAGATTTTAACATGGCAGTTGCATCTTCTACTGAATTAACAAGATAACTTTTCCCTGGATTAAAAGTTATTGCTTTTTGATTTATTAATGCTTGAACTTCTTTCTCTGTTTTACCTAAATTTTTTGCTAATTCTGCAACATCTTTTGCCTTAGTCTTAATAATGCTGCCAGCTGTTAAACGAGTAGCAGATGAAGGAATAGGAGCTTTTCCTGGTGGTGGAGGAGCTGAAGGGGTAGCAGTAAGAACAGCGCCTGGTTTAGCCTTTGCAACTATGCCATTTGCTACTTGATCAAAATTTTTAGTTGCCTTTAAATCCGCAACAGTAATTTCTTTAAGTTTATTAACTATATCCGCGCCTTTTTTGTTGCTCATAAGCAATCTTTCAGCAGCCCTTAATTGTCCGGTATTTCCTGCGGCTTTTGCTCTCAACCATCTTTCTGCAGCAAGCTGTAGAGCGGGAATGCTTTCTATTTCGTTTAATAGAAAGCTGTTTAATCCTTCGGCTATTTCTTCAAATAACTTTTCTTCTTGAAGAGCTGATTTATTTTGATTTTGTAAAAATCTAAGCTCTTTTAAAATTTCTTGACGTAGTTTCTTGTGCATCCTACTTTTCTCCGCGATACTTATAATTATCTTCCCAATCTCTGAAAAGCATATTACCTTTTAAATACGCTTCTTTCTCCATATTTCTTAAATGTTTGTTCGATTGAGCATAACTATGTTTTGTTGGTTCGTGATTTTCAAATTCACCACGAATATTTTGTCTATGGTGAACAAGCTCATGAGAAAGCGATCTCATAATATCTTTAACATGACGACCTGTTGTATAAACGACAATTTCTTCTTTATGGTTAATATAACCACCGGTCTTTCCAAGAACTTTACCAGCATTCTTTTCATCATTTAGAAGATTAATTTTAACTGGTTTTGTAAGCTTTAATTTTTTTTCTAAATACTCCAACAATGAATCAAAATACTTTTGATGTTTTTTATAAATGTTATCTCTTGATTCGTCATTAAATTTAAATATTTTTTTATTTAATGACTCATTTAAAGCCGAAATAGTGGACTTATGCAAATCCATAAAATCAAGCCAATCATGAGTTAAATTATCATTTTTCATTATCTTGAATTCTTATAGTTTTGGTATTCGAGGTAGTGATAAACATCGCTAATTTTTGATGTTGCTTCAACAATTTTTTCTTGTACCCATTCTTCTACGTCATCACCATCTTGCATAAGATCGTGAAGTTTTGCAGCATAAACAGAAAGCTGAAATAGATTTTGCATTGTCATCTCTAATTCATCCCCACCATCTGTATGTTCTTCTACGCCGTAGTCGTGATCTTCATAAGATGTGTGAGAACCGTGATGAACATCAACGGGTTCTGCAAAACCTACAAATTGTTCAGAAACTAATTTTTGATTAACAGCTTTTCTTAAAGCATTGATGTCTAATTTCATTTTTTCTCTCCGTGTTGTTTACCTGTATAAATAACTGTCATGTCTACACCATCCATTGGCTCGACCCAATCTTTGCTAATAACTTCGATGTTTCTTGGATCGTCATCCGAGAATTTAAGTTTAATTACTTTTCCTTGGTTAAAGTCTTTGCAGTACTCAGCAAACTCTCTTAAAGCTTGTTTTTTTGCTTCTTCTGGTTTACCCATTGAACCCGCTAGTTTTGGATGAGATACTGGATAAAATTTACAAAGATCTAAATAGCTTTGGATTGATCCATCTCTATCACCTTTCTTAAAAATTTTATTATACTTTTTGATGTTTTTATAAACCTCTCCGGAATTAATGCCGTCTTTGTTTCTTATGATTAATTCATAAACAGCTCTTTTCATTGCACCTGGGCTATGACCTCTAGCTGTAATGATAGCAAAAATGGAAGCAAAATTAAGACATTCAACAAAATCTTCCCAAGAAGGACCAAGATGAGTTGCTTTTATGGCATCTTTAATAAAAGTTTTATCTGCCTCTGGTCTAAAGTATCTAAAAGCATTTGGGGCATAATCTTTAATTATATTACCTTCATAATCAAATTCTTCTTTACCAATCATTCCTCGGAACTCAGCAAAGTCTTCACTACCCATACCAACTTCTTGACCAGATTTGTCAAGAAGGATGATTTTTGTTGGCATGAAAAGAATGTTATCATCCCAATCAAAAGCATAATACTTGAGGTTGTGTTTACTATCCTCAATACCTTCTGAAACGAATTTATTCCAATTTTCTACAATTAATTTCATTATTAATTAATCCAATGTTAGTAAATATTTGAGCTTGTTTGTTTCGCCAAGCATTTCGTCTCTAATATTTAGAAGATCGCTGTCTCTTGTTGAATCATAATGTTCAGTTAATTCAATTAAAAATTGTGTTAGTTCTTCTAGGAAATCTTTAATTTGAACATCGTTCATATTTGCTAGTTCAATATTTCCGCCTGTTTTAATTCTTCCATACTTTCCCATATGAGACTCAATAAATTTATCCATTAAATCTCCAAAAGTATCATAAAACTTTCCATAAGCTTTATGTCTTGCATAAGACTTTGTTTGCCAATGAAGAATTCTAAATTGTTGTTGGAATGAAATAAGATGATCTACAATATTTTCCATAGCTATACCTCTTAACTAAATAGTCAGTTATGGAGGATTAAGCTTCTGCTGGTTTTTTATTAAATGCTTCTTTATAGATTTTTAAATTTTTAAGAGATTCACTAATTGCGTGTTTACCATCTGTATCACTTTGTTCTAATTCTTCTAACATAAACCAAAGAGATTCGTTTTCATCTTTCAGTTTTTCTATTTCAAATACAAGACGAGAGATAAGTTTTTTAACCTGTTTCTCGTCTAAATATTCATATTCTTCTTCTTTATCTTCAAAAGATTTCATTAATCCTCTTTCTTTGGTTCTGTTGGGATTGCTTCTGACAATTTAACTTCTACTGCATCTTGTGCCGGTGAAACTAATAATTTATCTGTTTTTGGAGTTCCTGGTGGGTCATCTTCTTCGTCGATCTTTTGTAGCATTATTTGATCTCTTTGTGAGTTGTTAAACCAGAAATCAATAACTCTGTTGTAAGAGCCAATAAAAGCACCAAGAATTAGAAGAAGAATTTCTTTCCATTCTTGTTCCATTGTAGCTTTAAGCATTATAGAAAATACTACGCCAAGTAGAATGGCAAGCAGAGTAATCATTGTAATAAACGTAATATACCAACGAACGCTCATCATTTTTTGAAAGATTATATTAAATCTATTTTGTTTGTCTTGTGGAACTTGCACAGCAGCCTCATTCTTTAAAGCTTTTTCTAGTTGTTCTTTTACTGACATTCATTAAGCCTCCTATAGCTTCTTTACTAAATAGACCGTAGTTAGACTAACTACAACACCAGCAGCCGTTCCAATACCAAACCACAAACCTCTGCTTGGTTTTGGTTCTAAAAGAATTTCACTAAGTCTTTTTATTTCTTTATCTTTTGAATCAAGTTGAATCTTTAAAGTTTTTTCTAAAGTTTCTTTTTCGACTTTGCAAGTATCTTTTAAGAAGGTACATTCGCCACTACATTTTTTTGTTAATAAATCTTTATCTAGCTCACACTTTTTGATTATTGCTTCTTTATCTGCTTCGATTGTGGCAAAAGCAACTGAGTCTAATAAGTACCCACCAAAAGGAGCTTTTTGATCTTGTTTAAGAACAGATACTTTACCATCGGCAAACGCTGGTGATGCAAACATAAAACATAAAATTAATGCTATTAACTTATTCATCTTTGTCTCCCGCTGGTACGACTTCAAATCCAAACTTATGTGCTAATTCGTCCAACACTGCTTCTGGTTCTTGATTAATCTTCTTTGTAAGCTCCTTGATTCTGGTTTGCCTTAGATCATCTAATTCTTTTACTTTTTGTTCATAATCAAGTTGGATAGAATCTAAATGTTTCTTATAGTCTTCGATTAAAATTTTTTGTTTCTCTAATGATTCAGCATTAATTTTGTTAATCTGTTCTATTTGAGAATCATAAGCTTTTCTTTGAGCAGACAATTCTTCAACATACTTACCTTTTATTTCTTCTTCTTTAAACTGGATATACTTGTAAGTACCGAAGCCTACAACAGCTAAAATTATAACAGCTGTTATTGTGACTTTAATAAGAAGATCTTTTAATATTTGATGTATCATTTTGCTCCTTAAAACCAGTTGACGCCATAGACATTATCTTTTACTTCGCTCCAATATACAAACTTCTGAGCTTCATTTAAGGAATAGACTTTAAGCAATTCCTCGCCAAACTTAGAAACATTCTTTGTTAATGCTTTATCATATTGAAAGTGCCACCATTCAGCACCACCATACGCTCCGCCTTCAAAGAAGCTCTTTCTCGCTGAGATGTTTACGAAACCATGCTTGGCTGCAACCTCAGTGAAATTGAAAGCATGAACTGTTACTTTCTTTGTTTCTAAAACAGTTTTGCCTTTTACTGTGCGGCAAACTACTGCATCTAATGTAACTTCTGGTGCTGTTGGTGATTTGCACCACACAGTCCATTTACGAGAATCTGGAACTCTTACGCATAGGTAGGGATCTGTATCAAAGTTTTGCATACCAGTTGCTAATGACATATCAAAAGCCAATCCAGTATAATGCATGGAAGTCTTTGATCTTGCAGGACCAGCACCAGAACTTAGGGCACGACGACCACCAGCAGAGGTTACTACGCCACCGAGAGCATTTACTTCTGCTTTTAGATTCTTATAAGCCACGGAAGCATCTGTTCTCAATACTGTTGAACTGTATCCGTCTTTACCAGAAACTTTATCTGAAGGGCAAGTAACCCAACCCATTTTTACAGCGGCTTCTTGAACAACTGCGGGTGCTTCCTCTGGTTGGTCATCAAACTCTGCGCCTTCTTTACCGGCAGCTTTTAGAGCAGCGTCAATTGCTTGTAATGTTTTTGGACCAACAACGCCGTCTGCTCCCAATCCTTTCTTTGATTGAAAATCTTTTACTGCATCTTGGGTTTTCGCACCAAATGCACCGTCAACATTACCTAAATCATAACCTAAATCAGTTAGGTTTTGTTGTAATGTCGCAACTACTGGACCTGTCATACCTCTTTTAATTAACATACATTTCCCCCTATGTGTATATTGTAATTAGTTTCTAAATGTCAAAGAAGATTGGAATATCTGAATTTGGTCTAAATCCAAAGTTACCGCTATGAAGATCCAATGTAGTGTGATATCCTTTTTTATCATATGATTCTTTTAAAATTTTGAATAGTTGTAACGAAATTCCTATAAATTGCTCTTCTGATAAAGAACGAACTCCATTAGGATTATCAAAAACCATATATAAAATTCTAAAAAGATTTTTAGTATCTTTTCTATTTAAAAGATCTTCTATTCTATCTAATGTGTAATCTGATGCGAAAATTTTATTTTTCATTGTAATAAAAATAGCA